ATCGTCTTCTTCTTCATCGTCTTCTTCTTCATCGTCTTCTTCTTCATCGTCTTCTTCTTCATCGTCTTCTTCTTCATCGTCTTCTTCTTCATCGTCTTCATCTTCTTCATCGTCTTCATCTTCTTCATCGTCTTCATCTTCTTCTTCATCGTCTTCATCTTCTTCTTCATCGTCTTCATCTTCTTCTTCATCGTCTTCATCTTCTTCTTCATCGTCTTCTTCTTCATCATCGTCTTCTTCTTCATCGTCTTCATCTTCTTCTTCATCGTCTTCATCTTCTTCTTCTTCAAGCGTTGTTCCACAATAAGGACAAGCATCTTCTGAAATTAAAATATTAGAACCACATTCAGGGCAACCACCCCAACTTTCACTATCCATTCCTTCTTTTGCAACAAGCTTTCTTATATCAGCTTCAATTGCAAGCATTTCAGGATGAAGTGCCAATGCTTTACTGGAAAGTTTGAACATAAAATCCATTAAGTTCAAATCGTCACCAGTTGGAACTTCAACCCCGTGCTTTTCACAAAACTTTTTCAATGCTGAAAAAAGTTTATCGTAGTTGGGTTGTGCTTTTGCTTTCTGTTTTTTTGCCTTAGCCATTTTGCTATCCTCCATTTTTTTGTTTTTGTAGCACACTAACATTAGTAAAATTTTTCAAAATATTATTACCCTTTTTTCTTAATGACTCAATTTTTGTGTCCCACAAGTAATCAACTGATGGTGTTGGTTTTTTTCCAAACTTCTTTTTCAATTCCTTGTCATAGTCACGTTCGGCCCGCCCCTTTTGCTGGTTGAACCTTTCAAGATTCCCACCAGTGGGTGTTGTGACAATAACGTGGTCAACTGTCTTAATTGAAAGACCAACATCACCTTTTTGTGTTGCCACTATCACGTCAATACTCTTTTCAGTGCCCAATCTTTTCACTTCAAAGAATTCTTTGTCATCATCATATTTAGAAGCAAATTCTTTCCAAGATTCTTTCCAGTCATCAGCATCATCAACATCAGACTTGGTAAACTTACCAACCAACAACTTCACCTTCAAATTTTCTTTTTGCAATTGTTCTAATAAATACAACGCTTGGAACTTTCTTTCAACTAAAATCAAAACTAATTTTTTCTTACTTGTCTTTTGCAATGTGCGTTTAATAATTATTTTATTTCTTGACTTGTCACGGGCCATGTCATTCAAAAGTTCTGGTGTGCGTTTATTGAATTCATAAGAATCATTTTCATATTTTGTTGGAACAAGATTGATTCGTGCTTTTTTTCTGGAACCAATATCGTTGTCTTCAATGACGTGAATTAGTTTTCCAAAAGCATCATAAATTAAAAACTCTTTTCCATCTTTTCTTTTTTCATTTGCTGAAAGCCCAATTCTTATTTTTGCTGGTGAATCATTTATGACAGCGTTGAATGTGTTGGCCGCATATCTTTGAACTTCATCAGCAACAAGAACACCACAATGCTGAAAAAAGAAATCACGGTGTTCTTTATTCCAAAGACTTTGTTGCATACAAACATTTAGTTTTCCTAATTTTCTTTTTGCAAACTTACCACCAACACCACCAATGTCTTTTGGTGAAAGATTCAATAAATCACTTCTGACAGCTTCTTCCACCCATTGCTTTTGATGGTCTTTGTTCCAAACAACAACCATTCCAACTTTTTTTGCTTTTGCAATTATTTCTAAACCTATGACTGACTTTCCACTAGAACAAGGGCCGCGCACAATTCCTTGTTGCTTTTCAAGTGAAGCTTCAACAGCTGGCACTTGTTCTTTTCTTAGGTTTGTTTTTGATTTGAATTCAACATCATCACCGTCAACACGCTTGTCAATCAACTTAACTGAATGACCAAACATTTTCAAAACTTTTTTCACCCTGGCCAAACAACCACGTGAAAAATAAATTCTTGAACCTTTCAAATCAAAGGAAAAATATTCTTGCGGTTCATTTGTGTTGGGAATTCCAATTCTTTCATTGCGAACATAGACAGGGTTTGTGTGTGTGAATTCTTCTTTCAATAATTTTATACAAGCTTTGTCTTTCAACTTTTTGTGATTGAAAGAAATGCGTGAATCAATTCTGATTTTTACCTTCACCAAAACCCCTAGTTCTAATTTACTTTTGCAATTGCAAAAGTTCTTTCAAGGGAAGGTCAGCATTGACTAAAATGAAATTACCATTTGGTTGAAGTAAGTGGTCACTGGCAATAATAACTTTTTCAAGTTTTTGTTCAGGTGTCCCGTTTCTAAAAACTTCAACACAATCATCAGCTGAAAGTAACATGGCAAGGTTGCCTGTAAATTCCTTGATTGATGGGTGAATGATTTTAGCTTCACTGGTCATGTGCTTTTTGTCCTTCCAAATTTTCTGTGCCTGAATAGCATCGGAAAAAAGTTTTTGATTGTCAAATTAAAAATCATTAAAATCTTCACGCATTGCTTCAAGTGTTGAATCATCAATGGAAATAAATTCATCAAACGTCAACCATTCCCAACCTGTGAAGACAAAAAGTTCACTTGAAGTTTTGGAAGTGGCATAAACCAAACCATCAGTTCCAAGATGAATGTTGAAATTTTTTCTGTCAAAGTTGACTGACATGAAGTTTTCATCCTTGAAAATTTGTTTGTAAAAACAGTTTACCATTTTCTGAAAAGAAAGGAATTGAAAACTGTTTTTGTCAGGTGAAAACTTTTCATGCTGAAAAACATGAAGTTGAAAAGTTTGTGTTTCATGTTTCAGAAAACTGGAACCAAAAAAGAAAAAATGCAATGTGACCTTTACGGTCACTAAACTTATTACTTTCATAACTTCATTTTCTTTCTTATATTTCAATACTTATATTTCAATACTTAGGGGGGGCATTTTCTGACATAGCAAATTACCAAAAAGTGACATAGCAAATTACCAAAAAGTGACATAGCAAATTACCAAAAAGTGACATAGCAAAACATAATTCCTGTGTCACTTTATGACATAGCAAAAACATAAAGCTATGTTTGTAAACTTACAATTCCTGTGTCACTTTATGACATAGGAAACTTAAAAAGCTATGTTTTGCAATGTCACTTTCTGACATAGGAAACTTAAAAAGCTATGTTTTTTTTGGTTTCTTTTTCTTGTTTCTTGCTTGCTTTCTTAAAAGTTTTTCATGTTTTACATCAAGAACTTTGTACTTCACAAACTTAATTGTTCTTGTTCCCAGTGAACCTTCACCTTGAAAGTTTTTGAAGCCCGAAACTGGTGTCAAAACACTTTTTCCTTCATCGTCTTTCACTATAATAAAATAGTTTGGTTCCAACATTTTAAGGTCAACAAGTTTTTTCAGCGTCCTTTTTGTATTACGTTCCTGAAATCCTAATTCATTCACCAAGTGATGAATTTGAACCATGGAAAGCTGTCTTTGACCTTTTGAGTTAAGAAAGGCCCCATCCCTTATTAGTGTGTAGAAAAATGCTTCCTTGAAAGACAATTTCCCAGCTGAAATGAGTTTGGCCAAGGCTTTTGAATTGATGACTGTTCTTTCATTAGGTGTCAGTTTCATAGTTCACCACCAACTGTAAAATTCTTTTCCAGAATAGTGATGTAAGTGTGTTTTATTGCCCTAATTCCCATTTGAAGTGCGGCCTTATGACCTTCAACATGAACTTCACAACCATCTTTTTTGAAAACGTAAGTTTGAATCACAAGCCCTTTGCTTTCAAGTTGTCTGATATGAAACCTAAAAGCTGGGTCTTTAAGTTTGAAATGTTTTCTTATAACTTCATAGGGAAGTTCGCAAATCAGCTTTCCTTCCACACTTTGTGTCGTTGAATTCAACAACAAGAATTCAAAAACTTTTCCTGTTTGAAGTGAAATCACCCTGTCAAAAACAAGGCCTTTCACAATGTCTAAAATTGCATTGACGTTCACACGTTCACCTTCACCTTTTTTGCGTTCAAATTGATTTTTACATAAAAACTTTATTGATGAAACAACAAAATGTAAAGCGTGAAAAAGTAACACAGTGTATTATTTTTAAGTGTTGAATGTGCTTGATTTTTAAGGGAAAATAAAGGTGGTGTGGGTGCTTTATTCAAGGATGAATCATTGCACAGGAATCATGGAAGATGAACGGCCCCCACACCACCTTTCAAGGAAGTCATTCAATTACCGTATTTTACCAACAATTTCAACACTTTTCACTAGGTCTTTTTTACCGCATTTTTTTATGTTATACTATGTTATACGATGAAAAACATCATCGTTTGATGGTTGATGGTGAAGGAAAAAAACATGAAAAAGAAAACTCAAAAGAAGCGTTCCAAGATTATTGTTGAAACTGATGGTGCAAAAGATTCCATTCAAGCTTTCAGGTGTGACAAGACTTTAAGGGAAGAACTGGAAAGGCAACCTAATAAGTCTGAATTCATCGTGAAGGCCCTTTGGAAAGCACTTCAAGAACAGTGCCCACACTGTGGTGGAACTGGCCTAAAATAGGGCCTTATTTGGCCCGTTTTAAGCTTCTAGGGGCATGACCTTACTGGTAAACCGTGAACCCAGTTGGTGGCCTTAAACTGGTTTTAAGAAGCCTAAAAACCAGCTTATTTATAAGTCATTGAAATGATTCAAAATCATCATTTTTCTTGATGCGCCACTTCTTTTTTGTTGCTTTCATTACTACATTGTAGTAAACTATATTCAAGAAACAAACAAAGGGGAACACATGAACTTTCAAACTTGGCTTAACACATTCATTGAAGAAAAAGGAATCAACCTTGACGCTCAATTTGAAGTTGAAGGTGCTTCTGGAACAAACTTCTTCACATACGGTGTGATTGTTGAACACATGATGATTGCCCCAAAAACTGAACAGGCACAAATTAAAAACGTAATTGTTCAAATTGATTTCAGAAACGGTGATGTTCTTGATTTTTTCAGACACTTAGGAAAGGCCCTTGCAAGATAAGCAAGGGTTTTTCTTTTTAGAATATTAGTGATAAGTAAACTTTTTGATGGTGGTGGTTTATGGAAAAATTTGAATTGAAAATTTTGAAGGTTGAAACAAAGGTTGAAGAAAACCGTTTTGAACAGCCACACGATGTTGGCAACAGTGGAATTTTCACAACCCCAAAACAATTTGTTGTTTCTTTTGAGTGTGAAACTGTTGGGCCAGGCTATGACTTCAAACCTGAAAAAGTTTATTTCACGCACCGTTTTGATTTTAGTGAATTGATGTCAAAAGCTGGTGGTTGTTATTCTTGCCGAAAAGAAAGTGAATTTGTTCTTTTTATTCAAGGTAAGCGTGAACAACACATTGGTAGTTTACGTGCTGATGAAACTTATTTTACTTGTTACGGTCAATTTGTTTCAAAGTTTCAAGAAGGTGAAAGAATTTTCGTGAAGGCATCAGCTGAAAGAAAAACTTCCAAAGCTGGCAATGAATACATTCAACTTAAAAGAGTGAAACTTGACCGTGAAAAATGCTTTCACTCTTTTTCAGCATAAAGGAAAGGTGTTCAATTAAGAACACCCTTCCAGAAATCTTTTTCTTCTTTCTTCAATTCACACATTGAACGTGCGGCCGCATTTGCCTGTTCTGGTGACATTCCTTCTAAAATCAGAACAGGAATTCCACGCTTCACACACTGTTCAAATGTTTCATTTGGTAACCTGTGAATTTTTTCAACTTCATTTTTCTTTTCCATTTTACCCCCAACCAAAAAAGCGTTTTACCTTTTGCCAGAATGAAACTCTCACTGGTGGCCTTGGTGCTGGTTTTGGTTCAACTGGTTTACTAGGTTCTGGAATTGGTGTTGGTTCACTTGATTGTTCACCATTCAGAATGTTTGCTTTTTCCATCAACTGTTTGATGATGACCATTGCACCAACTTGTGCGCTGACAGCTGTTTCACTCCATTTTCCATCAGCAACATATTTTCCTTTTGTGTAGTGATTAGAAAATGACCACAAGTAAGGTGACTTAACGTGTGAATGAAATTTGCGATAGCCCCAACCATTATGTGATTCAAAGGCATAACAAACCATAGAAATTTGTAAAACTTCAAAGTCACCAAAGACACGTTGAAGGTCTTTCTTTAATGTAGTCATAGCATCAACGGCCGCTTCATGCCAGCTTCCCCAAGGGCCAAGACCTTTTGGAACCCAAGTTGTTCTTTGATTCCAGAACTGGCCATTGTGAAGTTGTTTTCTAAAATCCAAACTTGCTTCCATATTGTGAATTGTTGCTATCACATACCACGGAACACCAGTTTCTTTTTCAACAGCTTCATATTGATGTCTTTCTGAAAGAATCTTTTTCACGATTGCATCAACTGATGGTGTCTTGTTTACAACCATTGATTTGAAAAGGTCATTGTATTCTTGTAAAAGTTCTTTTGTTGGTTTCATCGTCACCCCAAATGAAAAAGCCACCCTGTGAAGGTGGCTTTGTTTATACTTGAATCAAACTGATTTTTACTTTTCAAATTGCTTTGCAAGTGCCACAACAGCGTTCAGTTTAGTTTTGATTTCATTCACAAGTGTGATTGCTGTTGCAAGGTCACTTGCATCAGGTGAAGTGATTTCAAGACCAGCTGACATTGCATCTAGTTCATCACGAACAGCACCGAAAAGTTCAGCATCAGAAGACTGTGATTGATTGCTGTGACCGCTGGAAAGACCAGCACCACTTCTTTGTCCAATTTTTTTCATATTCCACCCCTTTGTGTTATGGTTTTATTTCTTTTGTATAACATTGTATAACAAACCGCTTATGAAAACAAACCCTGAATTTCATAAGCTTCAAGTTCTTCCAGAATTAAGTTGTGAATTTCCCTGTAAACCCGTGTTTCACGGTCAGGAAGTTCCCCTTCATCAACTTTGTGAAACACCTTTTCTTTTATGTTATGAAGGGCCGCAAATAGTGCTGGCCCATTCAAATGAAGTTCGTGTTCACTCTTTTCTTCTGGAAGGTTGAATTCAAGAATTGCCTTCATCAAGAACGCCTGGGTTTTCTTCAACATATTCCAGAATTGAAGCATTGAAAGTGTTGGTTGCCCCAACGCATTTCATGGTGGCATCGGCCAGCTTCTTAAATTCAAGAACAAGTTTCATTTGCATTTCTTTTGCTTGAATGTCCAACTTCACTTTGTCTTGTGCAATTTTTACTTTCTTACTTAGTAAGTGTTTCAACACTGGGTCAGCAAGTTTTCCATCACGTTCAAGTTTGAAAAGTTTTTGCATTTTAGCTTCTTGTTCTGGTGAAAGCTTTTCGGCCTTCAACCCACCAGCCTGTGAAAGTTGGTGCAAGATTTTCATTTTTTCTTGTTCTTGCTTCATGCTGTTGAACTGTTCTTTTGTGACTTCAACTTTGGTTTCACCCATTGATTTGTCAATCACAGTTTCACTTTCTTCAATTGCTTCATTGATTGCTTCAACTTCTTCTTCAAGTTCTTCAACTTCTTCATCACTGAAACCAGCTTGTTTTTCTGGTGCATCTTTTGAAAGTGTTGCATTGATGCTTTTCATTTCAGCATCGAATTTTTCTTTTGGTGTCATTTCTTTTTCCATATTTCCCCCAATTTTCATTTAAGAATTGTGAAGTTGTTTATAAGTTTAAGGTGCTGGTGGCTTTGGTGCCAACTTTGTTTCATTTACAAAATGAACACCATATTGCGTTTGAACATGATATGTGTTCTTAGCTGGTGCATTTTCAAAAGTTGATGCCTTCTTTACAACACCAGCTTCACCGCTTAAATTGATTGTTTCTGGAACACCTGTTTGTGGGTGTTTTCTTAAAACCTGACAGGTCACTAAAACTTCATCGTTTACTTTGAACATAATTAAAGTCCTTGTTTACATTCTGTTGCACCATTCAACAGAAATTCATAATCATTCACAGCATGAAGAACAGTTTTCTTCACACCATGTTCACGGCAAACTTTCTTTCTTTGAAAAAGTGTCTTGCCCCATTTCACACAAACCTTTTCTGAACGACAAAGGCCAGGTTCATCTTTACAAATTCGATAGCGTTTCCCACCAACATTGCAAGCAATTTTGAATTCATTTAATTGCTTTCTAATGTTTGCATCTTGAAGGTCATATTCCTTCAAAGATTTCTGTTCACACTTATCACCGTAAAATTTCAAACACACTTGGTTTGTCAGTTTACCTTCATGGCCTGGCCGTGGAATCAACCTTTGCTTTGCAAGTGCAAGATGGTTTTCATGAACTTCATCATAAACCGTTTTTGGTTCCATCACGTCTTTTGACCACTCTTTGAAACCAGCACAACCAGTCATTGTGATAGCAACAAAAATGAACGCCACAATCGTCAATAAAGACTTCATCACTTACCAGCCTGGTCAGCAATATAAGCTTGTTTTGCGGCCTCAAAAAGAATCTTCAACTTAGCTTCAAAGTGTTCAACCACGTTGTCCAGTTGGTCTTCCATTGGTTTTGACCTTTCAGCAAGTAAAGCCTTTTCAGCTTCTAAATATTCATCAACATATTTTCGGCTTTCTTGTGTGTTTTTTCTGATAAGAATTTGTTTTGCAATCTCAACACCACCACCGATTATTCCTAAAATCCCAGTTGGAATTGGCATAATTCACCCCCGTAAAATAAAAAGGTGGGCACGAACACCCACCTTAATTTATATCTAAAAAATTCGATTCAAATTAAAGCGGAATTTGGCCACAAGCTTGTTCAGCAAGCAAACCCACCTTTGAACCTAAGTCAGTCAAAGCACATTCCCATTTTTCTGGAACACCTTTTTGAAGTAGAACTGGAAGTGCAAGTTTTGCGGCCGATTTACAAATTTCAGAAACAAGCCCTTCTTCCTGTGCGCCTTCTGGTGCTGATTCACCTAGTGCTTTTACAACCATTGATTCATCAGCTTCAATTTTTAGAAGCTTATCAACATCGGCTTTGATGACATCAGCGGCCTTACATTCACCAGTCTTCACAATTGCTTGTGTGATTTTTTCTGATGCTGATTTTTTAGCGGCTGGAATCACCTTTCCTTGAAAGAATGAACAGCTTGCCATTGTCATTGTGAATAAAATTAAAAGCGGTAAAAATACATTTTTCATCTTCAACCTTCCTTGTGGTTATTGGTTTACGTTTTTCATAATTGTAGTTTGTAAAGTGTCAAACATCAAATTCAATCTTCTTTCTTTTCCTGTTCAGGCTTCTTGTTTAATGCGGTTCGTTGTAATTTTAGCATTTCTAAAAGCTTTAATGGCACTGGCCAACCCATTTGACCTATGTTTTCAAGAATGGAAATTGCTTCTGTTACCATTAGGAATGTTTTCATGGTTGTGATTGCATAATTGCCTGGGAATTCAACATCAAGAACACCAGAAGCTAAAATCATAATCACGTAAACTGTGAATTTTTGTGCTGACCTTTTGAAACCCTGTGACCAGCTGAAAGTTCCATTTCTTACTGATTTCATCACACCTGTGATTGCATCGAAAAGAACCAGCATAAAGACTGGAATGAAAACTTCACCACCGCCCATTGCATGACTGTAAGTGCAAAAGAATGTTGCTAATATTGTTTTTTGAACAGGGAATTGACCAACACTGTGAATCACTTCCCTGCACACTTCAACACTCATGTGTGGTGTTTTTTCAATCATTTTGTGCCCGTCCTTGGTGTTCGTTCGTAACATGGGAAATTTCCCCCTGTCTGTGCGCCTATTTATTCAGCTTCAATTGCTGTTTTTTCTGCAACGAACGCAAGAATTTTTTGTTCACGCCAAATTGCATAATCATCAGCAAGGTCAATTAGTGCTGTTGCATAATCTTGAACTTTTTGTGAAGTATTAAGGGCATCACCGATTGAAAGACCAACAACATTGAAACGTGCAATCAATCCCTTGTTTGCATATTTTGCTGGGTCATTTTTCATTGAAAGCCAAGTCAGGTAATTTGCAACCGCACTGTCTGGGTTTGTTGTGTTGTAAACTTGTTTCATTTCTTCTTCAACTTCTGAATTTAGAAGTGCGAATTTTTCACCAACACGTTTTTGTTTGTCGTAAGCAATGAAAGTGTCACCCTTTTGAATTTCCCAGTTGGCCGCAACAGCTGGTTGATAAGTCCAACCAGTCATGTCTTCTGGTGCTGTGAAAACAGTGTCAACACCATCAGTCCAGCTTTCAGGTTGTGCCTGAATTAAAACGCCTTTAAGTTGTGATTCTGGAAGTTCTTCAAGTTCAGCTGGCACTTCAATTTTCTGTGCAAAGCCGCCCGAAACATGGTGGTGTGTCCACTTATCAAGTTCAGCTGATTCCATTTTCATTGCAACAGAACCAACACTTCTTCCATCTATTTCTTTTACATAAACTAATGCTTTTTTCATTTGCTTTTTCCCCTTAAATTATTATTACATTTTATAAAAATTTTTGCACCTTTTCAATTAGTTGACAATTACAATTCAGCATCAGCGGTTGGGTTTGAAACACCAGCATAGTTTGCAACCGCACTTGTATAAAGAACACGTTCAGTTCCTATGTTGGCCACACTTGAACTTCCATAAAGTGCCCCTGTTAGCACTGGAACAACCCTTTTGCCTTGCTTAAAAAACCAAGCAACGTAGTTTGCACCAGCCTGTGTTCCAAATATTGAACCATTCATCAATTCATAATAACGCTGGCAAAGTTCAACTTCTGTTCCAAAGTCCCTGTGAAGTTGGTGATAAGGAATTTCATCAATGCCTTCATGCAATTGCCATTGAGTAGTATAAACTTCAATTCCAGAACTGTTTCCAAAATCAATTTGTCCAGCAATTCCAAGTTTAGTTCCACCATCAAGAAACCAAGTGTTTTCATTGTCAACAACAGCACTTGCACCAGCTGAAAGAATCAAACTTGCGTAAAGTCCAGCACTGTTTGTTTTCTCGAATGTCCCACCTAGTGAAGTTTCTATTTTCTTTACTGGAATTTTAATTTTTGTCCAAGTGTTTGCTTGTGTAATGTTCACCCTAGAAGAAAATCTTTGGTCACCAGCCGATGTTCCAATGCTTAAAGCAAAATAACCAGTCACACTTGATTTTATAAACATCACAAAATAAGCGTTCTTGTTATAAATTTTTCTAGCGTTGTAACCTTCAATCTGTTGGATGTAACCATAGAATTCACTTGCACCAATTGCGGCTGGTGCTGAATTCAATGTCAGTCTTGATGAATAGTTTGCAAAAGAATCTGTTGGAACATCAGTTGAACGTGCAATATTGATTCGCATTGTGGCCGCGTTCGTTGATGTTCTAAAACGGTCAGGCCCATAAATTCCAGAACCTAAATTTGAAAAACTTGTTCCACGTTGCCAAATATCAACCAGTGGGTTGATTATAAGATTTTCACCTAATTTTGAAGCAAGATTTATTGCGCTCATATTTTTATTCCTTCCTTAAAGTTCAGCATCAGCGGCCCAGTGTAGGCCAATAGCGTTTCCAGTTGGTGTTGAACTTACAAACCATCTTATTCCATGTTGTGATGACTCATTAAGACCTAATGACCGTTCGGCTGGTGCTGACAGGTCACGTGCTGTGTTTGCGGCACCAGTTATTGGTGAATAAATTACAGTAACAGGGTCAGTTCTTTTCTGAACCTTAAACCTGTCACTTCCAGCATCACCACGGCTGTAATGATATGCTTCATTTGCTATACTTCCAACTGGTGTGTTTATGTTATAACTTTTTTCAAAGTATCTTTGACACAATTGAAGTTCTTCAACCAAGTCACGGCCTGCAAGTGAAAACTGTTGTGCCCTTGTTCCTATATTAAGTTTAGGTTTTGCAATTTTTGTTGTCACAACACCAGTTGTGTTTGAAATAAAAGTAATCTGAACTTGAAGACCGTTATTCACTTCACCTAAGTCAAGATTTTCAATTTTTATTTCATTCCAATTGTTGTCATCAAGAACTGGAAGTGTTTGATTGTAAAGTTCTGTCAGTGTAGAAAATGTGTCTGACACTGTTGGTTTCAAAATTTTTACTCTTACTTCATCACACCCATCAGTTTTATAATTAAAAGCAAGTGATGTTTTCTTATTTGAAAGTAACCTTGCAAAGATTGATTCCACACGCTGGAAGAATGAAAATTCTTCATTAGGAACATAACTTCCAACCGCTTGTGCTGAATATTGAACCTTATTGTCTGGTGTGTCTGTTTGCCTTGAATAGGTTGTTTGACTTCCAGCTGTTCCATCAATGCCTGGCCCCATAATCCATCGGTCAGCAACATATTCAACTGAACCGTTGTTGACAAGTTTTGAAAGTGTTCTTTGCCAGTAATTAAAACCAGCGTTCATGAGAAAATTTCTGTCTAGGCCGTCTATTCTTGGAGTCATATTTTATTTCCTTAATTACAGTCTTGTTATTGTTGCTGTCAACCAGTGTTCTAGTACATCGTTGACCACGTTTTGCGTTCCAATATTAAAAAATCTAAAAGAAATAATTTGCCCTTGGTTAAGTTTTCTTTTGTAGTTTCCACCCTTGCTACTAGAAGTTGGTGCAAACATATCAAGAACTGCTTCTGGTTGACCGTCAATGTAAACCACTGGCGAATAATTCCCACCAGCTGGTGTTAAGTCTGTTTTAATTGTTACATCAACAATCCCGTTAAAAGGCATAATGATTTGCGAACCATTAAAGACATTTCCAGTGTCTTCAATTTCTATGAACGGTATATTTGTCACACCCTCTGTGACACTTTCACCAGCATTTCCAGCCGCCCTTACATAGTAAGTTGTTCTAAAAATTGATGAAAGTTTACTTAACCATGCTGATGAAAAAATTGCTAATGCGTTCATAACTATTTCCTTAAATTAAGTCCATTGTGTAGTTTCTTCATGATTTGGAAGTTCTTCAAGTTCTGCATAAGTATGTTGTTTTGTTCCATCCCCTAATAATCTTCCACCAACTCGAATAAATGTTGCTGTTAGTGTTGGGTGTGTGGCTGTGAACGTACTTATTACATTTCCTGTCCATTCTTCTTGACCAGAAGTGTCTTTGTTATACACCCTGCCTACGATGACAGCACTATTTGTCCAAGTAATACCCAAGTTTACACTTCCAGCCGCACCGTTATGGTCGCCTAAAACTTGCGCTGTCAATTTATATTTTTTTCCAACAATAAGATTATTGAATGATAGTGTTGATAGAACGCCACCAACTGTTACGTGTGATGGTTGGTGTTTAATTTGAATTTTTGTTTTTGTGAATTCTGAAAGTTTTTGTGCAACATCATAAAATAAGTTTAATTTTCCTACAATGTCACCAAATGATTTCAAATCACTTTGTGTTGGAACGCCTTCATCATATCTTGTTGGGTCTTCAACATCGTTTCCAGTCACGGCCAATAAGTCTTCACGCATTTTGTCCATTATTCCATGAATCTTGTCCACACGTTGAAGAACTGAAAGGTCAGGTCTTTCACCTAATGCCCCGTGGTTGGCCCAAAATACAGGTTCACCGCCAACGTCACCAGCAATGTTGAATCTTATCACCTGACAGTAACCGTCACCACGGTCAACCATTTCATAGTTTCCAATCGAATCATCACCAGTGTAGGCCGCATTGTTTGCGTTTCTCAACATTGGTGTTCCAACTGTTCCCCTGTAAACTTGAATGGGCCATTGGCTTGAAAGTTCTTTTATTGGGAGTGCTTCACCAAGGTTGAAGTCTGTTTGTCCTTCAAGAAGTGTTCCTGATGCGTTTGGTGTTCGTACATCAGCAATCACAGTTCCGTTGATTGTGTGGTTGAAATATTGAATTGTGAAAACTTCATCTTCAAGTGATTCATAACCTGAAAGAAGTCTAATTGTTGAATTTGAAACAATTTCAAATGAAATTCCTTCCATCCACATTGGTCTTAAATTAGAAGTCAGAAACCAGTTGTTTGAAAAATCTTTCAAACGCATTTTTGCAATTGTTGTTGGTGCTGGGTTTGAAAGTCCAATTGGAACTTCAAGATTTGTCAGGTCAATATAAGCTGAACCAATAATTGAAGGTGCGTGATGAACCTTGAAATTTTGTGTTCCAACAACTAGAAGTCTTGTGTTTGGCAATGACTTCTTTCTAATTGATTTTGTGTTTTGTCCTTTTACTGACATGTTTTATTCCTTAATTAAGTCCATTGTGTTGTTTGTTCGTGGTTTGGAAGTTCTTCAAGGTCAACAAAAGAGTCAGTACCAAGAATAGCGTTTGCCGCACCACCAGTGACTAGAAAAGTTAATTGTCCGTTTGATTGTGCTTGGAATCTGTGACTGAAATAGTGGTTTATAATATGTTGACCAGTTAGATTATCAGCACGTTGACCACCAACAAGTTTTTCTTCTGCCACACCAGAAATATAAACACGTGCTGATGTTCCACTTGTGTTGTTCGTTCTTTCCAATGATAGCATACCAGAAGCCCTATACCACTTTCCAGCTTCAAGATTATTGAATGTTAGGTTTGTTGCAACAACACCAGGGTAAACTCCACCAGTGTAAGTTGTTCCAGCTGTCTTTCTTTGAATTTTTGTTTTTGTGTTATCTGTCACGTAAGTGTCAATTGTTTTGTTCTGGTCAAACAAAACTTTAAGAAACTTAAAACTAAAAAATTGATTCAACATATTTCATTCCTTCCTTAAAGTTCAGCATCAGCGGCCCAATGCGCCCTTACACCTTTATTTCCTGTATTGTTTACTGAAATTCTAGCTGATGTTTCACCAATTGGATAAGTAGCTGGCGCAATGTCACCAGTTCCAGCTTTGAAAATCACATTTACGTTTCCTGAAACTGGACTATATGGTGTAATTATTGGATTAGTTCTCATTCTTTTCTTAAAGTAGAATTGAACATACAGCCCCACTGATGTGTTGTTGTATGTGTTGTCATGAATAGCACCGTTATCTGTAATTGTTCCAAGTGATGTTTCAACATTATAAGATTTGTCAAAATAACGCTGGCAAAGTTCAAGTTCCTTCAAAAAGTGTTTTCCAGCAAGTTGAAAGTTGGCCGCATAAGAACCTTCATTCAACATGGCGTGTGCATATCGAATGACGTTTGTTCCACTTGAAAAGTCACCAACTTGAACATAAAAACCGTTTTCGGCCATTTGTTCTGTAACAACAAAACTTTTCTTGAAAGTTCTGAATGTTCCATCAATTGGTGCATCACTTTCAAGCGTGTTATCACTCACAAGTGTTGTTGCTGAAAAGTTATCAACAGCATTTGCATAACCAATTCTAAGCATTGGAACATCACCAAGTGAACCACTTTCCAAACGCAATTTGATTGAAAATGTCACTGTCTTATTTTTCAAGTGACGAATGAATTTTGATTCAATTCTTTGAAGGTGCGTGTTCCCACTTGCTGTTGCTGTTGTTCGCAATGAATAAGCAAAAGGCTGACCAGTTTCAGCAACACGTTCACAATCAGCACCGTTTGCAAAAAACCAACGGTCAACACCGTATTTTGCGGCTGGTGTAATATTGTTTGCACCAAAACGCTGACTGATAGCAAAGTCACCATTCATAAGATAGTTTTGCGGTTTATTTTCAATAATGCTTAAAATGTCACCTTGCATATTACGCTTCCTTAATTACTAAATTGTAGTTTTCGTCAATTGTAAGTTCAACCAGAAGTGCTGTTGTTTCTGTTCGCACTTTTGGCCCACGGCCAGGTGAAGACTTATCAAGTGCTGGGTCAGCTGAACCAAGATGGTTTTCAGTGATCAACTTTTTCAATTCTGGGTTTCCATCATAACTTCCAGCTTCAACTTGTTTTGCAATTAAGTAAACAATTTCACGGCCGTCAAAGAAGTCAACTGGAAACACAACTTTATTGTTTTGTAATTCAAAAGAAGGAACACCCCAAACTTGACCAGTCACACGGTCTTGAAGTTCAACAAAGTCAGGGTCAGCGTTCCAAGGCAATTGAAATTCATTCAAATTGTCGTTTGTTCCGTGGAAGACAAAGGCCGCACGTCTTGCAAGACGTTGAACACTTTCAGCTTCATCACCGTAGTAAACACCATAGCCTTTCAATTTGGCCGTTGCACTTGCTGTGTATTTCATCACAAGGCTTATTGCACGGCCTTCAACTTTATAAACCATTGATGGAACGCCTGAATTCTGGCCAACAGCAATTTCATCAACACCAGTGTTGAAGCTGTCTTTGTAGGCCTGGTCAGTTTCCACTTTGATGTGGTATTTTGTAGCGTTCAGAAGAACGTGTCTTCCAATTTCAACAGTCACGTCTTGTTGACCAGCAACAAGCGTTTCAATATTCACCAAAGATTGGTGTTTTACAACGCCTGGGTTGCCAGCATCATCTTCATGGAAATTTATTTTTAGGTAACCAACAGGGGCACCAGTTTTTGTGATTGAAACTGTTATTTTTTCGGCCACTTCAACTTGTGAAGTTGTGAAATCTTGTGAATCATCAATTGTTCCAACATCAGCAAGAACAGTTTGTGAATCTTCACCAGCCACTTGATGAAGTGTTTGAATTACTAATGTGGCAAGGTCAAAAATTAAGTTTCCAACAAATGTGTCATTGCTGGAAGAAAGTCTTTCCATTGTCACTGTTTGAAAATCAACACCATTATTTGTCAATTCAACAACTGGTGCTGGGTCTTCACTTCCAATTTCAAAAACAAGAACAACCATTGCTTGAAGAATATCATTTTCTTCTGTCAAAAATTCAGGGTCAAGAAGTTCAACCGATTGAAGGAATTGGCCAACTGTGAAGTTGTAAGTCTTATCAACAACGCTAAAAGAAGCATCAGTTGAATCAACTTTTTCATCTTGGTCAATGCTGAAAACATTTGGTTCAAGGAATCGGTAAAAAGATTCATCAAGTAAATCTTCCATTCTTGAAAGAATTGTTGAAGCATCACCGCTTCCACCACCAGAACCACCCACTGGAATTCTTATGATGTTACTTTCAACGATGTTTTGAAGTGCTGTGACACTTACACCAGAATCATTTTGAACAGCAATCACAGCAAATGCAATTGCGTCTTCTGAAATTGGTGGGTTTGGTGTCAAATCTTTTGTTGCCCCAAAATTTGCTGGGTCATTAACATCATTAGAAAGAACTAAAATTTCATTATTTTGTAGTAAGTTCAAAGAGTATTTGAACCACTTGTCAGCTTGGCCAGTAAAGTCAACAGGTGTGAAGTTATCACCACCACCAGTCACAACACCAGTTTCAAAGTTGATGTTTCCACCAGCGTAATTTGAAAGAAGTGGGCCATTAGGTAAGCGATAAGTTGAACCATCAGCAAGTGTCACATAAGATGGTGAAATCAACACAACCTTACTTGCTGGGTTTTCTGGTGTCACTCTTAACAGTTTTCTGTTCAGCGTTTCATCATAAACTTCATTCAAGCTTGCGTTTGTTGGAATTTCTGTCAGGTCGCTGTTCTTCTGATAAGCTGTTCCAGTTCCAGTCAGAACGTCTTGACCAGCTTTCACTTTTTCTGTTGCAATTAAATCACGTCCAGCTGTCAAATCACGCTTCACTGTCACGTCACCAGTTGAAAGAATTTCCATCAACAAGTTTGCGACACTCACGCTTTGATTGTAGAACTTATATGAATTTGCACCATCAGCGTTTGAATCAATAATATAAATCAAATCAGTCAATGACTGTTGAATTGCATTGAATGTAATTAAGTCAGAACCAATGTCATCACCAAGTGTTGTGTTCCCTTCAACAATCAAGTTCGATTGAAAAACAGAATCAACAGCGGCCAAGTTCTGAAAGTATGCGTTTCCGTGGGCATCAACAAAAGCAATGACATTTCCACCAGAATCACGCATCACCCATTTTGCACTTTGAAGACCGCTTCCACCGCCTGATGGAAATAGTGTGTGAACAACTGGTGCATCAGGTGAATCTTCATCAGAAGCGTTCACTTGGGTGTCAAATTGAATTCCTGAAACAGTTTGCTTTGTGGTGATAGTGTCAGCTGTAATGTCTTTGTGTGTTCCATCTTCTAAATAGTGTTCAACTTCAAACAGGTCAATAAGACCAGCAAAACCAAATGAAAGGTTTCTTACATCGTCTTGGTTGAATGTGTCTGGTGTATTACCAGAACCTTTTCCAGTGACAATTCCAATAAAACAAATATCAGGGTCAAGTCTTAAATCAGTGTTTCTTCTGACTGTTAGCCCAATTGCAAAAACTTGATAGTCAGTTGGGTCAGTTGAAATTGAACCTAGTGTTTGCCCTAGTGCTGAATTTGTTTCAATTTTATTGTTTGAACCATCCCAAATCACTGTTAGTTCTTCAAACGTGTCAGCTTGTGAAACTGGGTTTTTCAAATAAACAAGAACTTTTCTTCCAGCATTTGAAACACCAGCTTCAAAAATTGAATCAACAATCATTGTGAGTGTTTCATCACCATCATCAACAACTGTGTTTGGTTCTGCAAGTTCACCAATTCTTTCTTGTGTAAATGTGTATTTAATTTCACCAGTTCTGACATTCACTTCTGTGTCAGAAGGAATTTCTGCAAACCTTAAACCAACATAGTAATCAATGCCATTTTCATTTTCAAATGGGATGTTGTCAGCTTCATTGGCATCCAAATTCAGGATGTGTCCACCTTCACCATCAGTTCCAATCAATGGAAGTGTAACATCAAAAGTGTCTGGTGCATTTGAAGTCAGAATTTGCGTCACAACTGGGTCAGGTTCAAAAATTCCCTGTGCTTGCCAAACCTGTGCAAAGCTTTCCAGAATAAGCGTGTGTAAGTAATCAAGAAAGTTTTCCGTAATCTGTTGTTGCGGTAAAAACTTTTTAAGATAAATTTGAACCTTTTTGTTCCCCGTACTCATATTTATTTTCCTAAATAATTAAATGTGTAATTTTTTGTAGTTTGTTGTTTATTTTTAAGTATATTTCTTATACTTGTTTCATGTAGTTTCAAGTCACGGGCACACTGTGCAATGTTACACCACTTACCAATTTCTTTACTGGTTCTTATATCAATACAAGTAAACGGTTTTGAACCCCTATTCATCGCAAGTTGATTACATTCTTCAACAGACATTCTTCTTTTCCACTGTTTAGTTTTTTTTCCTTTTGTTTTTTGACTGTGCGATTTTTTTCTTTCATCAGTCCAAAGACCTTTACCAGTTCTTGCCTTCCTAAAATTTTCAATGTGTTCTTTTGATTTTGGTTTGCCTTTAAGTGCTTCACTTATTTTCTGTTTGTGTTCTTTGGAAAGCTCAATAAACGCATTTCCATCACCGCCATCAGTAACATTCAAAAGTTTAATTCCTAATTTTCTAAATTTAGAAATCATTTTAATTTCATCAGTATTTCTTTCAGCATTTTCTTTCAAAACTCGTATTCCAATTTGACCACGGTGCTTTTGAATCCATTGCCCAACAGGTGTGTGATTTGTTGCATTTTTTGATTGATTTTTATGTAGAATCAATCTTCTGGAAATTGAAAGCTTTGTCTGGCCCACATACCTAATTATTGTAGGGTCATCAAGTGTAAATAAACCATAAACCTTTGTTGACATATTCAAGCTTCCTTATTTTTTACTTTTTTAGTATAACAATGTATAACACAATTCACAATTAAAAACCCTTATTTATAAATCAAAGCCTGGGTCAATATTCTGAATGTCTGTTGGAATTTCCATCATTTCAAGTTCATCAATTTGCATGATAGTTGACGAAAATGATTTCATCCCAAACTTCCCTTTCTCAAAACTTGAATCAACAATTTCATGTTGCTTATTAGAATCAACAAAGGCCTTTATTTTAGTGCTGGAATCAGCTAAACTTTTGTCAGTAATAACAGTGAAAATGTAGGAAGCTTTTGGAACAATGTCTTCTGTCTTCCACGCACTTATTTGTGTTTCAACACCAGCCACTTTTTTGAACAACGCTGTCTGTCTAGTTTCAGTGTTTATTCTAAATTCATAGTAATTATTTAAGTCAGTGAAGAAGAATAGTATTGAAAAAATTCCCCCCATGTAGGAACCATCACCAAAGTCATTGGCCTTTACTTGAAGCACGATGTCTTGAAATTCAGTGTCATTCAAAACAGCTGTTGCCACAACTGTGTTTGGTTGTAATTGCATTTGAAATGCTGTATTTACACTCGCACTTCCTTGAAGAATGTCAAATTGACCAATCCCGTCAAGGAAGTCTTCAAAAAACTTAATGAAAATCACCCTAATTCTTTCAGAAATGGGCCGCATCAAATTCAAAATTCTTAAAATTAAAGTTTTATTTAGGCCACTCCCATCATCAACGATGCGCACATCAGTCTTAAATTCATCAAGCTGTTCTTCTTGGTACTCAATAAAGCCTGAAAGTGGCACTGTAAGCGTTCCAAGGTTCACGTCATAGACAGAATTAAGGGCCAGTCTAAAATTGTCCAAATCGGCTTTTACGGTGTTGATTCCAACGCCTTCACCACCGATGAACATTTTGGCACTGTTTGTCAAATCACCAAGGGCACCAAGTGCAATTTTTGCTGTTGCGTCAATTCCACCAACATAAAGTCTTGCACCGTCTTCATCACGGTCAACAACAAGGGCAATATGAATTGGGAAATTACTATCAAGGTCAACCGATGGAACAAGTGAACCACTTACTGTGTTCACACCATCGAATAATTCAAAGCTGACTGTGTTTGTTGATTTGTCTATTTCAATCTTCACACCTTTTCCAGAACCATCTTTCTTGTGAAAAAGTGTTTTGTTTCCTTCTGTAATTTTAGAACGAAAAAAACCTTCAACAGTAAATGAACCTGAAAGGTCATATTTTATTGAAAAAGGAACTTCAACAACACCACCTTGAAGGGCCAAGTATTTTGTTGAACCAGCTGGGAAACCGCTTGCTGGTGCTGTGTAGTATTCATAGGGTGTATGAACAAAAGCATTATTGGGTTTCAGTGAACGGTCTTGTGCGGTTCCTTCAAATGTGAAAAGCGCAACAACATTATTTGAAACGTCTTCACTTGCTTCAACACCAACCTTTGAAATAAACCACGAATCTTCACCCAACTGTTCTTCACCAAATGCTTTTTCACCAACAATAAAACGAAAATCAAACCAGTTGAAGATTCTTGCTGACTTACCAACAAATAATCTTACTATGTTTGCATAGCCTGGTTCAGTTCCTTTTTGTTTCCACAATGCAACAGCAAGTGAAATAAGTTTTCTTAAATCGTTTTCTGAAAGGTCATTTGTGATGTTGTTCAAATCATCAGTGAAGCCAACAATGGCCTTCAAATATTTAAGAAGGTCAGCACGAATTCTTGCTGGGTCACGTAATGTTTCCAGCTGTGTGATTCTATCTTGCATTTCTTCAAATTCAGCTTGCGCACCTTGAAGAAATCTTTCAAGAAAAAGCCTTCCTTCTTTACGGTCGATGTCCCTCAACGGCCTGTGAAGGAATTTGTAAATATCATGCTGGAAAGCTGGGTTGATTTTCGCCACGTCTTATTCCCCTTCTTCTTCCATTTCTTTTTTGCAATCTTCACAATAAATTTCCAACGCTTCTGTTGGCACTGATTCAAGTGGAAAGTGACCAATCACCTTTTCACACTCAGCACAGCATAATTGTCCAAATTTTTTTTGCATCCTTACACCCCAACCTTCAACGGTGTCAGTGTCTTCCCTTTCATGATTTCATTCCCTAAATCACGGGCAATGTAACCAATTTGGTAAGGCACCGATTCCAACTTTTTAGCTTTCACCAAGTGGTCAAAACCAAAGTTGTGCATGGCCTCATGAATTACATTTCCCAAAATTTCAGATTCATCAAAGCGTGAAAAGAATTTTCTGTTCACCCAAGTCTTGAAAGTGTTTGGATAAGTGTAACCAACTGTTCCTGTCCAAAAATTTTCATACATTGTGATGAAAACGTCAATGTCATGGTCATCTTCTTCATTATAAAGGTCTTTTCCTGTGCAAATAAGTTCCCAAATCTGTTGATTTGAAAGCCCACGTGCTTCACTGAACTGGCAATTTATAATCTTTTCTTTGAATTCCACGCTGTTTATAACTTGGTGGCCCAATTCCATAGCTTTTGCAAATTTGATTTTTTCTTTTTCAGTGAAATTGACTGTGCCATGAATTTCAATTTTCAAATTGCCAAAAGATGCTTCACTTGGTGAAGGAACTGGAAGGTTTTCACCTTTTGGTTCGTGTTCAACTGGTGTTCTTCTAAATAAATTCATAAATTTCCTTAATAACCTTTTCATGGGTTTCCTTTTATTAAATAACTGTAACCGCCACACTTCCAGCAAATGGAAGTTCACGTGTGTTTAGTGGGATAGCTTCACCAATTGCTTGTGCTGATGTCAGAACAACCTTCTTGATATTTACAGGGTCAACTTCAAACACTGTTGAAACAATCACTGAAAGTGGAACTTCTTGGCCAAATTGCCAACGCTTTGTCACACCATCAGAAAATGTTGCTTCTGGGTTTAGAAGTGCTGTAATTGCATTTTTTATTTCTTCTTGATTTCCACCTGTAACAGTGGCCACCACATCAATTGTTTTAGGCGTGTAGTTTACAATTGTGGCTTCATGGTTTGTTACAATTGAAGGTTCAATTTCCTTTTCCTTGTTCCCATTAAAGAAATCTGTAATTGCTTCACGTTGAAGTTCAGTCAACAGTGTTCCAGCAAATCCAACCACAACAACTTCAACTGTCTTCACCCCAAAAGTTTCTTCAATTGCTTTTGCCCTGGCCACAAGTTTTGAACCGTTGCTGTCAGTGAACTGGGTTGCAAGAAATTCAAAATCAGCTGTTGTGATTGCGCGGCCACGTGTTCTTAAAGTGGCTGGCCCTTCAACTTTCAATCTTGCCAAATCAGTGTCAGTTGAACCTTCTTTTGCGGCCCAACCAATTGCTTGACGTGGGTTGAATATTCTGTTAATGAATGAAATTCCTGATTTGTTTACAGTGATTGTTCTTGCACCAACATTTCCATCAATGTCAGCACCAATTCTGTAAAGCGCACGAATGTTGTCAACGCCTGGTGATGGAATTTTACCCTGTTTCCCGTCACCAAATTCAACTGTTGCATCATCATCGGCCTGAATGTCCAGCGTGTAATGTTTTGATGCACTATTTGATGCAAGAAAGTTTTCTTTTTGCGTCCAAGGTTGGAAACCAGCCCCTTCATCAACTTCAACAAGAAGTGTTCCTTCAATAATTGGTTTGAAAGTAAGAAGGAAAGGTTGATTTTCAACACCATTTGAAGAACCTAGTGGTTCATCAGCAACAGTTTGACCTTGAACAACTGGAACCATTACAAATTGCTTTCCAGTGTCTATTCTTAAACGGTCAACACTTGGGTTGACTGGTGCTGTGACTTCAACAACTCGAATTCTGATTGCATAACCAAGAACACCGTTGATTGTTGTTGTTGTCCAGTTTTGACTTTGATTTTGTGGAAGTGTAAATGAAATCTGTCCATCTTCACTTAATTCAGTTGTTCCATCATCAGTGTCACTGACTTCATTCCATAGTGTGCCCACAATGTAATCTTGTTCGTCTAGTGAAACCACTGACTGGCCAAGAAGTCCACTTGTGAAAGCTTTATTCACACCAGCCGCATATTGTGTGACAAGTGTTTCTTGCGCACCTGTGCTGGAAAGAACAACTCTGATGACTGTTCCACTTCTGTCTTCTGTTCCAAGAAGGTCAGTCAAATCAAGTTCGAGATTTGAACCTAAATTGGTCACCAGGTTTGGTTTTGCATCTTCCAGCGTGTTGTCAAAATATTCAATTGCGTATTTGATTCCACTTCCAAAAGTATTAAAAACAAAACCTAGTGCATCCCACATCACGTTTGTGTGCATTACATAAATTGTGTCACCTTTCTTGGGTGTTGATGGAAAAAGATTCCAAAACACACCATCAGTTGAAGCAACACCAGTTTTGTTTGAACTAAAAGCACCGTTTGCCACAATGAAGTTTGCTGTTGCACCATCAGTAAGGCCAATAGTAATTGATTCAACTTCTGGAACCATTGGGATGACAGAAATTTTTGAAACACCATCAGTCAAAGCGTAAACACGCCCCCTGATGTTTGCATCAACTGAATTGTTGATTGCGTTTGCAAGTGCTGTCAGTGACAGCGGTATTGTTCCACCAGCGGCCCATTCAATGCCAAGTCTAAATTGAACACCAAATAGGGTGATGATTTCATTTCCATCAAAGTTGTTGTCAATGATTTCAATTAAACCAGCTGTGAACTGAAAGATTGCTGTTGGAACATTTGATGGTTCAATAACAAAACTTTCATTTGTTTCATAAATAATTTGTGGTGATTCTTCTGTTTCAACTGTTGCCACTTGTGAATTTTCAGGAATTAGTTCAATGGCCGTGTCAAAAACTTTTGACAACTCATAAACCATGTCTGTTTGTGCTGGTGAAGCTTGTTTCAACTTCACATCAATTAGTGCAAGATGACCACGAACACTTTCCAGAAGTCTTGCTGTTGGCAATAAACTTTCATTTGCTGAAATGTCCAGCAATACGTTGTTCAAGTGGCCAACAAGGGCAAATGACCTTAAAAGCTGTTGAAAAGGTTCTTCATCAGATTCATCGGTAATTTCTGGAACATTGGTTCTTTGGTATTGAATCAATGAACGTAAAATGTCAGGGTAATACACTCCTGAAAAATCAAAATCAGGAATTTCAATTGTTTTTGCTTGTGCCATATTTCATCACCTTCTTAGTGTTGCCAAAAAGTTTTCTTCTTTGTCTGTCAAAAGGTCGATGTACTTGAATGAAAGTTGAACTTCACCAGCCTTACTTTCATCAAATTCAACAGAACCTTCAATTATTCTGACCAGTTCTTTATATTTTGCCAAAATTGTGTTTACCGCTTGAAGTGCTTTTCCCCTGAACGCTGATGTTTTGATTCCATAAATCAAACGGTCATCAAGTCCAAGACTTTGAAAAGGGTTTGCGTCACCACCTTCTGAAAAAGCGAGTGTCAGAATTTTTGCTGTGTTCTTTGACTCGTTTTTTTCAACAGCGGCCCTTCCCCTTTGGTCAACACCCACTGGAATTTTCAAACCTTTTGGCATAACTTAAACCCTTTTAATTAACTTCTTCTTTTTACCAAACCTTAACTTCCAATGTTCGTGACAAAAAAATCTTTTGTCACCATCAGTGTCAGGGTTTGTTCGTGCTTCTGTTACCAATAATTTTACACCACAATCAAAGCAATTGGTGCTTTTTATTCTGTGTTCTTGTTTTCTATCCGTCATTTTTAGTCCATCAATCATGTTTTACCTTATGGAATTAGTGCATCATATCGGCTTGCTAAATTGGCCGCTTCAACGCCACCTTCCTGTGCGTTTGTTTTTGCTTCTTGTAAATCATTCAACAGAACAATGGAACCGTTGTTCAAACGACAACGCCCTTCTGATGTGTTGAATCTTTGGTTGTAAAAGTCACCCGTTGAAATTGCTGTTGCAATTTGGCCAGGTCTTGCTTGTGCTTGTGGCTTTCTGACATCACGTTCAGCATTTATTGCTGTGATTCCAGAATCACTGACATCAATTGTGCTTGGTGGTGTCACACCTAAAAAACCGTCAACAGCTGAAATTGATGTTTGAACATTTGTTTCAGCACTTGGGTCAATATTGTCATCCTGATTTGCTTGGATGTTTGTAAGTTGATTATTTAATGCTGTTTTTCTGTCATTAAAGTTTTGATGAAGGTCATCTAAAAGAAGATTCATGAAACCTTGAAAATCAGAATCACTTGCCACTTTGTTTGTTCGTTCAGTGTTATTAAAACCATTAAATGTTTTTTGTCCAATTGGTGAATTTGCTGGAATTGTCCCAGTTGGTGAAATTAAGTAAACAAATTGAATACTGTTTGCTGGTGTCCAAGTTCCGTTGTCAGCTTCACAGGTTACTTGGGTTAGTTGTGGTGGGTTGTCTTCACCAGCACAACTTCCACCAGCAATTGCATTTGTTACTTGTAGTAAGGCCGAAAACCCACCACCAGAAACAAAAATCACATCACCGTTGTTTATTGAAGTTGTATCGTTAAGGATGTTCACTGATGTTGAATTTTCATCAAGTGCTGTTTCAATTTCAGCCGTTCCATCCAACAATATTTGACCAGTTTTTCCATTTTGAAGGATGTCTAAAATGTTATCCTGTTCATCAAAAAGAAAAAGTTCATGTTTAGGTTCAAGGTCAGCAAGTGGCCCACCATCAAATTCTGGAATTCTTAAAGGTGAAAAATCACCACCGTTCCAAAGTCTTTCAGAAGTGTTTCTTTGTGCAAATTGAACAACATCATTTTCAATGATTGGGTTTGCAATATCTTTCCCATCAATCCAACGTCTTTCAAGTTCATAGTGCCTGATGATTCCATCATTCAAAACATCAAATGTTTCTTTCTGGAAATCTTCAACTTCTTGTTGCTTATCAAGTGCTGATTGAATTGCGGCCACCTTATCAGCCGCACCAGAAGCACCAGCAAGCGCAACCGCTTTAAGGTCTTCTAAGGCTTGAAGTTGTGCTGGTGAAGGTGTTGGCAATCCCATTTTAAGTGTTCCCTTTTAAGAATATTGACAACGCTGTTGGGTCAAGCGGTGTTCCAGCCTTTGAAGACATTGGAACAATTGGTGGTGAAGTTGGGCCAAACGGTGCAATGTGATTGTGTGAATCATGCAAACCAATTACATTTTCAGCAAGTGTTGCATGAAATGCTGGTGATGAACCAACTTTCACAATCGGTGCATCAAGGGCAATTTCAGCCGTTGCCTTTCCCGTCACCTTACCAGCTTCAAGAATCACACTTTGATTCCCACTGTTGTCAATTAGTTCAACCTTGGTTTCAGAAATTTTTAATTTTCCACCCTGTGTGTGCTGAACTTCAACTGTTTTGTTCTTATCGTCCATTAGAATCTTATGGCCACCGATAGTCAAGATTTGAAACAATTCATTCTTGTCATCAAATAGAAACTGGTGCCCTTTTGTTGTCTTAAAAAACATTTTTTCAAGATTCTTTTCATCACTCATTATGAACTGGTGACCTTTCCCAGTGACCAGTGAAATAAATTGCTTGTCAACTGTGTCATCAAAAAGAAGATAGTGGCCTGAATTTGTTTTCCAACCCATTCTGAAAGGATAGTTCGTTTTGAAAATATCATCTATGTCTGAAACATCAGAATAAACCATGCACCTGTAACGTGGTTCTGGAATTTCCACATCAACTGTGTCATCACTCCCATCATCAGCTTCAATTTCAACTTCAATTTCATCACCAACTTTTGGAACCCAAAACATCCCAGCACCTTTGTCACTTGCGAATGGAAAGCATGGAAAAGCTGGAAGTGGAAATTCACCGTCAAACAGTGTTGGGGCACTAAAGAAAACAGCACCACGCAATTTCAAACCCAAATCAGGGTCAGTGTTTCTTGTGACAATTGCATTGTGAACTTGTTTTGCGCCCATTTTATTCTTCCCTTAATTTCTTAAACCGTTTGTCATTGTCAGAAAGGTTCAGTGCTGGTGGTGATTGAACCACTAAATCTTCAATAACTTTTCGTGCTGAAAATTCAGTGAAATACCCTTCACCCCGTGACATATTATGAACCACACGTGTAAAATAGTATTTGCCAGAAAACTGTTCACTGATTCCTTCTAGGTTGTGAATCTGTCTTGATTGAAGAACTTCATTCCCAACCAGTCTTCCATCACCAGTGATGAAGTTTTCTTTCTGTCTTTTTACGAATTCTTCAATTGCACGTGTTGCTGACTTTTCATCTTTGAATCTTTTATGTGGTGGAAACGTGAAACTTCGTCCAAATGCTTTGAAGGCCACTTGAATTCCATCACTGTTTGCTGATTTTTTACCGCCACCAGTTCCAAGATTTCCACCAGTAAACCTTCTTTCCAATTCAGATTCAAGTTTCTTCTGTTCTGCAAGTGTAAGTCTGTCAATTGGCTTGATGTTTGTTGCAAACGTGTCTTTGTCTTTAAGAACAAAAACTTCAAAATCTGTTGCTTGGTCATGCGCATCTAGTGTTGGCTTAAATGACAACAGCGTGTTGTGATAAGGCAAATCACCTTGATTGTAAGCAAACGTAAACACTTCTTTGAAGTTTGATGTTTGTGGTGGCTGAAAGAAAAGCCCAAACTTTTTTCTTTTCGGGTCGAATTTACTAAAAAGATCAAAGCCATTTATGTCTGAAACTTTTTTTAGAAAAATGTAATCAGAAACACCACGTTTTTGAACACGGTCATTGATGCCTTGAACCTTCCTGATTCCAGAAAAACTTCTTGGGTCAGTTGTTTGAATATCAAATCCATTTCTTGAACCAATGATTGAAGCAATTTGAGAGTCACGAAAACCTTTATATGAAACCCCACCTTTTGGTTTTCTTCTTGAAGCACGGTGAAGTAAGTCAAAACCAATAATTTCCAAAGTTGGTGGCCCATCTTCTGGAAAGTCGGGTTGAATTGAAACAATATCAGCCGCACCAACAGTAAACAAACTGTTTCCATAGCCCATTTGAACTTCAACAATGTGGCCTTCTGCAAACAAGCGTGAATCAATTAGTGAATTGATTTGGCCCCCACCGTAGTCATCAATTTGTGAAGTGAATCTTATGGTAAGTTTGTCAAATTGGTCAGCATTGTCTTCAAATGTTACCGCTTCAATGTATTGTTTTACACTGTCAGCAACCGCAAAAGGTTGTGCGCCTTTCCCACCATAAATGATAAGTTCAAAATTAGGTGCCCATGGGTCACGCTGTAAACGTGCTGATGCACCAACTGGTTTCACAGCTGATGATGGAAGTCCTTTTGTGTTTACTAGGCTTGTTATACTCATACAAAAATTGTCGTTTTCCTATTTCTTAAAGCAAAAAAATCTTCTTTAAGCTTTCTATTTTCAGGTGTTCTTTTTAGTGCAACCGCTTGTGGTGTCACTTCAATTGTGTTTATTTCTGTTGCTTCAACAAGAAAGATTTCATCACCAGCTTTTAGGTTTGCTTTTTCTGGTTGCGTTCTTCTTAGAACATCACCAAGTAAAGCGTTTCCATATTCTTGTTGTGCAATACTTTCAAAAGTTTCCCCTTCTTTCACTTCACGTGTTCTGTCTAGTGTATGAAGTGAACCCCCTGGAATGTTGATTTTGCTTTTTATTTGACTTACAATTCCAGCCGCACCAGCAACAATCCCAACAGCAAACTTGATTTGGCTTGCAAGTGATGTGGCCGCGGCTTCTGAACCTTGTAAAGTTTGGTCAAGTTTTTGAAGTGTAATTGAAGCAATCACGCCACGAATTGAACCGTCACTTCTAAGTTCGTCATAATCAAAATCAACTTTCTTCACAAAGCAAGTGAACTGAATTTCAGTTCCAAATGTGAAAAGAAATTTTGGTGGCCGCTTCAAATCAGGGTCACGTTTTTTGAATGACCTTAAAAGTTCAATTTGCTGTTTAATATTTTTGAAACTATCTGTTGCATAAAATCTTGATTGAAAGGTGACAATTTCACCGTCATTATTTAAGAACTGAAAGTTTGGTTGTTCTTTATTTATTGAATTTGCTTCACCTAATGAAACATCACCACCGCCTTCACGGAAATTTTGCGCTGTAAATTGACCTTCAAAAGTAAGGTCATAAAACTTAGGGTCATCACCAACAAGTGACCACGCCTTATTTGCTGAAAAACCAAACAATTCCCCAACAGTGTCAAGAAATGCCATTTATTCCCCCTTAAAAGCCACCAACTAAGGCCGCACCGTTTTGAAGTAGCTTCCTTTTATTTGCTGGTGTTCTTCCTTTCAGTGAAGCGTTTTCAACTTGTGATTCTGTCACCATTTTGTTGAACACTTTCTTTGCATCACCTTTGAAGCTTAATTCGATTTTTTGTGTCGTTGTTCCACCAGAAGAAGAACCACCACCCGTGTTTGCGCCTTGGTTGGCCACTGTCACAGCTTGTGCAATTTGTTCTTGGCTTGCTGGTTGAACAAGTCCTTTTTGCTTAACGCTTTCTTGTTGAATCTGTGCTGATTCCTTAATTGCGTTTACTGAACTGGAATCTTGAATAGCTGACTTTCCAGTTGTTGGTGCTGTCTTATCACCGCCAAAACCAAAAAATGATTTTATGCCTTCCCATTTTTGAGCAACAAAACCAAGTGGCTTATCAAGAAACATCATGATTCCATTTCCAATTGCTTTGAAACCATCAAGAATTCTTCCATCAAGGAAAGCTGTTTTCACATTTTCCCAGTTCTTCCAAATTCCAGCAATGGCCAAACCAACACCAGCAATGGCCCCAATGGTCAGTGTTATTGGTGAAGTCAGCACTGAAAAGGCTGTTCCTAGAAGTCCTAGAATCACGCCCCCTGTACTCCAAAGAATTCCAAAGGCCGATGTAATTAGGCCAACTGTTCCACTTATCCCAGTAATGATTGGGCCAAGAACAAAGAAACCAGCCGCAAGCGCACCGAGTATTGGGGCCGCAACAGCACCAACAGTGACTATTTTTGCAACCAGCGAACCAAATTCTTTTGTTGTCATCCCAACATCACCAAGAACTGGTTTCAAGAAAGCCGCAACCGTGTTGAAAGTTTCAACCGCTGATTCTTTTATTTCATTAAAACCTTGTATAAAACCTTGTGCAAATTCAATCATCATTGGAATCATTTCTTTGAACTGATTATTTTTTAATGATTCAATTTGTGCTTCTGTTGCTTTTCCACCAGCATTTGCCGCTTGGAAACCAACTGTAAGAACTGAAAGAAAGTCTGTTGCATTGACAACAAGTTCACGGGTAACACCAGCAAACACACCACCAAGTTCAATGTTTATTCCTTCAAAAGCTGATTGAAGAAGAACCACCTGACCAGTCAAAGAATTCAACTTAATGTCACGCATTTTTTGTGCTGTTCCAGCCGCACCAGCAATGTTCAATCTTAGTGCAACCAGTTGTGGAATTGCGCCTTCTTTTATGTATTCATCAATATTTTCACCAACTGCTTTTGCACCTTTTACAATTGCTTCACGGTTTTTGTCAGTAATTGGAACGGTTTTTGTCAAAGCCGCTTGGAATGAACTGAACGCTGTTGTTCCACGTAATCCAAAAATTTCACTGGCCGCGGCTGTTGCTTCAAGTGGGTCTTTTGCACTTGCAACAACCTTAGACACGTTTGCCATGATAACTTCCATTGGCTTCAACCGTGTTATAAGTTTCCCGTTTACGTTTACAGTTTCAAGAACAGCTTTGTTCAAACCATCTTTCCCACCGAAAAGTTCAAGTGCCTTTTGTGATGGTTTAGAAAGTTGAAGAAGTGCGTTTTTCAATGCTGTTCCAGCAAGTGAACCTTTCACACCAGCGTTTGCAAGAACACCCATTGCACTTGCTGTTTCTGAAAGTGCAAGCCCTGATGCTTTTGCAATTGGGGCCGCGAATTTCATAGCTTCACCAAGTTGAATGAAGTCAGTGTTTGTCAATGCTGTTGTAAGTGCCAATTGGTCGGCTACTTCACCAGCTTTTGATGCTTCTAAACCAAACGCACCAAGCTGACCAACAACAATGTCAGTGGCCGTTGCTAAATCAACACCACCAGCACTGGCCGCCGCAAGAACGCCTGGCAACGCTCCAATTGTTTGCTGTACGTTGAAACCAGCACGTGCAAGACTTTCAGCACCTTCACCAGCTTGCTTTGCTGAAAATTCAGTTGTTGCACCTAGAAGTTTTGCTGTGTTGTTAAGGTCAACCATTTCAGCATCAGTGGCCAACATTACTGATTGAACTGTCTTCATTTGAAATTCAAAATCAGCAAATGTTTTTGTTGCAAATGCAACACCAGCTGTAAGAGGGGCACCAGCTAAGGCCGCCCCTTGAAGACCTTGATTTATTTTTGAAAGTGATTCATCAGCTTTTTTAATATTGCTTGTAAGCTGATTGAAAGATTTTCCAGCCCTATCCAAACCACGTGTGGCCTGGTCAGAATTGAATTTCAAAATTGCGTTGAACTTAAATGCCATTTTCTTCTTCCTTAAAGTTTCCCAAGGTAACGCATCCCTTTACTGGATGATGAAGGTTTGCTTCCCTTGCTTGCCTTTTCAATCGCTTTGTTTTCTTCCTTCTTCTGACTGGCCAGTTTTCGCAACATAAACAAGAATTTTTTCTTAGTCATGTGTTGAACTGTTTCTAGTGTTATTCCCCCATTAGAGTTATAAACCAAATTGAACTGTGCTTCCCACAAATCATCCCTATCTATGACAGGGATGAACTGTCGAAAAAAAGTTCATACCCCCAGTCAATCGGTTTCACAAACTCGGCATTGCAATGTGGGCACTTTCCACCGACTGTCATGTCAGGGCCACCGTTGTTCTTAGTGATAAGGCTTCCAATTTTTTCAATATCAACCTTTTTAATTTTCTTCACTAATGTTTTCAAATCAACAAAACCTTCAAAAGGTTTGCCGTTATCTAATGCACCTTGAATTGATGATTCAAACAATGCTTTTTTCACTGTTGCACCATTGCCAGCTTTTTCAGCTGGAACAGATTCAAGGGCACCCCATTTTGTTACACCAATTTTCAAACCTGTCACAGTTTTTCCATTTTCAAGAACAATGGGTTTTTTAAGGTCATATTCTTTTACAAGTTCGTCTTCACTGTCCTTACAAATAACATCGAGTGTTCTAAGGTCAGCAATGAAGTCTTTAATTATTTTTTTACAAGAAGGACAAGTGATTGCATCAAATGACAATTCATGTCCCAGTTCTTCCACTCTTAAAGCAATGTAAAGATACATCATGTTTGGAAAGTGAAGTTGTGAAAGTGTGATGATTTTTTCTTCTTCACTGTAATTTTCCCAAGCTTTCCCTTGGAATTCATCAAGAAGTAGGTTCATCATTTGTCTTACAAATTCACCAACATTTTTTGATTTGCTTTGTAAGTCAGAAAGTTTTTCTTCTGTTTCCATGTCCCATTCTTTGAATGAAAAGGAACGGTCAGTTGAACCACTGAAAATAGGAAGTGTAAGCCCTAGTTGGCCAAGTGTTTTTGTGTTTGGTTTTTCTTCTTTCATTTTTCCCCCAAATAACTTTGTTTTGTGAAGAAATTCATCTTATTGTGAATTTTAGTTGGCCCCGTTTAGGTGGGGCCAGGCCTATTTCAAAACTTAAATTGATTCGATTTTGTCAGCTGAAAAAGTGAATTCAACCATAGCTGGTTCACCTTCATTGGCCATGTCTAAATCAGCATCAGTGCGTTTCTTAATCCAAAGGCCAGTGATGGTTCTTGTCGATGCAATTTGACCATCAATGCTTCTTTTGATTAGTGTCCCAATCTTTTTGTAGGTTGGTGAAACTGGGTCAACCCCTTCACGCCTCCAAAGTTCAAGGGCCGCAAGTTCAACACGGTGATGTTCAAACATCATGGCCGTGAATTCTGTTGCCTTAACATTACCACCTGACACAACCGTTCTGTCAGGCATATCAGCACTTTCAGTTTCTTGTTCCAAACCTGAAACTTCTGTGAACAGAATTGGTGGCATACCAATAACAAACAATTCAAAATTGTTCACTGGAATGTGGTTTGGTTGTACGCTTCCTTTCATCACCATAAATTTTCCCCTTTATTCCTTAAATTTTTATTCATCCTTAAAGTTATGCAACGTCTTCTGTTACACCTTGTTTTCCGATTCTGATTATGAAGCGTTCAACAGTGTCAACCAGTTTCAGTGACATATCAGCAAACAAGTCACCAGCCGCACGTGTAAGGTCAGTGTTGTTTTCGCTGTCAATCTTCAACAGGGTTGCTTCCTGAACGTCCTTACCAACAATCGCACCTTTTGCAAGTTCAGGTGTAAAGTAGGCCACAAAAGCCGCTTTCAAGCGTTCTTGTGTTCCACTGTTTTCACTGTTAAGTGCAAAGATGATGAAATCAAAGTTTTCAAGGAACGTATTTTCATAATGTGACATTTGTTCACGGTGATGCTTGAACTTGAATGATGGGTCAATTCCAACAGTTCTGTCACCCCATAAGATAAGGTTTCCATCTTTGAACTTCAAGACGTTGATGCCTTGTGGGTTCAGGAATTCTTCATCTAGTGGTGGTTTATTTTCAAAACCATCAGGAAGTGCCAACGCTTCTGTGATTCTTGCATCAGTCCCAGCACCAGCCTTGTGATAGCCGTCATAGTCACGGGCAATTCTTGCTTCAACACCGTGAATTCCACCAATCGCTGAAACAAGTTTTAGACCGCCACCTTCTTTTGATTTTTTGTAATAAGAAGGGAATGAAGTCACAGCAAAATCATTTCTTCCAATGGTGGCGTTGATGTATTCTTCAACGGCCTGTTCATCGGTGATGTTGGCTGGAATTTCATATCTATATTGCCAGTTTTGTGATTCTGCAAAAGCCGCACCAGCTTTTTGAATTGCACTTGAAGTGATGCCTGGTGTTGCCAACTTGACAAGACCAAGATTTTTTCCACGTAGTGCTTTCAAAGGTGAAGTTGAAGTGTCATAAGCCGCTTCATAGTGTGAATCTGTGATGTCAGAAATTCCATCATAACCACCTTGAAGTTCTTGCACGTATTGCGCACGGAAAATTCCACCAGCTGTTGCAACAACAGTCATGTCACTCCCTGACTTAACGGTGATTGATTTTGCATCGTTTGACACAATTTCAAATTTCTTTCTTGAATTTGATTCATCAGGGAACACAAACCCACCAACAAGCTGTCCAACTTCTAATGGTTGAACATCAATTGTGATTGTGTCACCAACATCAAATTCTTTTGCTGAACTTAGTGATTCATCAACAAGTGTAAAACCATAACCAAAATCATTTGCTGGTGCATAAGCAACACCAGAAGTGATGACAGTTGTTCCAAGGAAAGGCATCTTTTCAGAAGTCATGTTCCAAGTTTGGTTTACGCCACCTGTAAGGTTTGCACCGCCAAATGAAGCACCAGTCACAGTTGTTGAAACCGCTATGGAATCACCAGCAACACCAGCTGTTTTTGCATAAACTGCCATTGTGGTTGCCGATGCTTTTTCAGCAAAATAAAGCTTGCCAACTTGTTCGTTTACTTTTGCAACAAGGTTGTCAATTGAAGCTTCAAGGTTTGCACCAATTAAAACATCAAGGGCACCAACTGGAACGGTTTTGAATGTGTAAACATCACCGCCAATTGTTACCGTTTCAGAATCACTTGGCTGTCCAACAAACGTAAGTGTTTCAGTTGAACGGGCACCTTGTGCTGTATTTGTAAGAACCATTTTGTCTTTGATTATTTCTGAACCAAGAACAACAGGGTCAAGTTTTGCTTTTGCATTTGCAACACTTGAAACTGATAAGAAATGAATGTCAGCTGTAAGAACAGTGGCCGTCAATGTCTTAATTGTGCTTGCAAAGTTTGCTGGTCTTTGTCCAGAAACTAATGAACCACCAATGTTTAGGTCTTCAACTTTAATTAAAAAGTCAGAATCACTGTCAGCGTTGATGATGTCCACATAATAATTTGAAGCGGCTGGGTCAAGTGAAAGGTCATTGTAAGACTTCACCAATTCAGCAACATTCCCTTCAATTGAATAAAATTCAAGACCAAATTCTTGACTTGGTTTCAAAAGCCCGTCTTTTACAAGAACGGCCAATGATTCACCATTATTTGAAAGGTCAATTTCAACAAGTTCGTTTGTTGTTCCATCAAGTTCATCAATTAAGTTCACATCACTTGCGAATTGAAGAACACCAAGTTCATCATTGCTTTCAACAACAAATGATTTCCCTGGAACAGCTTTGAACTTAACAACAGCACCAGCAAGTTCATCTTGTTTCAGGTTCGCTGGAACATTTGAAAGTGTCATGGTTGTTGCATCAAAACTTGCATATTCATCAACAAGCTTTTTCTTCTTACCAGCCCAACGGCCAGCGTTTCCAGCCTTGAATTTAGCAACAAGTGTTCCTTTTCCAAGTCTGTTGAACATAGAAAGTTCAGCAATTTTTTCTGAACCATCAGTCACACGGTTCACCCAAATTTCACCAGCACCATTAGATGCACGATAGAAAGACAGGGCCGCATCAGGTGCAAGTGATTCTGGAATCACCCCACCAGCTTTGAATAAGAAGTCAGTTCTTGTTTTTGCTCTGAACGCTTTGCCAACAGGCCCCTTCTTAAAAATGCCTGTATAAGCTGTCACACCCAATGCGCTTGGAGTGATTGAAGCTTCACCTTCACGTTCTATTACTACTACACCAGCCCCACGTGTTGGGCCAAATCTACGTTGTGCCATTTTTACCTTCCTTTGTTATACAATGTTATACCTTACGCACAAATTTTTCAAACTTTTATTGCCTTATCATATCAACATTCAATTGTGTCACCAACGGAACATCAAGTGAAGGTTTGTCAAAAAATAAAACTCCAAGCACATCAAACGAACCATTGGCAATGTTTGTGTCACTTGAATCACTGTCCTTGTTGCCAGCCGTGTCAATTTCTTCCACTATTTCAATGGCGTGTTCATTTCCAAGCCCATAAGTAACCAACTTTTTTGTGTTGGCAAAAAACCGCCTAATTGCATCAAGCAATCTAAATTGGTCAATTTCAGTTGTGAAAAGTTGAACATCAAAGCGGTAAGACTTTTGACTTGGTGGTTGATGCTGAACGGCCATTCCAGCTTCCTTGTTTCTAATGAAGTCCCTGTCAGCACCGTTTGTGTTTCTCATAATGAAGCCCCTTCTTTCCACTTCTGTGATTCTGTGAATGACAAGGTGTGGGTAAGTTGGTTCTTCAAAATAGTCTTGGTTAACTTTGACTGAAATTTCTGGAACGTATTCAAAAACAATTTCAATGAATGAATTGGCTGGAATTGGTTGTGTGAATGTTTCAGTTCCCATTTCATAAGTAAACCCGTCTTGCTTTAATGCCCCAACAGCGTAAGAACCATGAAGGTTGTTCAGCTTTTGTGGGTCATTAGTAAGGTCATAAACATATTTCACATCGAAAATGTTATAACCTTTGTTTTCAAGCACAGCGTTTAAGCTTTGGGAACTGATGCTTGATGAACCAACCTGAAACATCAGGGTTGATGTTGCTCTGAAATTTTTATTCAGTAGCCTTATAACACTATCATAAACTAAATCATCAAAAGGTTCAACATCGAATAGCCCTAATAACTTCACAGCGTAAATTTCTGGTGTCACATTGCTATCTGTTGTCTTTAAGTTGACCACAACACCCAACTTTTTATTTCCAATTGTCGCAATTGGGAATGTTTCAATGTTGGCCCTAATTTCAGAATCAGTGTTCCACTGTCCAACACCAGCAATTTTCCAAGTTGAATCACCAGTGTCAAACCAGTAATGTCCAGCTGTTGTTTTCAATCGAACACCAATTGATGTTCCAGCTGGGAGTTCAAGTGGGTTTTCACCTTCTTTGAAAATTATTTCAAAACCCAACCACTTCTTCAATGCGTTTGCTTCTAGTAACCAAGTTTCAACATAAATGTCATTATCAGTTGAATAAGTTGGCCCTTTTAGCATCACACGCTGATTCAAAGCATCTTCTGTGTTCAATCTGATTTTTGTCACATCAGAAAAAGTCAGTTGTTTTCTGAATTCTTCCTGAAAGCAAAAGTTTTTTATAATTCTATTTTCCATTTTTTACCTGTCCTTGTGTTCACCGTCTTTGGCACCTTGTGCTTTGAACGCCCCTTCAAGTGCCCTTTTCCAGTTTTCTTGGATGACATCGTTTATTGTAGGGTCATCCCACACTTTTGTGAATAGTGGTCTTGGTGGGACAACCCACGTTCCACCACCAGCAAAAGCACTTTTTGCACGTTGAAGTGCAACCCTAGATTTCTCTTTTAATTTTCCTGATTTTGTTCGGTCTTCATTAAGTGATGCCATAAGTGCTTTACGCATCTTTTCTGTTACCTTGATTGTGTAACCTGATTCAATCAGTTCAACTAGGTGCTTGATGTTCATTTGGCTTTTTGCTTTTCCAAACTTGCTTCCTGTTGAAGCACGGTTTTCAAGAATACCAACTTCTGATTCAAATGAACTTTTCAATTTATGGTCAATTGCGTTCCATAAGTTTCTGTTGTCAATTAGTGCTTTATTACTTCTTTTAAGTGCCAATGTCATTGAAGCATTTTCAGCAAATTCATCATTCCTTATGTTGTCTTTAATTTTCTTAATTAAGAATAGTGAATTTCTGATGGTTGCCTTTCTTATTTCACGCTCAAGATTTCCACGCCAAACTTCCTTGTTCAGGAATTTTTTGAACAATGAAACATCACCTGAAAAAGAAAGATAGCTTTTTGACATTACATTCCTTATTCACCCACTGGGTTTCTGTCACTAAAAAACATTCTTACTAAGTTGAACATACCAGCAATGTGTGCGGCTGGGTCACCAGCTGAAATTGTCAAAAACAATTCGCAATCAAGCTGGCCCATTTTCACAATCTTATCACCACGTTTCAAAGTGATTCCAAGATTTGTCATGTCTTCATATCTTATTACAATGTAACCTTTTCGCTGTTCATCAGTTCCCAACATTGTTGGGTTTCCTTTTTGGTCACGGTCACCATGAACAACTTGTGCTGGAATAGTCAACTGTGCTTTTCTTTCAACATGGTTTGCTGGAAATTTCCTTCCAGAAACACCGCTTGGATAAGGTGTTGTTGTCTTATCTATTTGTTCGATAACCACATCAATTGGTTCAATTAAGTCAACATTCATGGTTCATAATTCCCTATTTTATAAACGTCATCTTCACCTAAATTTCTTTGCCTAAAACTTCCAGCAATTCTAATTGGTGAACGATAGAACGCAATTATTCTGTCAACTTCTTCATTTCCTGATGCTGATGATTTCACGCTATCTTTATTTGAAGAAGGTTCAAAAAATTCTTGTTCGTGCAAATCAACTTTCAAACGCTTCAATGGGCCAGCCGTTGAAGAAGTTGTAAGTGTTGCACCAATTGGTGTGCTTATGTCTTGCATAACTAAAAGCTTAACAGCTTTTTGAATTAGTGCTGGTGTTTTTCCAGTTGGTTCAAGAAATCCAAATGAACCAGTTATTTGTGTGAGTGTTCCCTTTACAAAAACACGTGAAGTAATTGAACCAGCAAAAATGCTTCCACGCCCACGGCCAATGTTTAATTTAATTCTTGGGTTTCTTCTATCATCTTGCGGTCTTTGTCTTCCTTTGAAGGCCACAAAATCATAATCTTCACCTTCTTTTAATTCTGTTTTTGTTGAATTGATAAGAAGTTCTTCAATCTCGATGATTGGAACTGGAAAGTGCATCAAGGCTGTGTTGTTTCCTTCAAGTGAATAAACACCAGAACGCTTGTTGAAAAACTGTCCTGTTTTTTCATCAATCAAGTCCATTGCTTGTTGAATAAGTTGTTCACCATAATATTTTGGAACCGTTTCTGAATGTAGTAAATCAGAAGGCCCGTTTACAAGTTCGTCAACAGTGTCAACTTTGATTTGTGTTCCACTTGGGAAATCAATTATTGAAGCCGTTTTTCCAGCTTGATGAATAACATCACCAACAACTGGTGCTGGGTCACTTCCTGAAACTGAAAAGGTGAAAATGTCACCTGTTTGGTTTGAAGTTTTTGCTGACAGTGTGATTGGTGTTTTTCTTACCTTTGTATTTCCAGCAAGTGCCATTTCCAAAAGCAAGTCACCATAAGTTAAGTATAGGCCTGTATTGTCCATCATTTCATCCTTATTGCTTTTTGAATATTTTTTGTCATATTAAAACAGTCCTTCAAAGTAACGGCCTCAAAATTCTTTCCATCAGGAAGTTCAGCACCAACAAGGTTTAAGACAGCACTTAAATATTCTGAACAAACCAACTTCTTCCAACCATTACCAAAAATGTTTTTTCTTACAATGTAATTGAAGCATTTTTTCATTGTAATTGCAAAGGCATTTCCAACCAATTGCATCAATGAATACTTTTTCCCGTAGTGTTCAAGCGTCAAATCCATTATTTTTCCAAGCTGTTCTTCTGTTATTGGAATTTTGAATTCAGCAACCACATAAGAATGTTTTTCAATAAAGTCATTGAAGGGTGTTTTCTCAACACCAGAAAGAACAGCTTCATGCACATAGTTTGGTTGAACACCGTTTGCTGAAATACCAAAACCAGCATGGTCAAATGCGGTTCCTTGAAATGCTCGAACAAGGAAAGAAAGAATCTTTGTCCACTCTCTTTTTGTCACAAAGTAAATGTGAAGATAGGCCATAAGTTCCCCCTAATATTTTATGAATAGTTTGGGTCAGGAATTGACATCACATAAAATGTTGCCGTTCCCCAACTTCCTTGAAGTGGAACTTGATTCCCGTTGCTATCACTATCTAAATGAATAATAAGTTGTGTCAGTTGTGAACTTTTCATTGGTTGAAGTGTCACATAATTAAACGGGAAAACAAGCACTGGGTGTGGAAGGTTGCCCCACTGTGCAATTTCACCTTGTCCTAAATTGGCCGCGTTTATAAGGTCTTTTTCATTCTTATATTTCTTACGCTTATAAAGTACACGTAAAGGGTTTGTTGGTGATTCTGGTTCTTGTGGGTTGAAATACGGGTTGCCCACCCAAATTTCAAATGAAATTGGAACATTTATAAAACAGTCTTTTGAAAAGTTTAATTCAGCGTGTTCTAGTATTAGAATTTTTCCAGCAATTGGTTCAAGAATAAAATGTGAACTTGTGGCGTGTGAAAAATTAGCCGTGATTGTTCCTTGAACAGTGTAGTTTTCAGCAAAAGTCACTTTTCCGTTTTTATAATCAATTGTGAAATCTTGACCTTCAACAAGTTCAACACCGTTGTCATAAATTACTGGAAGATAGTTTTCTGCAAAATCATCTTCATCAGTTGTGCGCCCGTGAGTCAAATCAATCCAGTTCTGTGATAGTGAATTAAATGTTTTCCCACTTTCTAGTGTAAGTTCTTCACCTTCAACACGTGCTGATTTTGAATACCATGTGCAAGGGTCACAAAAATCGTGTGAAATAATTGATGTTGAAGGGACATCAGGCTTTTCAATGGCCACTCTTGGAACACCAGTTAAATCACTGTGTGAGCTATCTAGTCTCACTTTTTTATATGGCAACATTTTTAGTATATCAATCATTTCACTTATAGATTCAATTATTTTTCCACTAAGTTTGAAATTTATAATTTTTGGTTGCTGTGATATTTTCATAAATACATCATCACTTGTTGCCCAATTGAAAATCTCAACTTCTGGAATTTGGTAGGATTGGCCTGGTAATATTGTTTGAAAGTTTATAACAATATTGTCTTGTGTAATATTTTCAATTTCAATCATACATCCCTCACAATTTCCAAAACAACAGTAGCGTTTTGCATTGAAACAATTTTATTGTTACCAGTTTGGCTGTTGAACTTCAAACCTAATAAGTCACCAGCTTCAACAGAAACGGCTTGTCCCTGTGATTCTGCAAATGCGGTTAAGATTGAAGAATTCCACCAATTACCAATGTCGTAAGTTGAACTATCAACTGTAAAAACAATATCCCCCAACTTTGTGCCCTCATTACTAAACCCAACTTTCCAAAGTTCAAATAAAAGTTCGCATTGTGGTGCTGGTGAACCAGTTGATTGCGCTAACCCAGTTATTGAAGCAGTAGCCGAAACCACCTTACCAGTAAAAGCGGCTGTTGCTGGTGCTGAATTGCTATATCTATAACCGTTACTCGCATCACCACTTCTTCTACTAAAACTTCCAGAATGGACAAACGTATATAAATATTGGTCTGAATTGATACTGCCACCAATTATTTGAAATTGAATTATTTGCCTTCTGTAAACTCTAAGAAACTCTCTTATTGTTTCTTCAACATAGGCAACAATTTCTGCTATCAGCTTCATGTCAACACCGAGTTTGAGTCAGCAACAATGTTCTTATTTAAGTCCACATCCCTAGAAAAATTTTCTGTAATAGTTTTTTCAAGAATATTGTTATTATAAATTTTTTTTGTTATCGAGCTAACCAATCTTAGACCGTTCAACCCAGTAATTCGAGAAAATTCAATATCAAGAATTTTGCTGGTTTTTTCAACATTGCTGAAATATTCAATTTTTGTTATCAGCCCATCTATTCTTGATATTGTTGACCAAACATTGACGCCACTCAACCTGTATTCTAGTTCAACGACAACATCACGAAGGTTTCTCGTAACAAAAGATGAACCAGTTTTATTGAATTGAACGGTGTCAGCATTAGGTTGGCCCATTATTTCCCCTTATTACTTGTCAATATTTCTGCTTGCTTTACTGTAAGCAATCGCAAATTCTTCACTGTCTTGTGGTGGCCTTTTCATTCTGTTTGGGTCAGCGTTATGAACTGTTTGACCACAATTGAATGAAATCCATTTGAAACCAGTGCCAGAAATTTTGTTTTCAAAAACTTGTTCAATTTCTGCATAGTCTTTTGTTGCATCATCAAGACCACCAGCAAGGCTTGACGGGCCAAAAGGTGTAACCACACCTGAACCGTCACCACCGTAAACAACTTGAACAAGTCTTTTAGCTGTTGCGTGTGCATTGATTGCATCAGCAATTTGTTTTGCACTTGCTGTTCCACTGTTGCTTCCAATTGTAATTGAAAAACCGTTTTGAAAGTTTCCACCAACAACAACAGTCAAACCAGCCGCATTTTGAACTTCAATTGTTGTGTTATTACCTTGAGTGTTCAACACCATTGAAGTGAATGTCAGCTGTGCATTTGAAGTTCCTTGAATTAAACTTGCACGTGTTCCAGCAAGGCCAAGTGATTTTTTATTTCCATCTAGGAAAATATCACTTGAACCAGAAAGGAACAAATCAGCAAATTCAAATGCTGGAACTGAATTGTCTGGAAGTTGAAGTGGAAGTTGATTTTTCTTAGGCAAATCAATTTCATCAACCCTATCACGAATTCTTCTTAAAGCTTCATCAACTGTAAGACTTAAATTTTGAATGTAAGGGTTGCTTCCAAGTGGAATCACTGTGTTGTTATTTACAGCAATTGTTGCCTTATTATTTGTGTCATCAGCGTTGATGTTTACTGCAAAGATTGTTGTTTCAGCAATCAAAACACCAGTGTCATCAATGACCGCCACCTTATCGCCTGGTTCCCAGAACTGCGTGTCAGCAACGTCATAAAGTCCCTTACCAGCACTGGGTGCATCAGCTTCAAAATCAATAATTGTTTGACGAACATCAAATGAAATCCCACTTGCATCAGACTTTCTTCTGTAAAGTCTTTCAATTGCTTCTTGGATGTCATCAATATTGTCAACACGAACAATCGGCTGACCAGTCAAACCGCTTGTGTCAAACGATGCTGAAAATGTTACTTTCTTTGTGCCTGGGTTGATTGCAAGAACTATCAAATCACTTGCAATAACTGCAAGACGTTTCTTTGTTACTGGGTCAATTTCCCAAATGTCAACACTGTCACCAAGTTTTAGGTGGTCAACAGCTTGAAGCGTGTGAACATTTGAACTAATTCCATCAGTGATAACTTCACGTGGTAAGTATTGAAGTCTTGAAGCGTTTGGTTGTCCCATTTTTTATTCCCCTTTTTTAATATTTCATTTACACTTTGGTTTCTTCCAATAAGAAATCCTAATTGTTTCCGTGTCCACAACAGGGTGTTTCATTCTGTTGTTATAATCATCATCAGGGTCAATCAGGAAACGGAAACCTGTTGTGCCCACTTCTTCAAAATCAAGGCCAGGTTCTTTTGGAATACCATCAATCATGACTTCCAAAGTTTCTGGCCAAAATTCTTCACCATCGGGAAGTGTATATTCTAAGTTTACACCATCAATGGCACCTTGTGGAATTTTATTGATTCGCTGATTTGTGAAACGTGATTTTTTTCCAAGCATTGTCATGATGTCACCTTCCAGTTCCACCACGCCACGCCCACACTCTTACTTGTACTGTTTCATTTTCGTCAAGAACTGTTCCTTCTGGAAGTCTTAAATAAACGTAACCTTCACTTAAACCATCTTGAGAAAATGGCCCATCATCACAAAACAGTTCCCCGTCTTCTTCAAGGCCGTCATAAGAATATTCAATTGACCTGTCATGGTTATCATTTGCAATCACAACAGTTGTCATTTGTGCTGGAAATTCAAGTTTCACAGCACTGACTTCATCACCTTTCCATGGTTCATCAGGCTGTGCAATATTGTCAGAAGTCAGAATGACTTTCTGGTAAAATCTATTTTTACGGCTGGTGATATTATGGGACATCACGCCCCCTTACTGATACGCCCAAAATCTGAACGCACCATTGCCACGAACAGCAATTGTTGAAATCCCTTGCTGAATGTTTTGCAACGTGATTTCTTCATTGGGTTTCACAATCCCATCAACTTCATCAGTGTCATTGGAACGGTTTAGTGAAAACTCAATTGGGTTTGCACCATCGTTCTTAAACTTCACTTGCGTGTTTAGACCTTGAAGCTGAACATGGTTGTCAGAATAGTTTGCTGTTGCAACACCATCTTTGAACGCATAATTTGGCTTTACTGTTTCTGTTGCCATATTTTTACCCTTTCCTTAGTTCATGTAAGGCCCACGCTGTTTCCCTATTCTTACCAAGTCTATTCTGGCCAGAATCGGTGGTGGTGGGTTCTTGTAAGTGTAAACCATCATTGTCATTTGGATGTTATCAGCATGGCAAATTAGTTTTTCACCAACCTGTCTTTTCACACCATCCTTTTCCTTTGCAACAAGTTCAGCTGAAAACTTCACTTGACGAAAACCTTTTGGAAAAGGCATCGTGTGAAATTTCTTTTCATGAAGTATTCCAATCCCAGTTATTCTGTCTTGGAAGTCCTTCACCGATGACCATTCATTCCATTGCTGAAAGTCATCTTCCTTGTTCAAGTCAAATTCAAGTGTGGTTCCATCCTTGAAATTTATTTTCAACATCCTGTGTCCTTTTGTGCCACCGCCAAATAAGGTTCACACTTACTTCAAACCGTTATTTCTTTTTCTTTTTGCCTTCATCATGTGAAGCTGGTTTCTTTTCACCATCGGCCTTTGCTTCAACTTTTTGTTCTTGCTTCTTTGGTTCTGGTTTCTTTTCACCTTCAACCTTTTCTGAAAGAATTCTAAGTTTTGGCATCATGTGCTTATAATTCGCTTTCAAATGAGAAAGTTCATCTTCTGTCACAGTCAATTTTCGGCCAGGTGCCACGTGCAAAGCACCTTTACAGGAACGCTTTGCATCTTTGTGAAACCCTTCTACACACTCAGGGGCATCACCGTAATAAACAATCAAAAATTTTTTCATGTTGGTTTCCCCCATCAGTTTAACCTAAGTTTTATTTTACTTTTTTGCCTGAACCTTTCTTTTTCAGCTTCTTCTTAGAACCGTCTTCTGATTCACTGGAATCAGATTTCTTTTCCACAATTTTCGGTTCCATTTCAGTAAACTTGAAATAACCGTTGTGTTTAAGTTCATCAACCATTGAACCTTTTACAATCACTGGGATGTTTTGAACAAATCTTTGTCCACCCACGTTGTAAGATTTTGCGCCTTTAAGAATTACTTTTGCTCTTTTTACTAATTTTTCTGACATTTGTGCTTCCTTTGTTTTTGCCAAATATGACAGTTTTTTCCTGTTCAGTTATTAAAAATTTGGGGCCATTTAAGCCTGGCCCCGTTTAGCTTAAAAACTTAGTTCAAACCGATGTTGATTCCAAGAACAACAGCATCAGTTTCTTCAATCTGACACGCAACACGTGCTGTGATTGCGAATTCAGTAACAGAAGCAAAAATGTTTCTGTCTTTTTCAACTCTGATGTCTCGGCCAATACCAAGAACCATGTTTCTGAATTCAGTCAACCACATTTGTGATTGTGAAAGGTATGAAATTTTCACTTCTGTTCCATCAACGATAGAACCGCCACCATTACGGGCAATTGTCCCATTGGCATAGTTCATATCGTAATCAACGCCTTCGACAAACGGTGTCACTGGTGTAAGTGGGGCCGCATCAATTGTGGCCGCAACAACAACAAGTTCACTTGCTAAAACAATGTTTTTGTTTTTCAAGTTTACCGCTGATGTACCGTTTAAGGTCACGTGTTCAGTGATAAGTGGAGTTTGTGGAAGAAGTGCAAGTGGAACAAGTTCGATTCCAAAAGGCATCAAATTCATGTCAGAAGTTGTTGCTTGGTCACCAAGGCCTGTTGCACGTGCTGAAAGGTTGTTTCTATAAAGCTGTTCAGTAACATCAGAAGCAAAAAACTTCAAGTTTCTTTTGTTACGTTTGAACTTAGAAGGCATTTCAACAATCATGTCTGAAAAGATTTGATTGTTCACGTTTTGACCGTTGTGGTCAACGATGTGTGAAGCACCAGCAAGTTTCAACCAGCCGTTTTGTAGTTTCAAATATGTGTCCACAATTACTTGTGAAGCTGAACCACCGTCAATAAGTTCAGATTCATAGCGAATTGCACCCAGTTTGTCACCTTGGATGTAAAGTTCTTCAAGGTCATTTGAAAGTTGTGTTGCCATAAGACGCATGATTGTGTCTTCAACAGTTTCACCTTCAAGGTTTTCAAGAACGAATTCATCAGAAAGTTCCCAAGGAACCATGACTTCTTCTGGTTGTAAAGTAACCTTAGAAAAGTTTGCTTTACGTCTTACAGCTGGGTCAATTGCTTCTTTCTTAGCAACGGCCACACGTTTACCAACACCGATTTTGTCGATGTCCATTTTGTCGTTTCTGAAACGTGCAACACGTACACGGTCTTTAAGACCTGTTACATCAATAACAAAGTCAATGAAACGGTCAGCTTGCTTGTCATTCAAGCGTCCAGCCGCCGCAATATCTTGTGTTGTGATTGTTGCTTTTTCAAGAATTTCATCGTTTGACATTGTTGACTTTGAAAGTTTCCCTTCAAGTTCGTCAATGCGTGACAATGCTTTTTCAAGTTTTTGTTCAGAAGTCATTTCAGTTTGCTTTCCCATTTTCTTTTTCCTTTGTTGCAAATGTTTTGTTTATTCAGTTTGTTTTACAATGTTATACAAGTTTCACAAAAAAACCAATTTTATTTCAGGTTGCGTCTTTTCTTTTCAATTGTTTTTGAAATTTCATCAAGACCAATCACACTGGAAAAAATTGAAGTCTTTTCTTGTTCAGAAGATTCTTCATCAGATTCTTCATCATCGTCTTCTTCACCTAGTCCATAGCTTGCACCCCCTGATTGCTCAAGTTCATCAAGTTTGGCTTGCATATCTTTCAATTTCCCCTCAATGTCTTCCTTCAAGTTCGATGAAGATGAATTGATTTCTTCTTTCAATTCTTCCTTCATTTCTTCAAGTGACTTTTGAATTTCAGAAACGGCCTTAGTTTTCTGTTCCCCTTTCATTTCATCAGTAGCAACCGATGCAATAAGTTGGTTCAGCTTGGTTGCAATATCACGCAACACGGCCATTCTGGAAGTTGAAATTTTTGCACCCTTCTTGCTGACCTTTTCACGTTCAGACTTGATGCTATCAACTATTTCTCTAAATAAATCGTTTTGTGAAACGTCTTTGTTTTGTTCCATCAACATCATCACACCATCAAGTGCGCCAAATGTTAAGGCAACAATTTCATTCAACGCGGCCGCGGCCATGTCATGAAGTTCAAGACTTCTGGCAAGCATTGCACCAACGTCTTCAATATTTTTTTCAAGTTTAGAAACTTTCTTTTCAAGTGAAGAATCATCAGATTCCTGACCATCTTCATCTTGTTCCCCATCTTCACTTGCAGATTGTGAAGATTCTTCTTCTGATTCGTCACCTTCTGATGATTCTTCTTCTGATTCGTCTTCACTTGAAGATTCGTCTTCTGATTCACCATCTTCTGATGCTTCTTCATCGTCCGATTTATTTAATGAAAGTTTCAACTGGAAAGTCGGGTTTTCTTTTTGGAAGGTTTCAGCATCGAATGTTCCAGCAATGCAAGCATCAAACACACCTTTTTCAGCGTGTTCAACAGCACAATCAAAGCAAACGCCTTTGATTAGTCCCATCCCAATTTCTTTTGCTTCTTCTTCATGTGTAATTCCACAAAAAACACAATGTGTGTTTTCGTCACTTACACCCTTTGAAATCACCTGTTTCCAGGCAACCGATTTCTTCACAGGTTTTGACACTGTTGCCCCCTTATTTTTTTTGTTTACACTTTTAGTAATGTAAAACTGTTCACCTATCGCTGGTTTGTCCACGGCCGAAACTTCATCAATTTCTAAATCGAAAAGTTCCTTTACCTTAGTTTTCTGAATTTTCTTTCCCATAAATTATTCCCTTGGTTCTTATGATTTTACGTTTGCTGGTCTTGATTTGGAATGGCCACCAATGCTGAAACCTGTAATCTTCCCAAGCTTGACAAGATTCCAAACTTCATCATCAAAGACTTTCATTGTCATCACCCAAGTTCCCTTCACAATTTTTCTTCCTTCAATAATCATGTCAACAGAGGCAATGAATGTTTCGACAACGGCCATTTTTCTTGAAAAGTCGATATGCTGAAAGCCACGTTCACCAGCTTTGTCAACATTTCTAAAACCAAGTGATTTTAAGAAGTCCTTATCATCACGATAGGCCAACTTAATCATGTAACCGTGTGCGGCCTTTTCAATTTCATTTGCTGAAACAATGTCATCTTGTAAGTCAACATTGTCAGGAATAAGAACAGGCCCCATGATAAGGCGTTTTTCTTCATTCTTTGAAATGATTTCATAAGCCGTTTGAAATGACTTCTTAGTTTCTGTTTCAACAGTTTCTTCCTGTTCTTCATCGAACATTCCAACCGTTTTTTGAAATTTTTCTTTCAAAGATTTCATTCCATCGTTTCCTTGTGATTCAATAATTGTGTCATGCGTTTGACCTGAAATCAAGTCTTCATCATTTTTTTGTTCCACATCAGTCAATGAATCACCTGTTGCTGATGAAGCAACCGTTTCAGCGGTCATTCCAACACTAGGTGTTTCAGTCACAGCAAGAAACCCAATAATGGCATCAACGCCTTCTGTGATTCTTATTCTTTGAAGTGTTGTTTCTTCAAATGATTCACGTGACATTACCTGAAACGTGAAAATTCCTTGGTCACCTAGAACTTGTGATGATTTCACATCAAGCCCTTGGTCAAGAACAAACCGTGTGGCAAGGCCAACATCAGCAAATCTTTCTTTTGAAAGAATCAAGCTTTCAATTCTTAAACCAGAACCAAGGCTTGCCATTCTTTTAATGATTGATGTTTCAACAGCTTTTTGAAGTATTTCTTTGAACTGACTTTGATTTAATTTTTTTACTAATGCAAAATCAACTTCCATCGGTTCAGCTGATTCTTCAACTTTGAAGTTTTCAAAACCTTTTACAGTTTTGCTTGCATCATTTATTTCTTGTAACAAATCACTAGGAATTAAACTGACAAAACGCTGGCCATTAGTGTCCAGTGTGTGTCTGTGAACGCCTGAAAGTGTTGTTGTTTCACTTTGAATTTCATGTGTGTGACCTTCACCTTCAACAACTTGCAATTGAACAGGGCCTTGTTCTGTCCTGACAGTCACGGTGTGTGAATGTCTGTCAGGTTCACCCTTGACTTCATTCGCTGAAAGATTCAAAGGGTGGAAGTGTGCCCCACTCAAGTCAGTCATCAACAGTCTGTCACCAATGAAAAAAATGTGTTTATGCAAACCATCTTTTTCGGTTTCAATTTTTCTTGGTGAAATTCTGTGTGCGTGTGCGCCACCTTCACCAACTGTCTTAATTATTTTTTTTGTCATGGAATCTTTCTTCCTTAAAAACTATATGACTTCAAAAGTGTCTTTTACTATTATGTTATACTTTGTTATACAATGAAAGTAAAAAATTTTCAATTACATGATTGAATCAATCAACCATGTGCATCATTTTAAGCTGGGTGAAGTTCTGACCTACATCGAAAATGCAATGGTGGAATAATCACACCAGCCTTTGCAAGCGCATCTTGAATGTTCGGGTCACTCAAATTAAACCCATCTAAGTTTCTAGTAAAAGGGGAAATTTCTTTCAATTCAGCCACGGTTTCAACTTCTAAAACCTTTTGACGGTGTTCAACGGCCTGCTCGATTGTGAAAACCCTTCCATCCATTGAAGAACAAACTTCTGATGTAAGGTTGTCAATAATTGCCTGAAAAATAACTTGGCCAATTTGAACTTCACGCATCAATTCAACTTGTGAAAAGTTCCGTGCGAATGTCATATTGGTTGAAGTCAGCCCTGAAAAATAAGCTGATGTTGAAGCTTCACCAGTGGCAATGCTTTGTGGAAGGGCACCTTTAATGTTCCCACCAAGTGTCTTTGTCAGTTCTTGTTTCAGGTAAACGCTTGCATCAGCGTGATTCAAACCCTTATCTAAAACGGCTTTTTTAATTTTGTTTGCAACGATTGGTTTTAATGAAGCTGGAAAGTGGTCACCAATGGCAAGGTTTTCCAGCCTTGACAAATTTTCCCAAGCATACTGGTCATTGATTCCAAATGCTGGTGGTGCCTTCATGATTTCTTCCACACCTTCTGACCATGTGAAAGATTTTACTTCAATAATGTAGGGAACAACTGACTTTGAAATTTTGTCAAACTTTAGGCCAACAAAATCCATTGTTTTCTTTTTTGGGTTCAGTTTGAATTGTTTTGCAAAGCCGATTTTATTCAGCTTATAAACTTCTTCCATGTCATCTTCAACACGTTTAGAAGTTTTCTTTTCAATACCTTTATAAGATTTTTCAAGTGATGCCAGAAGCTTATCACTGTCTTTTTTTGTGAAAGGTTTTCCATCAACTGGAAAGGTCTTCAAAGCTTTTTCGATTGCCTTAGTTGACGTTTCATTCCAGTTCTTAGCAAGCACCCTGGCCAAGTTCTTTTCTATCCTGTCAATTTTTGGAAGTGCTGTGTTTTTTGCCTTTTCCACTTTCTCTGAAAGGATATTGAAAACGGCCTCCTTCTTTTCAAAAGGAAGTTTTATAAATGCTTGCTTAAACTTTTCGTTTACCATATTTTACCACACGTTTGAGTAAATATAATCAAGTCTTATTCTTTTTCCATCATGCTTCAAGAACTGTTCTAAATTTTGAAACTTAATATCAAAATCCCAAGCTTTTACTTTACTCTCAAAGTAATCTTTTTGTTTTTTATAAATTTTTGCTTGCTGAATTTTCATATCATCCATGTTCTTCACATGGTCACTTTCACTTTCTGTTTTTCTTCCATAGTTGGTGAACAGTCTTAAATAAGTTTGTCCATTTACTGCAACATAAATGTCAATGTCATTTGGATGAATCTTTTCAACCGCACTTCCAACTAAGAAAACTGGTGAACAGAATCTAAGTGCCACCTGTTCAGCCGCTTCAATCAACGCTTGTGTCTGTTTACCAGTCAGGCACGGAATTTCAATGGTCATGGTTGCATTTTCCGTGCTTGAAATAGTCTTTTTTATTTACACCAAAGCCTTCAACATCAAGAACTTCTTCCATCCAACCAAGAACTTCACGTTCAATGGTATTGTGTGGGTCAAGTTCGTGATGAAGCTTATCAACTAAATCCATTCTATCGTTCACACGCCTTGTGAAGTCATCAGTGTAACCTTCTTGGCCAGGTGAAATTTTATTTCTGTTATCAATTCCCTTGTCACCTTCTTGTTGTCCAGTTGGTGCAAGTGTCCCTTCTTGGTTACTTCTTGCCATTCCACGGGCCAACTTTCCAACAGAAATACTGAAAGGAAGGTCAGGTGAAAAGTCTGGGTCATCTTCAACAAGCGGTGGAAGTTCACGGTTTAGAATGTCACCCAAAATCATGTGTGCAATTCTTGGAGTCACACCACCAGTTTTTTCAGCACCCTTTAAGATTTCAACAAGGTCAGAATCATTTGTGACGTTTGGTGAACTTGTTTTTAATTTGTGGAATCTCACGCCTTGCTGAACAAGAATCTTATTCCATTCTTCATCAAGTTCTTCACGTTCAGGGTTGTAAACATATTTTTCAGACATTCTTTCAGCTTCTTGGGCCGTGTCACGGCTTGCTTCTTCATTCTGTCCAACAAGAATTGGGGAATGTCTGAAAGAACGTCTTACTTTTGTGTTGTTGTTTTTGTCGTACTCTGACCAAAGTGCATCAGTGTGCTGATTGTTTGTCAGCGGTTGAATGTCAATCTTCATTGAAGAAGAACCTGAAAGTGCATCCGATGCTGATTCACCTTCAATTAAAAGAAATTTTGAATAGTTCAAATCACCTTTGATTGACGTGTCAACGAATTCCTGAACACGTTGAATTGAACCTTCTGTCAACATACCACCAGAAACAAGAATGGCCATTGAAGGAACATTGTTATTCTGTTGTGTCAGAATGTTTGATTCTTCTGATGAACGTGAACCTTTAATTGCAATAATATTTCCAGTAAAACGTGGCATCCCATAAGGTGTCTTTCTGGAAGTAGGAATTTTGAAATGATATAATTCACGGGCAAGGCACTTTTTAGGAACTTCATTTCCTTCCTTATCAACTGGAACCTGTTGACCTTGACCGTTTGAACGTAAACGCAAAACTTCACCTGTTCTTGCATCAATAGGCCGTGGGTCACGGAATTCTTTGAAATAAACTTTTTTCTTTCCTACAATCTGAACAAATCTTCTAAATCTTTTCAGGAATGTTTTGTCTTTTAAGTGTAGGCTTTCATCAATATATTTCTGGGAAAATCTTGTGAACTTGTCATCACTTTTTGTCAGCCAAATTGTGGAAGGTTCAATTCTGTTATAACTTGCATACTTTGAACCAGTCAAACTTGGGATAAGTTCAAGATAAGCGTTCCCAGTTGTTTCCCTGTCACGCAAAAGTTGTTTTCTTAGTTTTCTTAATGAACCATCAGGGTTTGGGTTTTCAAGAATGTTTGTTTCCAACCATCTTTTTTCATGGACAATTTTTTCACTGTGTGTTTCAATTTGTGCTGGTGTAAGTTTTTTCTGTTCAATCTTAGCACCAAAACCTTCAATCCCAATTACCATTGCATCAATGTTGGGGCCAAGTTCACTTGAATATTCTGCAAGAACTGAAAGTTCTTCCTGTGAAAGTGGTGGCTTTATGATGTTGGTTCCAAAAGCAACACTGGTTTCAGTTGAAAGGGCACTTGACTGTTCCTTTCTAATTTTACGCTGGTCAATACCAATCACCGTTGCTTTTAGAATTGATTTGTTCCCATTCTTGTCTTCAACGGGAATTGACCTTGTTTCTGTGATGACTTTACTGGCACCACGTTTCATCAATCTTTTCTTTCCCATATTTTGTTCCCTTCCTTACATCACGCCTGGTTCACTTGTTCTTCTTTTTTTCTTTCCATTGAACGCTGTTGTCACCGCAATGTCTAGTGCATCGAATAAATCTTTATAACGTCCATCAGGCATACCAAGCAAATGTTCTTGAAGTTCGTGCATACCTTCTTTCAAAAATACTTGCCCCCGTTCAAAGTAAGCTGACAATTTCCAGGCCCTCATTGTCTTGTCAGTGTCCGTGAACACTGGAACAGCACGAACATTGGCCAGTTTACTATCTGAACGCATATCTTGAAGTAAGGCCCTTTGGTAACCATTGGCTTCAACGGCCACTTTGATTGGGTCATACTTCCTGAAAGCTTCACCAATAACAGACTTCTGTTGTGTGTAATGGGTCACCCTGTTGTAATATTCTAGCACATAAATATTAAAAGTTTTAGGACAAACACCAATTGTGCAATGTGCGAATTTGTCAGCGTTTTCAGCTTGCTTGATTGCAAGGTCAACACCCTGAAAGATTTTAAGTTCCCTGATAGTAACGTCTTCCATCTTGAACCAGTTGAACCATTCAACTTTGAAGATTTTACCCTTCATGGCCTCAACGTCATTTTGCATTTGGGAATTAAAAATAATTGTTCCCTGTTGCTTTTTAAGTTTCAACAGGAATTTCACACTAAATTTGTCAGGCCAGAAAGAAACGAATCTTTTATGTTCTGGTGCTGACCTTTTACATCCCTTTTTTGGAATCAACGCTGGAATTCTAATGTAATTCTTTTTTAATACCTTACCTTTTTTGTTCTTTACTGTGAAAACAGTGTCAATCAAGGTTCCATAAATATCATCAGGATGATAACGGGTTCCAATGACGTTCATTGTCCCATCAGGTTCAAGTGTTGGGTGAAGAATTTTATAAAGCCACGTTCTAAGTTTTTCACGTTGTGCTTCTGTTTTTGAATTTTCTTCATCAACTAAGTCATCAGCATAAATTTTGTCAAAGTGTTTTGAAGCAAGTGCCCCTGTGTAACCAACCGTTGAAACGGTTGGTTCTTTTGATGTTGATGTTCTTGGCTTAATATTTATTTCACTATCATTCCAAAGACCACCCTTGTAATCACCAAAGACTTCAATGAAACGTGGTGATTCAAGTTTCTGTTTTATTTCTCGCAAAAATCCAATTGCGTTTGTGTCAGTTTTTGAAGCAATTAAAATTCTAATATTTGGGTTTTGAAGAATATCCAAAATTATTGAACTGATTGTCAGAATTGTTGACTTACCACCACCACGTGGTGCAAGTCCCAAGTGCCACAACTGGTCTTCAATTCTTACTGATGAACTTTCCCTGTGATAGTACATTAGAATGTGAAAGTCTTGAAGCTTGTCATAACCAAGAACTTCTTTCATCAGCAAATCAATTCTGGAATGATTGATGATTTGGTCACGCAACCAATGTTTTTCAGTCAGCTTCAATTTCTTGAACTGGTCAATTGCTGTTTGTCGTTCCCTGACAGCCGCTAAATGATGCTTGTCAGTGATAAGATTTCCACCTTTCATTATTTCACACCACTTAAATTTTTACGGTTTTGAAACCAGCCGCTTGCGGGTGACCACCGCCACCAAACTTTTTTGCAATTTCTGAAACATCAAAATTTTTCCTTGAACGCAATGACCACATCACTTGGTCTTCAAAGACAGTGAATGAAGCAACAAAAGGCGCATCAGGAAATTTTTCAAGTAATTTTGCACCAACTTCTGACCAGGCAATTGTTGTGTTCACAATTGGAACTTCATGGCCTTCAATTTTTTTCACAAATGGGTGCTTGCAAATATTGTCAACTAAGTTGTCATACATTCTTTTAAGAACAGCACCTTCTTTTTTCAGTTCTTCAACGTCAAACTTATCCCACAATTCAAAATCCATTGGATAAGAAACAAGTGCTTTGTGAACTTCTTCTGAACCTTCCATTTCAAACTTCCATAAGTCACGGTCAGAAATGTGTGCAATCAATTGTGGGATTGCTGGAACAGTTGGGTTGATGTGTGCTTCATGTGCATCACCATGAAAGTATTCCCATGAAAGTAATGCGCCTGACTTGTTCATATCAAAGTTTATTTCAAGCCAATCATATTTCCCTTTCAGCGGTTCAAGTTTTTCTTGTGCTGTTTTGTGATGGTCAATCAGAATTATTTTCTGACAATGTTCCTTTAATTCAAGAAGTGTTTTTTCATCAAAAGAGAAATCAAGAATGAAAACAGCTTCCCAAATCTTATTTTTTTCAATGTATTTTTCTGGAATAGGCATCCCGTAAGAACACGGAATGTAAACAGCATCATCTTTGAATTTTTTCCAAGCTGAATAAGCTGAACCAAAACCGTCATAACAGTTTGAATGATATAAAATACAGTTTTTCATTATTGTTTCCTTTTCAGTTTTATTTTTACTTTTGTCTTCTTTTCTGTTTTCTTTTCAACTTCTGGAATTAAAACCTTATCAGGAATAAATTTCCTTATTCTTTTTTCATCTTCACCAAGTGATGCAAGAAGTTCTGGCCGCATTTCAATAATGGGTTTATTTGCCATGGCATTAAGTCTGGCCACTTCATCATTCACTTGCTGTTTCACATCATCGGTGGTCATAGTTGAAAAAGTCATTTCAGCTTCAACACTGACTTCACCACCCTTGTTTTCAATAAAACCTAATTGCTGGCCAAGCTTCACAACGTCTTTGTTGATGTCATGTTTCATCTTAATAGCCGCAACAAGTGCCGTGAACTGTTTTCTGAAATCAAAACGCTTTTGCATTTTGTCCAAGTCTTTCACAAGCACACGTGACTTTTCCACAAATTCTGAATAAACTTTTACAGAATCGAGTGACCTAAAAGTTTCATTGTCGATGTCATGAATTCTTGCCAAGTATTGTTTATAAATGTGCGGCTGTATGTTTAATTTTTCTAAAATTTCAATGTCAGAATAACCTTTCCCTTTCAAACTTCTAATATTTATTTCAAGTTCCCTTTGCTGGGAAGCTGTCAGCTTGTTTGAAGGTTTCTGTTTTTTCTTTTTCTTCTTTTTTTCTTCACTCATTATTTACGCCTTAGATTGTGTCAGAATCAGCAACAATCTTCATGTTGCTTGCTTTGAAAAGTCCAGTTGGTGAAATATAAGGAACACCAAGGCCAGCCAAATCTTCCCAGTCAGCATCAATGATGTCATGTTTGTCAGCAACCATTGGAAGCTGGGAACAGTAATTGAACTTGTAAACCTTGCCACCATTCTTTGTTGTTGGCCCGTGTTTTCTTGGGTCATATTTTTCTTTTGCCCTAAATGACCAGTTATATTCTGAACCGTCTTCTTCCCAAACATTGGCAAGAAATTCTTTGGTGACTTCTGGTGTCCATCTTGGGTCATCAATTCTTCCAATTGCAACACGTGAACTTTCAGAACAGAACTGGAAGAAGTCGGTTTTTCTAAACCCTTCATGTGTCATGTCCACAATTTCAATTTTCCCTTCACCCTTATCAACACAAATTCCAACGTGTGACCATTCACCACCAATGACTTTGGTGGTAAGTTTGTCATAGTCAACTTGAAAAACTAAATCACCAGCTTGAAGCTGGTTGTAAAGTTTTTGAAATGTAAGTTTTTTCATGTGTGGATAGTAAGTTGTAAGACGAATAAAAGGCACCGTGTACTTCAACAGATTGAACCACAACTTTGTGTCCATCAACCAGAAAAGAGTGTGTTGTTTTACTTTCTTAAAAACAGTTTCAAAAAAATTATTCTTTTGTTCCATGTTCTGTCTTCCTTGATTTTTTGACAAATCCAAATCCCTTGCATTTGTCGCATTGCTGTCTTCCATGAACGATTGTTTCAACAATCTTTTTCACAGTGTCACCGTTTAATTTTCCAGCATCGTTTAATGAATTAAGGTCAAGGTTATCATCAAAACGAACAGTTGAAATTCCATTATAAAATTCATCGTATTTTTCAACCGTATAACCTTGACCTTTACAATGCTGACACAGCTGAAAGGTGTTGTTGAATTCTTGCATGACTTCTTTGACTGTTTTCTTTTTTGTTGTCGGTAAGTCACGAACAGACAACCATCCTTTTGCTGGCATAAAATTCCCCTTATTACTACACTGTAAAGTGTTTTTACTACAATGTCAAACCTAGTCCACTCTTACAACTTCAAGAACAGGAACAAGCTTCTTAGGGTCTTGCGGTGATTGTGACAACCCAATGAACTTCACAATCAAATCAACACTTGACGCATCCTGACCATGAATGTCAATCAGTCTGGAACAACCAACACCTTTCAAACTTTCAATGTAATATTGCCCGTGTCCAGTTTGCGCTTCAAAGCCACTGTCATCAGTCAGTTGAATGTAATTAAATGCACAGGCCTTCTTGTCACCAGCTGGTGCAATTATGGTGTCACCAATGACCATCACTTTGAATTGCTTGTTCAAGTGCTTTGTTTGGTTCTTAACATACTCACTGGAATTCAAAATAAATGGGACTTTTTCTTTTTTCTTGGCTTGTTCCTTTTGAATCTTTTTGAATTCCTTATTTGTCACAACTTCTGATTCAACTTCTTGTGGTGCTTCTGTGTTCACATGATTCACACCATTGGCATAAATGTTTTCCATTGCCCTTGCGTTCTGTTCGTTGATTGCCTTCACCTGTTCTGGTGTCAAAGCAAAAGCGTTCATTGAAAGCGTGAAAAGTAAAATTAAAGTTTTCATGATTCCCCCTTATTTCACGTTGAATGTGGCTGAATAAGTCACATCAATCATTTTCCCATAGTCATTACTTCTTTTTGATTCAATCATAACTTTGAAACCTTCTTCTAATTTTGTAATTCTGAAAACTTTACGGCCAACCTTGCCTTCCATCAAACCAGCTTCAAGAATCGCAACAATTGCTTTTCTTTCTGTTGCTGTAAGGTGTTTGTGTTCTTGCACGTTTGTGATTTGCATGGTTGCCCCTTAGTTTGTTTCTTAATACTATCTTACTACATTGTAGGAAATAGAACAATAAAAAAGACACTATCTAAGTGCCTGTTTTTACTACAATGTGGTAAGAAATTTAGAAGCGTGGTCTTGAATGTTTCATTTCATATTCTTCTGAAACATAGCCTGTTTGTTCCAGCATGGTCATAAAAATAGAACACAACCTGTTTTCAAGCTTCTTATGCTTTGGTGTGTGTTTGACATCAATCAAGTGGGCCAACTCATGGGCCAATGTTTCAAGCAAGTCAATTTTACTGAAAGGAACCTTCTTCCTTTTTAATGGTTTCAGCTGATGTGATTTGACATAATATAAGTTCAGGGAAATGTAACGCCTTTTTACTTGGTTGGTGTGGGTGTTTGTTTCAGTCACCAACTGTGCGTGACAGTGTTGAATTTGTTCCAACCTGGGTTTCACGGCAATGATTTTTTCAAGTTGTTCAACTGGAACAATTTTGCTTGCACGTTTAAGGTAAGGAATCACCCATTTAAGTTCTGGTGAAATTTTTACGCTCATTTGTTTTGTCTTCCTTGACTAATTTGAATGTAAACCCACACACTGGCCTTTGTTCCTTTAAGGCCCTACAAATTCCAGCATCACTTATTTTCAAATCTTTTGATGCTTCTTTGTATGATGCGTAAACTTTTTTATTGTTTAAGCACATCACTGGAAAACTAAACTTCTTTGCTTTTTTGTCCTGTCTGTCTTGAATAACGGCTTTGATTTTATTTAATTCTTTTTCAATGGAAATATTTTCCTTGAAATCAATTAAAAAATACTTCTTACCAACCATGCGCTTCTTTTTTATACAAGTAATTATTGATGAAACTGAAACATTCAATTGTTTTGAAGCATCAGCAACAGAATCGTAAACTTCACCAGTATTTAAGTTTAGAAGTTTTCTTTTTAAGTGATTCATTTTTCCATCTTTCCAAAGATTGGTGGAAACAAGTTTTGAAGACAGCCTTCTTTTTTCTGTAATAACAGAACCGCAATGGCCAAACTCACCACCAGCTGTTCGATTGTAACCGTGTAATGGGTTGTTTGATTTGTGTCGCTTTATGAAATTTTTTTCAGCTTGAAACATTTCTTCTTTTGAACTGCACATTTTTACAGTTTTCCACTTACACTTGAATTCATTTTCTCTAAGTGCTTGATGGAAAAATGAACCAGCACCACGTTTGGCTTGCCTGATATGCTCATTTGAACGCTTCTTCAAAGTTGCTGTTGTGCATCCAAAATATTTTTTACCGTTATCAAAAACAGCACAATAGACAATCACCCGTTACCGCCGATTTGAAAAACTGAATTCTTTTTGAAATCAGTCCTACCATTTTCATAGGAATCGCACAATATAGGTGTTCTAAAAACCATTCCATTTTCTGGGTGGTTCACCCATAAAGCTTGCTGTGGTCTTTCAAAAGAAAAATTCATAATATTTGAAAATTCATCAGCACCTTTCACACTTCCATTTATGACAAGTTGATTTGTGTGAACATACTGGTGAAAGTGTCCAACCATCATGACATCAAAAGACTTGTTTACTGATGCTTGTTTCTTTTGCTTTCTATGAAAGCCCAACATCAATGGTGAAAAGATTCCAGCAATGGCATTTCCACCCCTGAACTGGTCACCGTGTGTAAGAAGAAAACCTTGGTCATAAATTCTGAAATGCGCATCAGGCCCATCAGGAATCAAGAACGTCACACGGTCATCATTCTTGAAGTGCCTGGCCATAAACTGGTAAACCAGCCATTCATAATTGTCAAAGACCTTATTTTTTGCACGTGGTTTTTTGTGAAGCCTTCCATGGTTACCAACAACACAAGGAATAAAGATTCTTTTGAAATATTTCAAATGAAGTTCAACACCATCAATAAGAATGTCAGTAAGTGCCAACAATGAACGCATGATTGAATCTTCATTTGTTTCAGCAAGTTCTTCATGAATGTTTCCTGAAAGAAGGTCACCGCCAAGGGCCAAAACAAAACCGTCATAAACTGGGTTTTTTGTTCTGTTGAAAAGAATGTCAATGGAAGTGTTGAAAGTGTGTTGAAGTCTTTTGGTTGCAATGTCACGGTTGAATTCGTTTACATAATTGATTTGTGCTGGGTCAACGTATTCATCAAAGTGAATGTCTGAAAGAAACAAGCATGGAATTCCATGTGTTTCATTTTTGCTTTGCTTTGGTTGCAACCAATCGGGCACACTTCCAAAGTCATGCTTCTTCATGTCCCAAATCATGTTGGTCAAGTGTGCTGATGTCAGTGCTTGTCTTTCAGCTTCACGCAAGTCAGCGTTTAATTTTGTGACTTCATCTTTTAATTTTTTTACTTCCACCCTATCTTCAAAATTTAGTGGTGGTGCCTGTTTCAAATCTTTGTTTTCTTTCTTCAATTCTTCCAGCTGTAAGTTTACTTTTTCAATCTTTACCAGAAGCTCATTTTCCCTTCTGGTTCTTGCTTGAAGAATGTGGTTGTCTTTTGGCCTGAACATCCCATTCTTGGAACGGTCAACAAGGTCAACACCTTCCAGCCGTAATTTTTCGGCCCAAACCCTGACTGTCCTTTCTGAAACCCCAAACTGTTCCCCAACTTCCAGAACTGTTTTGAAGGCGTTTAGGTCATTGTAAACTTTTTTGAATTGTTCTTTGCTGATGTCTTTCAGCTGACTTTTTTTAGGCAAAACAACCTTCCTTGATTGTATAACAATGTATAACAAAGATTTTACCACGTTCTGGAAAATGTGCAATAAAAAGGCCCAGCACTAATGGCCAGGCCTATTTAAGAACAAACAAGGTGGGTGAATATTTAAGCAACGTGGTCAAGTTTATTTGACCACACCATCCTTCCATTTTCTGCTAAAGACTTCTTATCAATCATGCAACATCCAATTTTTTATTCCACATATTTTTTATGGAATTTTTAAGTTTTCTATTACCTTCAATAAAGTCAAGGTAAACCATGCTTGAACTAATGTTCTTATGCCCCAACATGGTCTTCACAGCATGAATGTCTTCACAGTTGTTGTAAAGTTTCACACCCATTGTGTGTCTAAGACTGTGAAGGCTTTTGTCTTTGTTTGGTGTTACATTGGCCCAAATCTTTCTGAACATTCTAGTTGAAACTGGGAAAATATTTCCACCGTTCTTTATTGTTGAAACATATTTCTTCAAACGCTGAAAAAAGGCTGGTGGGAGTGGAACCGTTTTGTCATTGCTTCCCTTCTTTCCTTTGATGGTTACTGTTCCATTATTGTTTAGGTCACTTGTTCTGACTTCAACAATTTCAGCTGACCTTGCACCAGTGAACAAAGCGAATTCAACCAAAAGAACGTGGAACTGGTTTCTGGTCATTGCAAGGTTCTTTCTTAATTGGTCAAGTTCATCATCAGTCAAAAATTTTGTTTGTGTAAGTTTCATAAAATCACCATCACCTTCAAAATATGTGGGGCCACCGCCTGGCCCCATTTTATTGTTTCTTATTTTGTAACATACTGAACAGAATCATCAAGCCAATCAACTTTCAAAACTTTTTCTTTTGTTTCAGATTCTTTCTGTCCTTTCATAGCTTGTGCAAATCTTTCTCTTAATTCTTGTGCTTGTTTTTCAGTTAAGTTTAAGATTTCAGTGTTCATTGTGTTTCCCCTTGTTTGCTTCCTTGATTTAATATTACTACAATGTAGGAAATAACACCAGAAAAAAGTGATTGTTTAAGTGACCGTTTTTACTACAATGTAGCAATTTTATTTCAACCTGTTCCCTTTTTGCCCCCAATGATTTAAGGTTTTCAACACTTCAAGGCTTTTGAAAGTCACCTTCACATTACCGTTCTTGAACATTTCCAGCTGGAAATAGGGGCCGTCAACAATGCTTCTATGGTTCCTAAGGGCCAAATCAACCAGTGAATGAATGTTCAGTTGTCTGTCAGGTTGAAGTTTACCATCAACTAGATAGCAAGCACGTTCAAGGTCTTCAATTAAAGCAAAGCGTGAATTCATTGATGAAATATAAGCTGGAAGACCTTTCCCATAAGTGTAAAAAATTGAGGCTCTGAAACTTTTTGGAATTCCAGTTTGAAGGCGTTTTTCACCTGTTGCCCTAAAACTATTCCCTTTTCTGAAAACAACATCAGTCACTTCTTCATAAATCTTTCTTATCATGGCCGTTGCTGTTGCTTCTTTTGAATTCATAAAACCGTGAATTGTTGCCATAACATTTTCAAAGTTGAAAACTGGTGCTTCATCTTCAAGCTTTTCATAAAGCTTTTCCTTGTCCGTTGTGGTCAAAAACTTTTCAACCTGAAATTCTTCAAGGCACTGGTGCCAGAATCTCACATCAAGCTTTTTCCTAATGTGTTCAATGTCACGTTCATCAATGTAATCAGGGTGTCTGACCTTTTCGGCCACTTCATAAGTGCAATGTTTCAACTTTTTTGCAAGCTGTAAAATTTGAAGGATGATTTCAGCTTCTTCATCACGGTTCTTCACCTTATCTTGAAGCGTTTCTTTTCTGGCCAAACTGTCATCAAAAATCATGATTATTCCCCTTTCATTTCTTCAAACCAATCATCTTTCCAAAGACTAGGGTGAACATTGTTTCCCTTACCAGTGTAAATGATGACAGCATCTTTTTTGTAAGGAATCTTTTTTAAGCCTGTGAAAAGAACCTTACCAGTGAAGAATTCAGTTCCAGAAAATTTCTTTGTTCTTAAATTTAATTTTACAAAAACTTTCATAACTATTCCCCTATGAAGTTTAGTAACCACTCAAGACCTTTAATTTCATCAACCTTTTCCAGCATCTTTTTCACAATCGCTTCCTGTTTTGTTGCCATTCCAGTTGAATCAAATTTTTCCCATTCAAGTTCAAGGTCTTTGATTTCATTTTTTAATTTTTCAATTCTTTGTTTAATTTGTGTTTTCATATAACTATTTTACTACAATGTAGTAATAAAAGTCAATAAAAAAAGCACCAACCAAGTGCTTGAAATGAAAGCCTAAATGTAAAAAAGAACGGGCCAAATGACAGGGCCGTGTTCTGGCCCGTTCGATGTTGGCCACTAGGGGAACCCATCACATCAAGATTGAACACGTTTTTATAATCCCTCAAGAATCATTTTACCAAGTTCTGGAATAATCACAACCTGAATTTATTTTTTATTTTTTCAGCTTTCTTTCTATCATCAAGAATCTTGACAATTTTCTTTTTCATGTTTAGCGTTTCCAGTTCCACACGCTTTTCAATGTCAAACTTAAAACCTATTTTGGTCAACAATTTTTCAAACTTATTTAATTCAACGTGTTTGTCCAAAACTGGGTGCTGTGCCACGATTGTTCCAAAAGGTGTTTGCATTTCTTTGAAAGAAATGAAACCAATATGAAACCCATCACCGCAAGGGCCAACATCAAAGTTGAAAACCTGTTCACCGTGTTGGAAACAAAACTTTGTTCTTAATTTTGGTGGCCACATGATTTCTTCATCATCTTCTTCACGTTCTTCTTTTGCCTTCTGGAAATCAAAAATCTTACCGGTGCTTTCTTCTGGTTTGAAGTCTTCCAAGCTTTTCAACTTTGGTCTTTCTGGTTTCCCTTCTTCTGTTGTTTCATCAGTCATGTTTTCACCTGTTCCATAAATTCTTTTTCAGTCAAAATTTTTATTCCAAAGGCATTGGCCTTTTCAAGTTTTGAACCAGCGTTTTCACCAACAACCAAGAAGTCTAATGACTTGCTGATTCCCTTTAAGTCACCACCGTTATTTTTTACTATAGTTTCATAGTGGCCGCGTGATTGACTTAGTTTTCCTGTAAAACAGAAAGACTTCCCTTTCAGTGTAACACTATCAAGTTTCTTTTTCACTGGTTTTTTTATTGTGATATGTGCAAGAACTTCTTCAATCAATTTTTCTTTTTTCTTCAACCATTCAACAATTGTTTTGGCCCTAATTTCACCCAGTCCACCAATCTGTGCAAGTTCTTCAACACTTAACTTCATGACTTTTTCAAGCGTGTCATGTCCAGAATCAGTGACCAGGGTGAAAATTGATTCACTTATTGATGGTATGTTCAAACATGACAGAAATAATGGAAGTGGGAATTCTTTATGTTTCTGGAAAGCAAGAATGTTTTCAGCTGATTTTTCTTTCACACCAGAAATTTCACCAATTAGGTCTTCTGGTTGTAAAGTGTAAAGGTCATCAACTGTCTGAACAATTCCAGCTTCAAACATTTGGTCAATTCTTTCTGGCCCCAAACCTTTCACCTTAAAGTGGTCTTTTATTTTGTCGGCCCACTTATAAAGGTCACCAAGTTTTCTGGAATCACAAACTGAATTCCCACAAATAAGGAAAGGCCCATCAACAAGAGTGCTTTCATTACAAGTTGGGCACTGTGAAGGTGTGTTGATGAAAGTGGCTGTGTTCTTATCGTTCTTTTTTACAACCCTTAGTATTAAAGGAATAACATCACCGCTTCTTACAACTTCCACCACATCACCACGTTTTGGAACTTCACCATTCCAAAGTTTTTTTATAACATCAAGATTAGCCAATGAAATGTTTTCAACAGTCACACCCAAATCAACTGGTTCAACTTTTGCCACTGGTGTGATGGTTCCAGCTTTTCCCATACTCCAAACAATGTCTTTTAGTTTTGTTTGTTTTGTTGGGTTTGAGTATTTCACAGCAACAGAAAATTTTGGGTTTCCACTTGGGTCACGGCCCATTCCATTCTGAACAAGAACTTCATCAATGGTCACAACAATTCCATCAGCTTCAAAGTTTTTATTGTCCCTGTCTTCACTTGCACGTGCAAAGAATGATTCAACATCATCAGCACCGTCACACTTCTTGTAAAAAATATTTTCCAAACCAAATTCTTTCAGCTTTTCAAACTTTTCCTGTTCACTATTTATTTCACCATTTGTCACAAGGCCGTAATAACGAACACACAGGTGGTGACATTCAGTTTCACCCTTGAATCGTTTCGCAATTCCAGCACCAGCGTTTCTGATGTTCTTATATTTATTTTTTAAGTGTTTGTTGTAAGTCTTTCTTGGAATAATTGCTTCACCAATTAAGGCCGTCACATTCTTGTCTTTAATTTCTGGGAGAACATTTTGCATCTTCAAAACATTTCTTGTGATGTCTTCACCAATGGAACCATCACCACGTGTGACAGCATTGATAAGTTTTCCTTTTTTGTAGTAAAGCACAAGGGCCATTCCATCGTATTTGTACGATGCAACAAACTGACAGCTTTGAAGCTTGTTCTTCTTCACCCATGTTTTGAAATCATCTAATGGAACTTTGTTCAATGATGCCATTGGAATTTTATGATTGCACTTTTCCCACGGTGTTTCTTCATCAAGAATCTTTCCAGTTGAATTCAAGCCAAACTTTGCATCATATTCTTCATCACTTATTAGTGGTTCACCACGTTCATAAGCAAGGTCATAGTCTTTCTTTGTAAGTTTCTTTTTCATAGTTGTCACCTATTTGACTAAACCAAACCTTTTCATTGCTTTGTTTATTTGGTCAGCTATTTCTTTATAATCTTTCTTGTTACCTTCATAAATTGCCCACCAGTCAGAATCAATTCCACGTTTCTGCAAAGTCACACAAAACTTTGTTGCGCTCATTGATGATTCTTCAACTAAGGCTTCAACCAAAAGTTCACAAGGTTCTTTACCGTCTTCTGTGCCTGGCCCTTCTGGGGTCACAGTTCACACCTTTCCACCACTTACATGACACAATTAGTCAGAAAAACACCTTCCTACACGCACATAAAAGCCCTTTACAGCTATTAAACCAAAAAGGGGCACCATTTAAGGCACCCCCACCTTAAAACCTAAATTTGACAAGGTTCTGTCCTTATCGTGAAGCCTTTTTAGTCTTTCTTTTGGTTGCCTTTTTAGCCGTGGCCGTTTTACGGGTTGCTGGAACTAAGAAAAGGCTTTCAAGGTTGCTTGCTGTTTCCAGAACCTTTCTGACTTCCTTCTTCTTGATGCGTGTCACATCGTGAATCAAGGCCACAACAAATTCAGGTTTCACCCCACCACTCAACACGTTTGTGAAAGCGGTTGAAATTTTCTTCAATTCACCTTTCAGCTTATTTAGGTTTGTTGCACCTAGTTCAGCTTTGATTGCTTTCTTTTGCTTCTTAACTGTCTTCTTTGATTCAACAGCTGGTGCCAGTTCTTGTGTTTCCATTTCTTCATCCTTTGTTTGGTCAGAAATTGTTCTGACAGTTTATTGTTGTCCTTCTAAAATTTGTCTTTCAGTTCCCAAGTCACGATTGATTGCATTACTTTCAGTGAACTTGTCTGGAAATCTTGCTTTAAGTTTTGCAATCACACGTTCATTTGCTTCATCAACTTCAAACATAAGCACATCAGCAATGATTGCTTCATACCAATTTACATCCCCCACTTCCTCCATGAAGTTCACACCGTCAACAAATTCCCCACGTGTGACTTTCAAGAAAGCTTCAATCAGTTCCCCACCTTCTGTGTTGAGTCCAATTACACCATGAAGAAGTCTGATGTTTGAAAGTACATCAGCAACACGTTTTGCTTGTGTCATCAATTCAGCTGGGTTTTCGTGGGCCGCTGAAATCATTGGCCAGTGATTCTTTTCCCAATCAACTAAAAATTGACTTTCTTTTCCATAAAATAAATATTTTTTAAGTGAATCAAGTTTTTGAAGCTGTTCCACTGTTCTTTGCAATTCGATAAGCAAAGCCGCACCCACTGGTGCATAAGAAAGACGTGCTTTGATTTTTTCAAAGTCCATGCTTTCAGTTCTTAAAGCGTTCTGTTTGAATTCTGAATTGTTCATGTTTTCCCCTTTACTTAATATTTTCAAAAACCTGTTGGGCAATTGGTTCAGCTGGTTCATTCACATAAAAATTGCCTTTTGTCTTTGTATAAATTTTTGCTTTTGCATTTTGTGCATCACGGGCACCTTCAACGCCTTCAACACCAGCCACTTCTTCCACATCAAGGAAAAGTTTTTGGTTTGTCATTGCGCTTGTCACTTTAATTGCTTTCTTCATCTTGGTCTTCCTTTTTATTTCTCAATTCACTTTCAGTTATCTGAAAATTGATGTCATACCTTTCCCAGAATAAAACTGGGTCAACACTCTTTTTAATTTTCAACCAGTTTAGTTTGTCCACCTTTTGGTGTAACAATTCTTTGATTGCTTCTAGTTCGTTCATAGCGTTTCCCTTGTTTTGTAACGTGTGAACTTGTCACCCATTTCTTCCCTTAACTTGTCCACGCTGGGAACTTCATCAATTCCAATCTTTTCAGTGCTTGGAATAATTTCTTTGGTTGTCTTATTTCTGAAATAAGCTTTGATGATTGTGTCTTCACCACGCAAAAACTCTTTTGACTTTTTGACGTTAAGTTTATAACAACCATTTTTCTTTTCAGGCTTTGACAATAAATCAAACCTTACCAAATCATTAAAACGTGCATATTCACTTTGTGTAAGAAGGCTTTTGAAGTCTTCCATAAAAAGTTCAGTTGATTGTTTGCTTGCACAGTGCTTGTAAGCTTTCACTAAACCAGAAAGAAGTGTTCCACAAAATTTCACTTCACGAAAATCTTCTAGTGAAACAAGTCTTTCACCACCCTTCAATAAAAATTCCACGTGGTCAGCTGAAATTCTTTTTTCAAGTTCCCACCTGTTCTTTATTTTTTCAAACTTATCTTTGTCAAAAATCATCATAGTGGTTTACCTGTCAACAGGTTGATTGCTTTTGCTTCACCCTGGCCGAACCTGTTTGAAACTTCTTTGAACATTTCTGGAAGGTGTGGGTTTGCATCGTGTGAAGTTCTTGTGTAGGTTTGACCAAACACATAATCTTTGCACACTTCACAAACATCAAACTGTTTTGCAACCATCACACAAGGTTCAGCGTCACCACTAATGTGAAGTTTGTTGTTACATTCAAACAGTTGTTTTGATTTTTTAAGTTTCTTCATGCTTCCTTCATCATCGTCATCATGTTTTGTGCATTTCATTTTTTGAGTGATGTAAACTTATCAATACTTTTCAGTTATGTCAACACCGATGTAAAAAGGTTATTTTTTTTTCTTACCTTCAACAAACGCTTCCACCTTCTTCAACAGAAAATCTTGCCAACTCAAACCACGTTTCAAAAGTTTCATTTTCGCTTTCAAATAAAGCGCGTCTGGAATCTTAACTTGAACTGATTTTTCTTTTTTGCCACTCATACTATTTTTCCTTTGATATACACGTTTAGTCTTGCAATTTCTTCTGACTGTTCACGGACAATTTTGTTTAAGTTTTTTATTTCTTCTAATGCTTCCAAATATTTCTTCTTAATGTTGACAACCTTAGAACCAGTTTCATTATCGTGAACCTTGCCACCAGCTTCACGCACCCATGTTGCAGCTGTTCCATAAGAAGGTGATTTATTTCTTTTCATTTTATATTCTTGAAGTTTAAGAAATAAATCACCTTGTGATTTATCATTAAGTCTCGATAGGCACTGTAAAGTTTCTCTCCCATATTCCCTAAACCTTTCAGCTCCGTAAGACAGCATCATATTTTTTGCACTTTTGAACTTTATTTCAGTCCAACCAAATTCACCTTCAATCAACTCACCAAATGTTGAATAAACATCAAAATACTTTTCAGCATCTAATTTTTCCAATTCTATTAAACACATTGTCAATTCAGTTTCATTGTCCCTTTGCTTTGCTAAAATTAAATGAATTTTTTCAACTAATACTTTTACAACTTCTTTCTGTGACATACCTTTAACTAACATTTTTAGCTCCTTTGTTATTCGTTTATACCTCTTATTTACATAAGCATGGTGTTTGCAAAATTTGCCCATACCCTTTTTCCTCAGATTCTTAGTCACTTTTCTTCTTTCCAACCCACACCAACAGAAACTTCTTTTTTGGCCCAACGGGGCGCACCACATACATAGCATTTGTGATTCATTTCCATTCTTTTTAATTCTTCGATGGTATAGAACTGAAGGTGTTACAAATTTAGTTTTTCCACAACCTTTACAATACAATGGAACATAAACTTTTACTATTTTACCGTTTGGTTGTCCCATGGAATACTTTATTTTAGTAACAATATCAACTTCACCATTTAATAAATTAGAGATTTTTTTATTTAATAACGGCTTACGTTTAATTCTTTCTTTTCTTAGCCCAATCTTCCAACCGCACACTTTCCCACAAACACCAGCAACGTGTAATCGTCTTTGTTTACTTACTAGATATTTAATACCACACACTATACAGTTTTTATATACAGTCACACCAAATTCATTATGGCCACTTTTATATGTTAATTTTCTACCAACACGCTTTGGGTTGTGTGAAAGCTGCCTACTTGTATAAACTGAAAGGTCAATTTTTGTTTCCTCACACTCACCCAGTATTTTACATTCTGGACACTGACAATAAACCAACCTTTTTAGCACAGCCTCATACTTACTGGGTTGCCTTGTTTTCATAAAATTTGAAACGCAAGCTTTCTGACCGCAAGTTTTTGGAATCCCATTTCTATGTGACGGTGCAATCTTTATAAACTTCTGACAAACTTGACACTTGTGTTTATTCTGATTTTCTTCAACCCACTTAGAGACAAACCCTTTCCCCATTCTTGGCCAAGACATCGAGCATTTTTTTGAGCAAAAGACTGTTCCACTTTTTCTAAACCTTTGCCAATCAACCATGTTCTGAATGTGTTGAACTAATTTTCCACACACACTGCAACAACACTTGCCCACAACTAAAGCGTTGAACACATCAACTTTGTAAATCCTGTTTTGCTGTTTACGTTGCATAAGTTTTAATACACCATGATTTCATGATTGGCAATAAGTAAAAAAAATTTGCCATGATTTCATGACCGCCCCTTAAGTGAATAACTTGCGAATTAGCGTTTTCCTTGCCTAGTGTGAAAAGCGTAAGTGCTTGAAAACACGTGAATACCACCCAACCCTTTGATTTTACATTTGAAACATGACGTTCATGTTCGGGGCCGCGTGTATAAGCTTGTCATGTTTGGTGTGCAAGTTCCGAAAACAATCATAAACGGAACCACGAACATGAAACATTCAAACAGGTTGCAAACTTACCACGTGAAACCATCCTGAAAAGGTAAGTTGGAAGGGGCCAAGAAGAACATGGTTGGAGTATAAGAAAAAAGGCCTCTTACATAAACACGCTTGAGTGGGGCATTTGATATGTAATGTTTGTTATTTGTTATGTTTTGGTAAGTTTACTGGAAGAATAAACATTGTTAAGTATGTTTGCCAGTAATGTTCACACTTGGTGCATACTTGATTCAATACTAATGTTTATATGTACTGTTATAGCTCACACTTACTACTTAATGATGTTATGTTGTGGTCAATATGTTGTTCTAGTATATGTAATAGTATTAGTGAATAGTGTTGATGTCTTGGTTGAATTGATTTCTTTTTCTTCCTTTTTTGGGATTGTATGTTTGTTAAGTTTGTAATGTTTAGTGTTTATATTGTTACACTTCTTACATATTCCTTTTAATGTTGATTTAGTCCAACCTTTCTTTGTTTGGGATGGTTGTTTATACTGTAAGCATTTTCTGCAAAGAATTCTTATTTCTTCCATTTTATTCTGTAATGTTTTGGATGTTGTTAAGTTTGTTCTTCAAGTTGTTATTTAATTGAAGTTGTTGTTCTAATTGATTGTAGTAAGCTTTGGTAAGTAATGTTTGGAAAGTGATTGCTTCAATAATGTCATTCTTTTCTTTTACTTCTTTTTGGAGGTTGTTGATAGTGTTGTTATGTTCTTCTAGTCTTTTCCAAAGTTGATTGTTGATGACTTCTTTTTCATCCTTCTTCTTTGTTATCTCTGAAAAGGGTTCGTGGTTCTTCTTGTTGGGTTGAAGGTTCTGTCCTGATTCCACTAATTGTTTCAGTTGTTGTGCTGTTGGTTGATTGTCTTTGTTTTGCTTTTTCATTTAATTCCTTTGCTATGTTTTGAAACTTCTTAATTGTTTTTTCTCTTTCTGTTTCTTCTAGTTTATACTGTTCTTTTAATTCAGTTGGGAAAATTGCTGAAAAAGTGGGTTTTTCGATGTATTTTCTTTCTTCTTCATGTTGTTTTTTCTTTGTAAGTTTATGGTTATTTTTCTTTTTATTTCGGGCACTTATCTGTTGTGCTGTCATCTTCCTTGTCATGTTTGTCTTCTTCCTTGAAAATCTTTTTATTCATTTCAATGTGTAAGTTTCCACGCTCACACTTACGCCTTCTAGGTGTCACACTTGATGCACACTTTGTTTTTGCTTCAAAACATACTTTGGAACTTGAATTTCATGTTTTGAACATGAAACGGCTTTCTGAACCATGGTTGAATTGCAATGGTTACAGTTGAACCAAATTCCAATTGATGTTTCACCGATGAAGGTCATTTCATCTTGGTTTATTTCTTTTGAACAGCATGAACACTTTCTGGAAAAGTTGAATCTGTGCTTGTTGCTGTTATGAAATGTTTGGTGTTCTTTCTGAATGTTCCTGATTTGTGTTGTAATACTCATTTTCATCCTTTCCTATTGTTTGCCAAAACCTGTAATTCAGAACAAGTAAAAAGGCAACAAACGCCAAATAAATTAAGAAACAATTAAGTGCTGTCATGTTTTATTTTCCTTCACCAACAATGAAGCTATGGTGAATAGTGTTTTGTTTCCTTCACCTAAGACTTCAAGTAATCTTTCTTTTTCCTGTAAATAGATTTTTGCAAAGCTTTTGTCATGTTTTGTTATTGACATCGTATTGTGAATCAAATCAGCAAGCTTGATTGTCTTTCCATAGTGGTCAGCACGTGCAATGTGGTTCTTGTCTATTTCTTTTCTAATTGCACGGTTTCCATGTTCATGTTTTGAAACATCAGTGACCATTTCAACTAAATCAGCAACCCTTTCACCAAATCTTGATTTAATTTCTTCCAGGGGAACATTACAGTCTTCAACTACATCATGAAGCAAGGCCGCTGAAACAATTTCTTCACTGTAACCTAATGACTTGATGATTTCTGCAACGGCCATTGGGTGGTTGATGTAGGGTTCATTTGTGTACTTTCTGAACTGTCCACGGTGCGCATTGTTTGCAAACCATTCAGCTTCTTGAATGATGTTTGTTTTCATTCCATCACCTGTTCTTCTGGGAGTGAGAAAGTCCATTCTTCTTGCTGTTCAACCTTTTTGAACTTTTCAAGGAAATCTTCTTTTTCTCTTATGTACTGTTGGCCCGATGCTGAAACATAACAAACCGCTGTCACCCATTGTCTTGTTGTTGGGTGCTTCATTGGAATGTCATCATTCACAACTTCATAAGTTTTTTCTTTGTAAGTGTAGAAAGGCATCACTGTTTCCCTTTTTTGAAGTCAACGTGAACAACCTTTCTTTCATCTTCAATTCTTTGTTGTTCAGCAATGTCTTGTTTGTAAGTTTTCAGATAAGTTTGAAACTGTTCTGGTGTGATAAGTTTTGCATCAATGTCTTTACTGAAATGTGACCACATTGAAAGCTGACCAGCACCAAAGAAACCAGAATCAGCAACCTGAAACCCTATTCTGTCCATTTCTTCATCAACTTCTGTAATGGTCATCAATACTTTTGTTTTTTCTGAACGATAGTGTTCACCAAGTTGTGGTTTCATTTTATTCTTCCTTGTCCATTACAAATTTTCTGATTTCTTCTTCTGTTTTACAACCAGCTTTTATTGCTTCTTGAATTAGTTCCTTTGAACAATTAAGTGCAATTGAAAGTGGTGCAATCGCAATTCCAGCAACAGTTCCAATTGCTTCACCAGCAAGTTTTGCCATTTCTCCAAACATTACTTATTCCCTTGTTCTTTTATTTCTTCTAATTGAGCAATGACTTCCATTCTTTTTGCATTGTCAATTCTTACTTCCCTGATAGTCACTTGTTTAATTTTGTGATATTTCAATTTAGGTTGTAAGTATTGCTGAACAGCAATTTTCAATTCATCTTCCCTAAGTATGACATCCATGTTCTTGTCCTTTTGGCCCCTGTTCTTCCATGATTGGAAAGGTAGGCCATGATTGTTTTGTTTTATCTTCAACCTTTTGCTTAAAAGCTTTTGCACGTTCCATAATGCCTTCAATTGAACAGTCTGGCACCTTGCCAAGGTGTTTCTTCTTGAAAAGGTTATATTCACGCATAAGCATCACTTGTGCATCACCAATGACCAATTCACCCGTTTCAGCTGGATTGATTTCAAAGGCCAAAATTAAGTGTTCTAGGGCCTGAATAAAGCCGTACTGACAGCAAGCTTCAAGATGCTTCTGGAATTCACTATCACCCATCTTTTTCTTTGGTGCTTGCCCAAAAACTGTTCTTGTCATTTGCCTGGCCCACGTATTGGCCCAATTTTCACTTAATTGAAGTTGTGTCATTCACCATCACCTTTGTTTTTTATTGCAACCTTCAAAATCCATTTACTATCACTTGTGAAGTCATGGTAAGTTGTTGCCCCGTTATCCCAATCAATTCTTATTCTTCCTGTGTCTTTGTAGTACATTGCAACGTGACCTGTCCACCTTTCCTTTGTGATAGGGTCAACGTAATCAACCAGCCTTTCTTTCAGCATTTGAAGACAAGGAAACTTATCAAACAGCTTTTCCCTTTCTTGTTCTGGGTGTGTATTCGATTCCATGAAACAAACCGCCTTCCTTTCTTATTCTGACTACTTTCATGAAGCCAAAATCTTTGTGCATATTGTAGCATTGAACAGCGTGTTTCTTGGAAACTGGTTCTTTGCCTAAATGTTCCCCATCAAGAACGTGCTTCCACACCACGTGCCATTTCCCCCAAGGCCACAAACGGGCCAAAAGTTCTTTGAACGTGATGTGAACCACCTTCCCATTTAATTCAAATGGAATCTTCATTGCGCTTTCACCCGATTTGCTTCTAGTGCAAGTGCTTTTGCTTTTTTGTCTTTAATGTAACCAACCATCAGAATTGAATAATTGGCCAAATCAAGAAGTGTGTCTTCAACAGATTCATCAGCAACCTTTAAGGTTCCCTTCTGAACAAACGTGTTTACACGCATCACCTTATCCATCATACGTGTAAGGAAACCTTGTTCTGTTGAACAGATTCCCATTTCTTCAACCACTTTGAAGTTTGCAAAGGCATCACCTTTGTCACCTGTGTAATCGTGATTTTTCTTTTTTACTGTTTCATTCATTCTTGTCACAGCTTCTAAATGAAACTGAACAAATTCACTTCCTGTCATCTTCCACGCTCCCTGTCTTGTATTTATTCCCTGATGATTCCAAGAACATCAGATTCATTCATTAGTAAGTAATCTTTTCCTGAAAAAGTGACTTCACTTCCAGCATACTTTCCAAACATGACTTTATTGCCCACTTGAATTTTAGAATCAAGTGTTTCACTTACTGCAACAACAATTCCTTCTTGTGGCTTTTCGCCTTTCATACTGTCTGGAAGAATAATCCCACCAGCTGTCTTTTCTTCTTGCTTATCACGTTCAATTAAAATGTTTTTGTTCAATGGTTCAAATTTCATATTCATCCTTAAAAAGGAAAGGTGGCATGATTCCACACCACCTTCCTAAGTGCATCTTATGCTTCAACTGTGTTGTTGCTGTCTGTTGATTCAACCTTTGTCTTCAATTTCTTTTTCAAAGGTTTTTTTGATGTTGCTTTTGCTTCAAACACACTTCCTTGTGAATGTTTTCTAAAAATTTCTTCTTTTGTTTCATTGTCGATGACTGTTGTGACCTTAAACTTCACAAAATCACCTTCAACCACTTTCACACTTGTTGGGTCTTGCCCTTGCATAAATTGAACCATTTCTTCTTCTGAACAGTCAATTTCTTTTGCAATAAACCACAACCCAAAAAGAAGGTGTTTCCTTAAAATAATGTAGTGCCTGACTGGTTTAGTTTCCACCGATTCCATGTTCAATGTTCCTTTGTTTTAATAATTTTTTAAGTTGTGCTAAATGCTTCTTACGGCCAGGCCTACTTGTTTCAAAGACAGCAAGCTGTTCTTCAAGCCACTTGTTCTTTGTCAAAAGTTCTTGTTCTTGCTTCTTATTCAACAAACACAATGATGTTGTGCTGGAAAGCCTTGTCATTAGTTCAGCTGTTTGCATTTCAAGCGCAATCACCCTAATTTGTGACCATGCCAGCATTGCAAGACCAGAAGCAAGACTAATTGTTGTCATTATTGTTCTTACCATCACCATCAACCTTTGGAATTAAACCGTCTTCTTGCATTTGCTTCAAGACTTCATCAAGTTTCTTCATTGGTCTTTCTTTCTGACACTTTTTACAACCATCACGCCAATGATAGGTGTTTCCATGTTTGTCACAAATATTAAAACCTTTGAATGTTCTTGTTGTCACTGTTCAGTTATCCCATCAAAATCAAACCATCTTCCTGTTTCTGCAAACACAAGCCAAGTTCCTGTCTTCTTATGTTTCTTCAACAAAACAAGGTTTCCACCTGGGAAATAAGCAAACTTAAAGTCAGGTGACAATGAAGCAACCTTCTTCATTTCATTGACCTTTCTGACTCTCATTAGTTCTGCTTTTGTAAGTGGTTCCATTCTTAAAATTGTACGCATAAAATCAGAAAAAATCAAAAGTTTGCCCGATTCAATGCGTCTTTCACATCCATTACTTGATGTGGCATCAATTGGGGAAATTTTTCTTTGATTTGTTCTTCTGTCATGTTCAATATTTGCTGAAAAAGCTGTTCCAAAGAATCTTTTTCCCTACTCGAACACTTAATTCTAATTTTCTTCACATCACTATTATACATTCACCACCACCTTGTTTCTTAAATTGTCATACTAAAATTTATTTTTATTCTGTATGCCATGTTTACGCTGGCCCTTAGTTTATTCTTCAACTTTAAGAATTCTGACAAATCACTGTCATCCCTCATGCTTGTGATTTCAACATCAATCATGTAAGTGTCACTTTTTTCATCGAATTCAACATCATGGTCTTCAACTATTATTGATTGATTCAAAACCTTTTCTAAATCTTTTGATGCCATTTCTTACTTCCTTTTTTTAAGCTGTTTCTTCCCACGTGTTGAAGTGACTTCAATCTTTTCTGGAAGTTCAACTTTGTCTTTGTAGAATACAACACCACAATCAGGGCAAATTGAAGTAAGTGAACCAAACTTCATTTTGTTTCTTCCTTGTTCCCAAGCATCAACTGTGTGTTTTCCATATTTCTGAATTAGTAAATCTTTTGTTTCTGGTTTTATCTTTTGCATTTGACCTTTCTTGGCCATGCACTTGTGGGCAAAAGTTGTTGTTGTGTTTGCAATTTTATAAGCAATCATTTTAAGTTCAACACATTTCCCTTTAATGCCCCTCTTCTTGAATACTTTCTGAACAACATAAGTCACATCGTTCATCGTGAATGAAGCATCTTTTTTGACTTCTTTCAAATCAAGTTCAACTGGGTTTAGTCGTTCTTTGTCGTATGAATCAAAAACTGTTACTTTCATTTTAATGTCAGCCCCTTGTTTAGCGATTGACCACCACCAATTGTGTTTCTCTTTTCACGTGCTTCTTGTGCGTGAGTGATGATAAGTGCAAGCCTTCCAGCAAATGTCATCTTTTCAGCATCAGAAGGCTTGATTGTTGCCCTATTCTTCCAAAGAAGCTTCCACGATTGCCTACACGTTGCCACAACACGTTTGATGTCAGAATCAGAAACACCGTGAACACCAGCATTTTCAAATTCATATTTCACACGTCTTGCTGTTCTTTCCCATGTTTCATCAGGGTTTCCAGCTTCATCATAGGTTGTTCCGCACAACATACAAGTCTTGTTTGGATATAACAGCAACCTTTTCTTTTCAAATGACAACAACTTTGCGGCCACAACTTTTTGTGGGTTGTAAATCCGATTCATAGCTTCAAGCATTGTCACTGGTTCATCAGGGTTCATCCCGATGCAATTTATGCAACAAAGAATCCCGTGCTTTTCTTCTTTCACTGTGTTTTTCATTTTAATATTCCCTAAACTTCTTATGTTCCAAAAAGCCAAATGAAACTTTTACTTCCACCCATTGGCCTGGCCCATCCATCACTTCCAACCGTTCGCCACGTTTTCTGTAAAGCCTTTTGTCATCAAGTCCCAAGTAAAGTGTCGTTTCTGTCATTTGACCAACTGGAACAATCTTCTTTTGTTTCTTCTGGTTGCTTCCTTGCGCCTTCATTTCTTGCCCACCTTTTTGAATATTTCAGCATAATTGCTGTCATCAGCTTGCATGAATCTAATGTGGGCAAGTGTCGCACGTCTTACAAGTTCATTTCTTGAAATTGAAAAGCCATGTTCTTTCTCTAATTCAGCAATGTAGTTTTCAATTTCATTGACTTCACCTTCCATCATGGAAACTGAAAAAACCTTATCTTTTCTTTTTGACATTTTCTTGGCCCACTTGTTATCACAAAAGTATAACATATTATGTTACTGTTTAAGCCAGAATGTCAAATCAGTTATTAAAATCTAAACCTTCAATTGTTTTCTGTGTTTCACGTTCAATTTCTATTCTTGACTGAACTGATTCTTTTGCCTGATTCGCAATCTTATTGTGTAAGTGCATCTTGGCCTTAAAAGAAGTGTCACGCATAATTACAAAAGTTTTCTTTTTGTCACCAGCCAACAACTCAATTGGGAATGACTTTCCTTCCCTAATTGCAATCAAAGCATTTTTTGAAAGTGTGATGACATAGTTGTTTCCACTGTCACCAATTGGAATAAATTGAACCGCATTTTCTTCAACAATTCTTGCCATAATTTTGTCCCTTATATCTAGTATTTGTCCCATGATGGTTTCTTTTCCTTACCTTCAATGACTTCTGATTTGTATTCAGTAATCAATTCAATGTTCACAGCTTTGTAACCTTTCTTTGTGGCCCCAAATCTGTCAGTGACCATTTTGCCACTTTCTTTAATGTCAAACACAACTTGTTCGCCTGGGAAATGTGGAACCACAACTGTTGTTCCATCATCTTTTTGAAGACGCTTTTCTTCTTTTCGCCCAACAAGGTGTTTGAAACCTTCACGCCACGGTTCTACATCCCTGACATGAAAGAAAACATCATCAAAGCTTTTATTGTCTGGTCTAATGAAGCCATAGTCATGTTTCACATAAATCACATGGCCAGTCACTTGTGTTGCAACAACTGAAACATCATTCCCGTTCCGTTCAAACATTTTTATTTTCCCCGTTTATTTGCCAATGTCCATAAAGCGCAATCAAAGCCGCATCAACCAAACCATCATGTGGTTTCCTTGAACCTTCTGGAACAAAGGAAACTTTTGGGAATAGCCTTTTTGATGCTTCAAGTGCCATTGCCTTATTGTCTTTCACTTTTGGTGCTGGTTTCTTCTTCTTGCCCTTAGTTCGTTTTTCTTTTTCTTCTTTACTTTCTGCTTTTGCGTGTTCAATAACTGAAACACCCTGAAACATAACCTTTTGCCATGAAGTCGGTGCAAGCATTGTGAATCTAAGTTCATTTGCAATCAACATGGTTTTGAATATTCCAAGTGATTCCCCAAGCTTTAATGATTGCGTTCTTCCAGCAAATGCACCACCCGTGTTTGGCTTTTCAAGGAACACGTGTTCAATTCTGTCTTTGTATTCTTTGAAAATATCATCAAATTTATGCCAGTCTGGTTCTGATGTCTTTCTGTTCCCCTCTAATTTTGGAACAACAAACATTTTGAAAATTTGACCTTTCTTCAACAACACCAAAGCACCATCTTTGCCTGGGTCTAAACCAGCCACAAGCTTAACTAATTTCTTTTTCTTATTTTTACTTTTTTTTATTCCCATCATCAACACCTTTTCACCAACTTCTTTTTACTTTTTCTTTCATAAAAAGGAAGGTTCTTAAAAATATGTGCAATAACATCAATTGTCCAACCATTTCCAAGCATTTTGTAGCGTTGTGAATCACTCACTGATGCTGTGTAACCATCAAAAAGGTTCAGCAATAAACTGTTTTTCTGTGTTTTCTTTGGAATGAACCCACTGATGACATTTTCTGCAAAGTAATAGCAAATTACTATTAGTTGTTCTATATTGTTTATACTTAAATGGGATGATGTGATGAATGTGGAATTGTTGATTTTTAATTTCTCTAAAACCTGTTCCGCACCTTCTACACATTCCTTTATCACGCTTCCAAATGAACTTAACGCAATTTTTCCATTCAACAGTGACAGCAAACTTTTGTCGTTCTGTTGAAATTCCACCTTGCCAAAGTTTACTATTTTCCCCTCTATTATGTTTATAAAAACATTTGAGTGAACAGAAGCCACCACGTTTTTTTGATTTTTGAACGTCTTGTTCCTTTTTGCAAATTTTGCATTTATATTTTGACCTTGCTGATTGTACTTTGTGCATTTCTTTATTTCTTTCTGTGTCAGCATATCTACATTTTGCTGAACAGTAGATTTTGTTTTTACTTGGTTTTGTTGTGTAGCTGTGAACGCAAACTTTACATATTCTTGTAACCGTTTTCCTTCTACACTCGAAACAAGTTTTTGCAATTTGTGATTTCTGTTTACCGCATCCACAAAGTTCTTTGCTTGGTCTAAGCATGATTCAATCCTTATCTGTTTTCCCACCATTGGAACAGTTTGAAGCCGTTCACATTCTATCGGGTGAAACTTTCTTACAACATAACCTTTTCTTGTCTTAATTCCAAAAGTGTTTTTTAGAATTAGCCTTTTGTCCACTAAGACATTGTAAGGAACACCCTTTCTTAAATTTGCCGTCAATGCACGTGACTTTTCAAAATCACTTTCATTGTGAAGGTAAAATTCCCAGTGTGTTCTTCCACCTTTTGTTTTCTTATCCATGTAATCAAGTGCTTTGTCAGTATGAACAAGTTTTTCAATCACACCTGAAAAAGACCTTGATGAATAACCAGCTTTTGTCATTGTGTGCGCTTTCTTGTTTGAAGACATTCTTGCTTCAACAACACCGCCACCACGTCCACTTGAACTACAACAAACTGGTTCACCATCAGTCAAAAGAACGTCTTTCAACATGATTCCCTTATCTTTTGGTTGAACTATGTTTGGAATGTTTGTCCAATAAAGTCTTCTTCTGTTTTGACCTGAAAGAAGTGCTGAATTTATTTCAATTGGTTCAACACCAAGTGCTTTTGTGATAATGGTTTGCCACTTTTCAGACATCATCACGTTTTCTAGTAAGAAATACTTAGGCTTAATTTTTTTCCACAAACGCACATATTCCCAAAACAAAAATGATTCACCTTCAAATTCAAATCCCTGTTTCTTCAACTTCAAATATTTTTTTAAGGTAAGAATTTCAACTGTCTTCTTTCCTTTCTTACCAGCCATTCCTTCTTGCTTTCCTGCAAATGAAAAATTTTGGCACGGTGAACCACCAATAAACAAATCAATTTCTGGGAACTGTTTTGCTTTTAATTTTTGAACATCACCAACTTGAATTGTGTTTGGGAAATTATTTTGTGCCACCTGAATTGCATACTTATCTATTTCAGAAGCATAATAATGTGAAACTTTTATTCCAAGCTTTTTAAGTGCAATTTGTCCACCTGATAGTCCGTCAAATAATGACAGAACTTTAAGTCCACGTTGCTTTTGCTTCATTCTTTCCCCTAATGACTTTCAAAGTGTGTGGAAGGTTGTCTTTGATTTTTTTGTCATGGGAAATCCAAAAGATTTGCTGGAAACCAAAGTCTTTCATCAAAACAGTTGTCACCAATTTCATTATGTTTTCCCTTGCATCTTCATCCAAAGCACTATCAATTTCATCCAAGAAAAGAACATTGAAGTTTGAACCAGTCAGTTTTTGCATCAATCTAGTCAGTGCTATTCTGACAGCAAGTGAAACAAAAGTTTTTCCACCGCCTGATTCCATTTCAAAATTCATTTCATTGCCGTTTTCTGTTACCGACAAATGAAGTTCATCTTTTCTTTTCCGTTGCCTTGTTTCCCCACACTGTTCACAGCTGTTTTTTCTGTAACCTTTTGGGAACCGCCAACCACAACCCACACATTCTGGTTCCCAACCCCCAAGTTCCCTGTCAGCGTTGAAGGTCACTTCAAGTGTTGTTCCCAGTTTTTCCAAGATGAAGTTGATTTCTTCTTCAATGTCTTGGAAAGCGTTTTCAATTTCCTGTGAAGGAATTCCATTCTTGCCAAACATAAAAGCCAAATATTTAAGGCTTTCAATTTCTGATTCCAGAACTTTGATTCCTTCATCAATCGTTGAAATCTTTTTCTTGGTCTTCTTATGCCTGACAAGTGTTGACTGGAATTGTCCTAGTTTTCTGTTCAAGGTGTCAAGGCCTGTATTTATTTTTTTAATTTTTTCGCTTAATTCTTCCAGCCTGTCTTCAAGGCTATCTTCTGGTTCTTCCAATTGCTTTGTCAGGCTTTCAAATTTGGCCTGTAATGCTTCCAACTTCTTTTCTGGTGACTTGATAGCCTTCACCCTGTCACGCTGTAATTTGGCCTTATTTTGAAGGTTATTTAAGGCTTCTTGTGCTTCCCTTGCCTGTTCTTGCTGTTCAATCTTTTCTTCAAATTGTTGACATTCAGCATCAAGTTCTTTGACACGCTTGTTCATTTTCTTGATTTGTGCTGGGTCAGTTTTGATTCTGTCACAACCTTCATTTAGGATAGGGCAAACCCCACAAAATTTTTCACCAACCTGTTCAAGCGTTTTTAAGACCTGTTTGCGTTCTTGCTTTGCTTGGGCCAGAACATCCCTGTAATCTGAAAGAAGTTTCTTGTGGAACTTAGTTTCCTTTTTGATGTCTTCTTCCAAATCACTGACAGCTTGCTTTGTTTTCTTATAAGCACGAATCAGTTCTTTGTTTGCTTCAACTTGTTCCTGAATTTCTTCAATCTCAAGTTCAACTTCTTCCAACTGTTCCTGAATGTCATCTTTGTCTTTTTTAGTTTTTACTTTCTTCAACAGCTTTCTGTGTTTCAGAACATATTTGTCATGAAGTTTTTGTTGCTTCTTAATTGCTTTTTCTGTTTCACTTATTTGTTTCTGAACATCATCAATATCAGATAGTTCTTCAATCAGCGTTTCTTTCTTTGTTCTTTGCTGGGAAAGTTCTGACTTCTTTTCTTTTAAGTCTTCACCAACAGCATCAGCAAGTTTCGGCCAATGCAATTGCTTAAACCACTTCATAAAGTGTTCTTTCTTTTTGTTTGGGCCTAATTCCATGAACTGATTGATGTCTGATTGCTTAAAGAAATTTGTCAGTTCAAGTTCTTCACCGTTGCACCCAACAATGCGATTGATTTCTTCTTGTGCTTCTTTTTTCTTATCAATCCAATCACATTCAAGAAGACCTTTATTCTTGTGGTCACGTCCACGCTTTACTGTGAACTTCTTTCCATCATCAACAAGACCAACTTCAACCCACATGACTTCTTCACCATGATGAATCAAGTCAATGTCCTTCTTTGCCCGTGACATTCCAAAAAGGCAATATTTGATTGCTTCTGTGATGGTTGATTTTCCACCACGGTTTGACTTTCTTGGGTTGTTCTTATACTCGGCCAAAATTCCAATAATGTCTTTGTCTTTGAACTTTTCGTGAAAGTCCTTATACAACATGAAATTTTTCATTTTCACATAACTTATTTTCATAAAACCCTTTCAATGTAATCAAGGGCCAATGAAGTCAGTTCTTTTCTTCTTTTTGGTTTGTGCGTTTTCATCCAAACCTTAACCGCATCAGCTGGTGGCAATGAAAGTGATTGCTTTTCATTTCTAGTCACACGGTCTTTCATATACCGTGGAACAATCGGCTTCACATAATGTGCGTATTTCTGAAAACCTTTTCTTATTGCTTCCCAGTCTTGTTGTGCTTGGTGACCATCAACAATGAAGTTCAACTTTACAATTGCACCCTTGATTTTCTTTTTATATTTTGCTGGGTTGATTTCTTTTTGTTTTGTAAGGTCAAATTCAAGTTCAACAAACTTCAAACACTTTGTTCTTATGTAGTGAATTTTGAATTTCTCATTGAATGTTTCTGGAACATCAATTTCACAGAAATATTTCTTCTTTTCTTTTTCACCAAAGTCACAGAATAACGGGGCACCAATTACATTGATGTTTTCATGCTTCTGTCTTGAATTACCAGTGAAATAAACTGTTCCCCTTCTTCTTACTAGAAAATTAGAATTTTTTACAGTAACACACCAAACTTTTCCATTGTATTGAACACGCTTAAAAGATTTTTCCCTTTTCACTTCAACTGACCAACGGAAACGGTTTACACTTAGATAGTAAAACATTTTATTATTTACTGTATTTATTTCCTTAAAGTTCTTCTTACAAGAAATACTGTTACGCACAAATATTTCCTGTAATATATCAATATTCTGTTCCACAACAGAACCAATTTGAACCCACTTCTTATTTTTCTTTTGATAGTTCCCATCAGTTTCAGCATAGGTTTCAAGAATTATTTTAGCTTGTTCGCTGTTTGCATCACGCAACCATTCTGGAAGAACCTTTTCTTGCTGAAAATTTTCAAACAACCACTTACCAATTTTACAGCTTTTAAGAATGTTTATTTTGACTGTTCCATCACTATTTTCCACAAAGGCAAATTTACACGATAACCTTGTAATAAGTTCTTTTAGTCTTTCTATTTTGCGTTGCTTTTTTAAGTGGAAACTTAATTTGCAATTGTGCTGGTCAAAACTTCCATCAGCACAAGTCCAAACAACCATTCTTAGTAAATCATCACTTAAATGAATACCAGTTCCAGAAACATTTGATGTGCAAGGAATATGTAAAACTTTTCTTTTTATTTCACTTACTTCTTCAAGAACATAATTATTTTTACTTGCTGGCAAATAACACAATTTGTGGTTTGGTGTTACAAGATGGTTTGAAACATTATTTTCAATCGCAACCATTTCACCACTGTAATCATCTACAATTATGTCTTCAATTTTTTCATAACTGTCATTACCAGAAGCTAAGTGTCTGGTCAAAACCTTATCACTATAATCAAGTTCACCATAACTTTTCCAACCAGAATCAGTAAGAACTTCTGTTTCTTCGTCCAAGCAATGAATGTGACCTTGAATGACAAGTGGTGGAATACTGCCAACAAATGCTTTGTGTTCTTCTGTTCCAGTCATTATGTCGGGAAACCAAACTTCACTTTTCTTCAAAAGGTTTTCTTCTGAACCTGGAATAAGACCACGAACATTCAAATGTGAAAAAACAATCTGATGTTGGCCAGGCCCAATCTTCTTGAAAATCTTTTCGGCCCTTTTGTCGATGTAATCTTGTGTTGTTTCATAACCGCCACCTTCAAGGTGTGCTTTTGTTATATGTGGAAAATAAGTCAAATGAATATGGCCAAAATCAGCTGTGAACCACTTGATTGATTTTATGTCATCAATTACTGAAACACACTTGTAAGAACCTTTCATTTTCTTAAAAGATTCCAAGCATGACTTCTTTTCTGGGTTTGCGATTGAATCATGATTTCCAACAACAATGTCAATTGGTATTCCAACCACAACAGCTGGGTTGATTATTCTAATGAATTGAGAAATCAAAAAGTCACTAGGGTCATTGTGTTGAAATACATCACCACCGATGACCAGCCTGACATCAATTCCTTGTTTCTTATAAGCAACCGCACGTTTCACAGCTTGAAGACACACTTGAACAATTTCTTCTGTTCTATCAATTTCTGATGTCTTCAAGCCTAAATGGAAGTCGGAAAACCACACCACCTTCTTCATAAATCAACCAGCGTATTGAAGAAGTTCAGGGTGACTTTCAACATATTCTGGAAGGTCTTTCAGTGCCACTTGTTCACCGTTTTGAAATTCAAGCCCTTTAAGCTTCCCAACCTTGACTGACTTTGCAATTTCCTCTGTGATGAATAGTTCATCAAGACCAGAAAATTCACGCAACCCTTCTTTGTAAATTATTTCTGTCATCACTTTCATAAAAGGTGGAATGTCTGGGTGTCTTGACTTAACGGTTTCCCAGTAAACTTGACGGCCAATCACTTTCTTTGATTCTTTTGATTTCTTAATTTTCGCACCAAGTGAACCACGCAAGCGCAATGAACAGTAAAATTGAATAATGTCATCAGCGTTTGTTGTCTTATCATCACCAAACATTATTCCATGCTTTTTTCTTAACTGGTTTAGAAGAACAAACATGACTTTTTCTTTTTCAATGAAGTCAATAAAGTCACGCATTAAATCTGAAAATCTTGCGTTCTTTCTCATGGCCGCATAACCTTTGACATCCTTGGCTTCAACATTCTTGTCTTTGTCCTGTATTTCCACCAACTCTTTTTCAAGTTCTTTCATTGTCTCATTTATTTGAAGTGGGTTGAATGAATCAACCCCAATCATGATTGGGCAATCTTTGTCAAACTTTCTAATTTTCAAAACAAACTTTTGCATCATCTTGAAAAGCTTTTCCATGTTTCTTTCTTTTGTTTTTACAAAACGTGGGTTGCCTTCAAGACCAATTTTCTTTCCAATCACCCTTTTGTAAGCACGTTCAATGTCAGCCTGTAAATACCAACCACCAGCCGCAATTGTTGCCATTCCCAATTCATACATCAAATAAGACTTACCACACTGTGAAGGGCCATGAAGTTCAATGAATATTCCACCAGCCGCACCACCTGTGATGTATTGAAGTCCCTTATGTCTAAAAGGAATAGTGTAAGGTGCATCATCTTTTGTTGAACCTGATGTTGAAACATCAAATTCTTTTCCTAGTGCTTTTAATATTGCTTGTTCATCACTTGAAAGTGACGTTTTATTTTTTTCTGATTTTACTTTTTTTGTTTTCGCTGGTGCTTCTTGTTCCAACTTTTTCTTTTTTAATTTTTTGGCCATTTGGTTCCTTCCTTGTAATTTTTTTGAACTGTGCTTCTATTTCTTCAAACTGGTAAAGTAATGACTTAAAATTTAATTCTTTGAAAATCTTTCTGATTTGACTAAACTTAACATCATTTGCTGTTTCTTTTGCTGTCTTATAAGCTTTCTTAATTTGCTTGATGTCATCGTCTTGAAGAACAGCACCAATTGCAATCAAATATTTATTCTTATCAAGAATTGCCATTTCAGTTTCATTGATTGGAAGCTTCTTCTTTCCACCAACACCATTCAAAATTATTGCTGTTGCTTTCTTGGGGCCAATTCCATGAATACCTTTGATGTTATCTGAATTGTCACCAACCATTGATTTCCATAGAACATAATGTTTTGCTGGAAAACCTAAATGCTTATCAACATTCAAAGGTGTCAAAAGGTTTGCTTTGTTTGGAAGAAAAAGGTTCACTTTCTTATCAACCAACTGAATGAAGTCAGTGTCATTTGAAACAATGATTTTCTTTCCTTTTAATTTCTCACGAACAAGCCAACCAATAATGTCATCAGCTTCAACACCTTCCAACTGAACTTGTTTCACTGGAAGATAGTCAAAAATCTTTTGAAGCATCAATCTTTGCTTTTGAAGGTCAATAACGTCTTGTTCTTTTCTGTTCTTATCACGCTGTGATTTGTATTCTGGAAATATTGCAAGACGTGCCCTTGATTTGCCCTTATCCCAAACAACAACCACGCTGTCAGGCTTAAATTTTCTCATTAAGTTTTGAACCATTCTGATTGAATTGAAAATTCCAGAAACCCTGTTTCCTTTTTCATCAGTAAGTTTTGAAACAAAGTGGGCACGATATAACAAGTTATTTGCATCAATAATTAAGTGCTTCATTCACCATCACCTTTTCACATAGTCTGGAACTTCACCCATTTCTTCTGGTTCTTGAATTAGGAAATTACCTTCATCATCAACTTCAAAATGCTTTTCACCAATTGTAGTGTCTATGTGTTTTGAAAGTTCTTCTTTTGTCGTTCCAGCATTTATTTCTTTTACAAGAATCACTTTCCCATTTTCATCATATTTTGTAAAGGTTGGTTGTGCCTTTTTACCGCCCAATTCTTCTGAAATTTGCTTCAACGCTTCCTGTGCTTGTTTCTGTTGTTTCACATACCATTCTGGAAGGTTGGCCCCCATTTCACTAATGAATCTTGATGGTGAAGTGTTCATTCTGTTGAACTTTCCAAGGATGGTTGAAATATAAAGTTCTTCCTGTGCCCTTGTCACAGCAACATAAGCAATTCTTCTTTCTTCTTCTGGGTCTTCTGCTTTGTAGTGTGGCATTACCTTTTCACACATACCTAAAATGAAGACAACTGGAAATTCCATTCCTTTTGACTTGTGAACGGTCAAACAATGAACAGCATCTTCTTCTTCATTCTTTTCAAATTCCATTGATTCAACAAACATTAAAAATTCATGTGGGTTTGCGAATCTGTCAGCACCAACAAGAAGTGAATCAAGGTTCATTCCAGTGTCATTGTCTGGTTCACCATCAGCACTTTCTTCTTCTTTGTTAAGCCACTCTAAATATTTTGTTTCATCAAGGATAAGCTGGAAAACTTGTCTTGTTGTCATGTGGTTTGTTTCCACACGCTTTGCCATTATTCTGATTTGTTCCACAAATTTTCTTGCACTTCTTTCTTGGTGTGGGCCAAGTGACAAATCACCAAACAACTGTAAAGATTGCCAGAATGTTTCTAGGTCTTTTTCAAACATCATTTCTTCAACATCATCAATGAATTTCTTTCCAAGGAATCTTGACGGCCTGTTGATGATTCTTTTGAAGTCTTCAACATCAGCTTCCATTGGTGAATAAACTATCTTCAAATAGGAAAGCATATCTTTGACTTCTTTTCTGTCATAGAAGCCTTCCTTTGAATAAACACGGTGTGGAATGTGATTGATTATAAACGTGTCAACAATGGCCCTTGATTGTGCGTTTGTTCTGTAAAGAATTGCAATGTCATTTAAGTTGTAACCTTCAAGAACCATGTCCTGAATTTTTTCTAAAATCTTTTCAGCTTCTTCTTCAACATCCATTGAAATAACTACATTGGCATGAAGACCTTCTTCATTTTCTGTAAAAAGTTCTTTCCAAACTTGAACTGTGTTGTGCTTAATTAGCTTGTTTCCATATTCAACAATTTTCTTAGTTGAACGGTAATTCTGTTCTAGTCTGACAATTTCAGCATCATAGTATTCACCAAATCCGATTATTTCAGTGACCTTTGCACCACGGAAACCATAAAGAACTTGGTAATCATCACCAACCATTGTGATTCTTCTGTTTTGTCCAGCAATAAGCTTGACCAGCATAAATTGAATTCTGTTCAAATCTTGTGCTTCATCAACTAAAATGTGGTGAACCTTATTTCTTAACCTTTCAAGAAACTTCTGATTTTTACTTTTTGAAAGTTCCCAGTAAGTTTTGAAAAGCATATCATCAAAATCAATCTTATTAGATTCTTTCATTTCAGCTTCATAATCTTTGTAAGCCTGAAAATATGTTCCAAAAGAAGTGTAAGACCATCGTGGGTTTTCTTCTGGTTTAGAATCAATCAATTGAATGTTGTTTTCTTTTATGTATTCTTCCAGGTCTTTGACTCTTTTTCCTTCATTTTTCCAATAAGAAATTTGATTCAAAATGCCTTTGATGTCTTTTGTTGCAAACCTGTTTCTGTCTTTTTCATATTGGCCAGCTTCATACTTATATTTGTTGATGATTTTTACCATTGTCATCCAACGGCCACCACCCATCATTAAACGTGGAATTTCATATTTTCCTGACCACTCTAAAAGGTCACGCAAAATTCTGTAACAAAGTGAATGGAATGTTCCAATCTTCAACCTGTCAGCCTTGTTTGCACCAATTAAAGGTTCAAGGCGTTCACGCATTTCATCAGCGGCTTTGTTTGTAAACGTAGTCACCATCATTTTACTGGGAAGGTAACCACGTTCAATTAAATGTGCTACTCGATAGGTAAGAACACGGGTCTTTCCACTTCCAGCACCAGCAATGACCATCAAAGGCGCATCACCGTAAGTGACGGCCTTCTTTTGTTGCTTGTTAAGTTTTGAAAGTTTCAAACCCATGTCCGTTCACCTTTTATTTTTTCTTTTTCAACTTTGTTTTCTTAGTTGAAGACTTCTTTGATTTTGAATCTTTTGAAGAAGATTTTTTTGCTTTCTTACCTTTTGCTGGTTTTTCATCTTCATCATCATCTTCATCATCTTCTTCATCTTCATCATCTTCATCATCTTCATCATCTTCATCATCTTCATCATCTTCATCATCTTCATCATCTTCATCATCAGAATCATCTTCATCGTCTTCATCATCTTCATCATCTTCATCGTCTTCATCATCTTCATCATCTTCATCATCTTCATCGTCTTCATCATCTTCATCATCGTCATCTTCAAAATCATCATCTTCATCATCGTCTTTTTCGTCACCGTCAACAACAGCATCATCATCTTCATCATCGTCTTTTGGTGCGCCTGATGAACCTTTAAGGTCACGCAAAAACTTTTCCAAAGCTTTCATTGAAAATTCTGGTTCCAACTTATCAAGGTCAGTCATTTCTTCAATGACAGCTTCTTCACTTTCAAAGTCACCATTTTTCAAAAGAAGTGCTTTTCCTTCCCAAGCAAAATTTGTGTATTTCTTGCCAAGTCCAGTTTTACCGTTTGCTTTCATCACAATCGGTTTCCCTTTATCAAGGCCACAAATTGTTTGAAGGTTGTCTGTTTCATCAAGCTTTTCTAAAAGTTCTTGATAGGCACCTTCTGGAAGTCTAAGAAGTTGAACTTCTTTGTCTTTGATGTCTTTTAAGTTTTTACCTTCTGCAATCTTCACAGCGTTTACATAAGTTGACTTTGAAGGCATGAATTGTTTCCAAGCATCAAGTTCTTTTTGTTTTACTTTTTTGCCCTTTTCAACCTTTGCATCAGTTCTTTTCTTCAAATCAAATCCGTACTGACAAACAGGGCAATCTTCTTCATGCGCCCTTGCACAGGTTGCACGTTTGATGACCTTGTTCCCTTTTCTGATTTCATGAATCATGGTTCTTTTGAAAACCCCTGCTTCACTCCCTGGTAACGGTGGAAGAATTAGAACTTTGGTTTTGTGCTTGTCCAGCTTCATGTAATTGATTCCACCACCACTTTCACCACGTGATGATTCAGACTTTGCACGTTTCTTTGTTGTTTCTGTGTCATAACTAAACGATTTCTTGGCCATGTCTTTCTCCTTTGTTGGCTTTTAACTCTTTTAATATCTTGCTATGTTTCTCATTATGATGCTTTCTGCACAGCCACATTACTATCAGTGGTTCATTGTAGTTTTCATGGTGACCTTCTGTTTCATAATCACCACACACTTCACATTCCCCCCTTTTAAGTAAACCGTGCTTGATAGCTTTTTCAACTGCTTTATGTGCTAAAACTTTTTTTCTGTTTTCCAGTTTCCAGCACCTATTCCTTAACCGCCTCTTTTCCACATTTTCTAAATTTTGTGTTCCATCATCTAATTCATAGTAGTTTTTCCATCTTCCCTTATTTTTTACAGAAATTTCAAATCTGTTTTCCCTGTAATATTTTCTTGTTTTACTATTTCTGCACACCTTGCAAATTGAACGTCTTCCATCCTTTGTTGTTTTACAAACATGAAAATCACTTAATGCTTTTTTTATTTTACAGCACCCACACTTTTTCATTTTTGGTTTTTGACCTTTTGTTTCACACGTTCTTCTTTTGATTCCTTAACATAATTATGTTTCAATTCAGCACCCTTGCTGTAAGCAAGTGTTCTAATATTGTCACCCTTTTCTTTCATTGACTGGAAAGCTGATTCGCAAATTCTAAAAACATATTGTGCTTCAATGTAATTCATTTCAGCTTGAATCACTTCTGGGTCATTGTCCACCTTGGCATCTAGTTGTGGAATAGTCAGTTTCTTTCCACCAACGTCTTTCTTTGACCACTTCATTTTTACTTTTGCTTTTGTTTGCTTCAAAATTGCTTTTGATTTTTCCATAAGGAATTCAGCTTCACCCTTCTTCAAACCTACACTGAAAAGGCGTGATGAATTCATTGCCAGTTCATTGTCAATTTGTTTTGGGTTTACCTTTGTCCACTTATTGAACCTTTCTTCTGTTTCACTGTGCTTCTTTTTTAATTGTTTTATTTCCATTATGCGGCCTTCTTCATATCTTCAACTTTAAGTTTCTTCCCGTACCAAATATCAAAAAGTTCAAAGTCAACAGAAAGTGGAACTTGCCACTTTCCTTTTCCTAAAACTTTTTCCATACAAGATTTGGCAAGTTCTGCAATAATTGGCATTTCATGTTTTGGCCCTTCACCAACAAGACCATCATGGATAGAAAGAAGAATTCTTGATTTCATCTTTCTTTTTCTAAGTTCTTTTTCAAGCTTCAACTTACCTTCTGTGTAAATTTCATTTGCATAACCTTGAATTGGAAAGTTCATTGCTTGTCTATGAATACCGCCAATGTCAAAGTCACGCTTCTTACAGTTGTGTGAAAATTCAGAATTGAACCATTCACTTGCTTGTGTGAACCTTCTTTTTCTTCCTGTTTCTGGAAGAATTAGAAGCCCTTCTTCAATTGATTTAGCTTTGATTTCTTCACGCCAATCATAAAGGTAATGGTATTTGTCAAAGTAAAGGTCAATCATGTCCTGAACTTCATCAACATCCATTGAATATTGTTGTGCAAGTGTGTTTGCATCCATTCCATAGTTCAAACCAAAACCAAGTGTTTTTGCAAATGACCTGTGTTCTGAAAAAATACTTGCTTGGTGAATAAGTTCTTCAATTTCTTCAAGCTTCTTTTTGTTGCCCTGGAATTCTTTTTTCCAGTTTTCTGGTGCTTTATAATTTCTTATTTCATTAAACTTCTTTTCTGTCATATCACTGGGTAAAAATCCAAGCACCGTTCCAAACCTTACAGCGTTTCTTGTGTGCAAATCAACGCCTTCTTGAATTTCTTTAATCATGGTCTTGTCTTTTGACAAGTATGCACCAACACGCAATTCAAGTTGTGCAAAGTCAGCTGAAAAAAGAACCCAATCTTTTTTCGTTGGAACAAATAACTGCCTAATGTTCGCATCAGGAAAGTTTGGGTTTGGTCTTGGAATCTGTTGAAGGTTTGGGTCAGAACATGACATCCTTCCAGTTCTTGGTGTGTGGATGTTCCAGTTTGAATGAATTCTGTTCTTCTGGTCAATATGTTGAAGCAACCCAGCTTCACCATCTTTTCCATCAAGAAAAGTTCCCTTCATTTTTACCAATGTCCTGTGTTCAAGAATAAGTGTTGGAATCTTTGCCCACTTTTTCTTTCTTGAAAACTTTTTTAATGTGTCTTCACCGCAAGAATAGCCTGTTTTACCTTTCTTGATTTCCATTTCTTCAAACGGGTAACCTTTGTTTTCAAAGTAATCAAGAAGCTGTTTTGGTGAACCCAAGTTTAAGTCTTTTATTTTTGTCAGCTTTCTTACTTCTGTTTCTATTTCTAAAATCTTGGCATCAAACAATCTTCCAATTTCTTTTAACTTATTTACGTTGAACTTCATTCCACGGTATTCACAGCTTGTCATTAGTCTGGAAAGTGGCATTTGACGTTTCATCATCAAGTCCCACATTCCTTTTTCTTCTTTCAGTTCCTTTTTCTGCTTTTTGTAAAGCATTAGGTCACCGCAAACGTCAATTGCTAAGTATTCTGAAATCATCATTGGTGGAATGAATGTGTAAGGTTTTTTGTTTGTCTTGTTCACATAGGGCCACAACTTAGTGTCATACGGCCCAAAATTGATTCCCCTGTACTCCATTTCAGAATTCAAGTCATGATATTTATTTTCATCAATCAAAGCACCAGCAAGAACAGTGTCAAAATAAAAATTCTTAAACGGTATTTTGTTATGAAGTGCAAACTTTGCATCAAACTTTCCGTTGTGAAGAACTTTTTTTGCTGGTGATGCGTTTACACGCTTTACAGCTTTGAAAATTTTCTTTTTGTATTTTCTCACAAATTTATTTATTTTTTTTGCAAATGTTCTGTCTTCATCAGTCCACTTCTTATGATTCATGTGTTCTTCTTTGTATTCCAACAAAGGAACGATTGTGGCAAAATCATCACAATCAGCAAAACCAGCATTGATGATTTCATTTTGGAAGAATTTTAAGCCTGTTGTTTCAAAGTCTGTTGCAAAAACTTTTGCTTTTGAATAGCGTTCTTCAAATTCTTTTAAGTCAGCAAGTGACATTACTATTTTGAATTTTGGAACTGGTGTCATTGGAACAACACCTGTTTTTAGAAATGCTTTTGCTTTCTTCAAATCATGAATCACATAATCATCATATTCCCATTTTGTCAGTGCTGACATAGGTGAATAAGTTGGAATGACCTGTGTTGTAAAAGTTCTTTCTTCTTTCTTGTGGGTGTAGTTAAGTTCAAACTTATCAAAGTGGCCCCTAAAATCACTTACACTGTTTTCATTCAACAATGTCATGACTGGTGCTTTTCCCATTGCCACAATTACTTTTGGCCTTACTGAAAGAATTTCTTTCATCAAGTGCGGTTCACAGGCCACTGTATGTTTTGGTTTTATGTCACTTGGTCTAAATGCCTTACACTTTACAGCATAAGTCAAATAAACATCGTCACGGTCAATTCCAGCTTTCTGTAAGTAGTAATCTAGTTTTGAACCAGCATCACCAACAAACGGTTCACCTTCATAATCATCAGTGTGTGAAGGACATTCACCCACAATCATAATTTTTGCTTTTGAAGGCCCAACACCTTCCATGCAATTAGTGTTGCACTTATATGCTAATTCACAATTTTCACAGTAAGCCATTAACCATCACCTTATTTTTTATTGTAGTAGTTTAGTCTTTCAGAAGATTCAAAGTCAACATCATCTTGTGATGCAACACGAATTCTTTTCTCATATTTTCTTAATTCTTCCCTGACAACGCTTCTTGCCCTTTGAATTGATTCTTGTGGCTGTTCATTGTCCTTGACAGCTGTTGAAAATGAAATGTGAACATCACGGCTCTCATAATCACCAATGTTTATTTTTACGCCTTCACTGTAAGAAATTCTGTCACTGTCACTTTGACTTTCCTGACTTACCTTTTCCTTTACGCTTTTCAATGAATTTTTGTCTTTCTTTTTCATAGGTCATACCTTCTTCATAATATTTTGATTTTCGTCCGTTGAAATTAAGTAATGTTTGGCCACCTTCACCCCAACGTGAAACAACGTGAAGTTCTGTAATTGATTCCATTTTTCCGTTGTTACCTTCACCAGCTGAATTGTCAAAGTTATCTTCTTGCTTCAACCTTCTGTGAAGAATTACAAGTGTGTCAAGGTCTTGGAAAATTGATGATGAATCTTTCAAATCACTTGGTGTTGGGGCACGGTTATTTTCAACTTTTCTTGGCTGTGCAATCAGCACAAGGCCAATTCCCAATTGTTCTGCAAGAAGTTTGAAACGCCTTGTGACTTCACCAATCTTGTCTTGAACACGGTCACCACGCACAAGGAAGTGAAGGTGGTCAAAGCAAACCATCTTTACACCATAGCGGTGAACTACGTTTGTTATTTTCTCACAAACTTTTTCCAACTCAAGAACACCATCTTGCGGATAACCTAGAAACACGTGGTCAGAAGGAAGTGCAAACCGTGCTTCCCTGATTTGTACTTCTGTCATGTCATCAACATTTGAAAAGTCTGGAACAGCAAAGGCAACGCACTTTTCAGCAACCCTAAGTTGTCGCATTTCACAACATTCAATGTAAGTGGGACATTCTGGCCCTGCAAGTGACAGAAACCAATTCATCACCCAAGTTGTTTTCCCAACTTTTGGGTTTGCAGTAACAACAACAAAAAAGCCTGGTTTTGTTCTAGGAAGAATATCATTTACTTTTTTCCAAGGTGTAACAAAACCAACTGTTTCTTCTTCATTTTCAACGAATCTGTCTTTAATTAGTTGACGTAAAGTTTCAGTCAGTGACATTACATCCTTAACTGAAAACTGTTTTGACTTCTTCACCAAGTCTTTGAAGTCTTTTAATGTGTGCCTTTCTTTTTTATTGTCCTTGTCCCAGAAATATTGATTTAAGTCTTTTACTTTTGTCTTCTTTCCACCTTCAACAATGTCTTCTTGTGGAAGAACAATGTTCCAGCATCTTTTCATTCCAAGTCTTTTTGCAAGACGTTCAGCCCCTTCTTGGCCGTCAACATCATTGTCCAGAACAATATAAATTTTTTCAAATCTTTCAAGCCTATCATACCATTCAGGTGCAAAACCCTTTGCACCAGTTGTCACAGAAATTACATTCTGAATTCCAGCATTATAAAGCGCAATTGCATCAAGTTCAGCTTCACAAACAAAAACTTCTGTAAGTTCGTTGTTATCTAAAACTTCATCATGAAAAAGGGAAGACTTGCCACCAGTAATTCTACGCCACTTGTATTTCTTATCTTTGTATTGAATGGCCCTGAACTTTATGTTGACAAGTTCCCCAGCTTCCCAAAAGGGAATTGAAACATATTCATAATCATTTTTTTTCCACGAACCCAGCATGAAGTGGTTGATTGTTTCTTTACTGAAACCCCTTTCTTCAATTAGGTATGAAACGGCTTTTCTTCCTTTCTTTTCCCGATTGTTGAAATACTTCAACGCCAATTGTTGGTCAATTTCTGTGTGCTTTGGTTCGTTTTTTGTTTTCTTAATTTCAATTTTATCTAGTGATTCACCATCAAGCTTTGAAAGTGCTTTCTGGAAAGCTTTGATTGAACGGCCTTTTGTCTCACAATTATGAACAGCGAAACCAAACGCTGTGTAAGTATGTTCACCCTCAACTGTGAAATCATAAACGTCACCACCGTAATCAATTTGATTGATTTCTTTTAATTGGTAATAACCAAAATTATCATCAACATAACCAGCATAATTGCGTTTTGCAATCTTGTTATAACTTATTTTGTAAAATGCTTTTCTAAAAATACCATCCCGTTCAGCTAATTCAGCCCGTTTTTTATACATCCCAGAAGCATAACCTAGTGATGTTAATAATATTCTTAATTCATAAGCTAAACCTTTTGATGTTGTTGTAATTGATTTTGTATTGCAACCTTTTTTCCCATCACCGCAATCAATACCATCCAACAACCCATTTTGAAATTCAATTGGTGCATCAAAAGTGAAATATGGTAATTTTTTATTCTGCGATAAGTGACCGCAAACTTCTTGAAACCATTGTCCAAGTAACGTGTGCCCAACCCAGAAAGATTTATTCTCATTACCACCCTGTTCATAACTTCTACCAATTAAATTAAACTTTTCTTTGAAAATCCTGTTACAAGTTTCAATAACACAACCTTCACTCTTATTTAGTGATAAGTTTATTCCCCTGTTGTAAGAACCCTCTGCGATATACAAACCCAGTATAAAACCAAAATCATAATCAAGTTTTACGGTTTGTTTAATACTTTTTGGTTTGGGGTCTGTCTTAGCTTGAAACTTTTCTAATTCTAAATTTATTTCTTGTATTCCACCGCTAAACTTGTTCTTAGGCATTACCAGCCAATCACCAACTCTTAGTTCATCAACTTTTAATTCCCTAGGTTTTCCAAACGTGTAATTTTGCTTTTCAGTTCCACGTCCAAACTTCACTTCATTACTTGGTATAGCAAAAACCCTGTGTTCACCTGTAACATCAAATGATTCACCAAATCTTTTTATTTTTAATGAATATAGTTTTTCTTTATATCCAGTTATTTGATGATGTAAAACTTTTTTCCAATTTCCTTCAAGTGTCAGAACTATGTCACCCACCACAATTTCAGAAATTGGTATTACACCACGTCTTGTTGTAATTGGTGCATAAGCTGGAAAACAATTAAAACAATTCCACCATCCATAATGCGCATGGTTCTGATTGTTATTGATTCCAAAACGCTGTTTTTCATCATCACAAAACGGACAATTCATAACAAGGTTCTGACCTTGCTGAACAACCCTAAAATCTTTGCTTTCTAAAAATTCTTTCAATTCCATGTTCCATCACTTTTTCAATTGTTTGATGTATTCTTCCACCAAACCTTGCGTTTCACCACGCCTGGCCAGTTGACAGGCCCTTACATAACTTGCTTCAAAAAGTGAAGCTGTGTTCTTTTTAATTTTCTCATAAAAAGATACATATTTTTTGTTCTGTTGAAGTTCCGTTTGCCTTTCAATGTCTGTCAGTTCAACTTCAATATGTTTCTGTCTTAAATAATCAAGAAGCCTTTGTTCAGCACTGGCCGTGGAAAGTTGATTTACTTTTGGAAAAACACCCAAACCACCGTCAACAAATTTAAGCCCTTCAATCTGTGCTTTTAAGAACTGACTTATTTTCACTTCATGTTCTTGAATCATGTCAACAGCTTTAAGAAAGTGCTGAAATGAAGCTGAACTTGGTGAAGTGCTATTCATCACCTTTCTTTTATAAAACTTCTTCTTCAATAAAGTGTATTTCTTTTCAAGTTGAATTGCTTTTGTAAGCCTTTCACTTCCCACTTCTTTCTTTTGTTTTTTCTTGGTCACTTTCTTCTTCACAACAACTTCATATTTGCTGGAAGAAAGGCCACCAAGAAAAGACGCAATTGCTTGCACATCCTTGGTGACCTTGAAGATGGGTGAACCCTCATGAACAATCACGAAAAATTTTTTTTCTTCTTGAATGTTCAGCTTTTGGGACAACATGACCAGTGCTTTCCTTTGTGATTGTTCACCCAATCAACACTTATTTTTTCTTTTTACTTTTTACTTTCTTCTTATCTTTTGAAGAAGTCTTCTTTTCTTCTTTTCCAGCTTTTTTTTCTGTCTTAGAAGAACCTTTCACTTTGTCTAAACACCACTTTTTCAAGTCATCTGTTTTTCCAATTGTGACAGGTTTTTCATGTCCAAGAACACCAGCAAGCATCAACAATTGGGCATATTTTAAGCCGTCAATTTTTGATGGTGACTTTTTAAGTTGTGGGACAAGTGCTTCAATTTCAGCACGTTTTTCTTCCCGTTCCTTTCTTTTGTCATTTGCTGTTTTTCCATTAGCATCAGTTTTGGCTTTTGCCTTTTTTCCTTTTGCTGGTTTTTCATCTTCTTCTTCATCGTCTTCTTCTTCATCGTCTTCTTCTTCTTCATCGTCTTCTTCTTCATCGTCTTCTTCTTCATCGTCTTCTTCTTCATCGTCTTCTTCTTCATCGTCTTCTTCTTCATCGTCTTCTTCTTCATCGTCTTCTTCTTCATCGTCTTCTTCTTCATCGTCTTCATCTTCTTCATCGTCTTCTTCTTCTTCATCGTCTTCTTCTT